GTACAAGAAGAACAAGTACTATTGATAGCTGTGTTTACTGCATTCCAGTTAGAAGCAGCTTGACCAGCATACATACCTGTTCCATATTGTGTAAACGGACTACAGTATAGTGGAGAGATACTAGGAACTGGAGCGCATAGGTCACTGTAAGCATATTTCAGCTGTCCAGTAATCTTATGGTCTAATTGTCTCTGTAAATCACCAGCAGCAACTAATAGTTGTTTCTCTGACTTGCAGCAGCAGTTGTCTGAATATCTTTCAGCATTAACCTTGTTAAGTTCGAACATTAGAGGTAGAGCAGCAGCAGTTGCAGCTTCCTTCTTCTCTAACTCAGAGATTCTGCTTCCTAATCTTTCGAATAGGTCAGCCTTCTCTTGTACGTCTTGCTCTCTCCTCTTGTAAAGTTCATCACATAGTCTCATGTTCTGAGCATTGTCACGAGTGATTATATCAACGTACATTCCACTCTTCTCTTGTAGGTCTTCTACTCTACCCTTCCAGATTTGGTTTGTTAGAATTTGTGTTTCGTTTCCAATTCTTTCGTTAGTAGCTAAGTTCCTACCATTGATGTAAGTGTATAGGTCAATATCATCTTGCATAGACTGTACTCTGTTGTTCCAAGCTAGATTCTGAGAAGCCTCTCCTTGAACCATAGCCATAGTCTTTGCCTGTTCAGCTTGCTGCATAGCACAACAGTTGTTGTTTCCTCCGAAGAGTCCACCTAATATACCGCCGTTACCACCACAGCCGCAGCCATTGTTACCTGTAAAAGCTCCAAGTGCTGTTCCAATAATACCTAGAGTCAGAGCTGCATTGGTTTTACCTTTCTTACCAAATTTGTCCTCTGCCTCTTGCATTGTTAAAAATTCTGCCATAATTTGTTGTGTGTGTTTTTATACCCAATCTGTTAAGCGCGCTTCTTTAATTTTCATAGTGCAAAGTTAATGATTCTTAAAGGTCATACCAAAGAAATATTGTTAATCAATGTTAACTACAAAATAATTGTATTAAAATATTTAAAAATCATTTCTATGATATAACTAGCTCCTATAATTGGTTATAGCCATTCAGCAGGGACTAATCTAGCCTCTAATTGGTCAGCATTGGTAATGTTACTCTTCTTAACTCCAGTTAAGTATCCAGATACAATATTTAGTACAGGATAAGTAGCAGAATTAAACGGAGGTACAGCACCTTGCAACTTAGTACAATAATAGAACATACTACTGATGTCATTGATATTGTAACAAGTCTTCAGTAAATCTTCAGTAATTAAAAGTAGACCATAATCGCTGTCTTCCTCTTTATTAGCAGTTGATACTGAGAATAAGCTAGAAGCATTAGAAATCCTAGTATTGTTCTTAAATATGTTAACGAAGTCAATCTGAGGATATATCTCCTGAGTTCCCCCAGCATTGTATGCCCTCTTATCAAACTTACAGTTAGCCCATAATTCAGTAACAACCTTTAGATTAGGATTATTAGCAAATAGGTCACTGTTTACATCAACTCCAACCTCAATGATTGTTTGAGCAAACATTCCAGTAACATCTTCTAATCTAGTGTTATATTTAAATAAATCAGGTGGATATTTAATACCCCTAGTAAATGTATCGCCTTGTAGGTTAACGAAGGCACAGAACCTTGTAGTCCTAAATACTCCAAGCATCTTAGGAGTATCAACAAGTGATTCAAACAATTTACATGGTATTCTACCTATCATACCATCCCATTTACCCGTTTGTTCAATAGTCCAATCTCCAGAATCTGGTAAGAACTTCCTAACTTGCTCTGGATAGTTAAAGTCGACCATTGAATCTTCAAGTGTACAATCAGCATGGCAGTATCTATAGAAGTCAGTAGGAATCATATAGTTTTGATAACCTATCTCAGCACGACCATTACCAGCTTGACTGATTGCTGTCTTTTGCTGAGTATCATATTTGAAGTACTTCTCAGTAAGTCTAGATTTAACATCGGCTAAACCACTCTCTGAACTAGAAGCCCCTTCCCAACCATAACCATCCAAATACCAAACATCAAATGCCTGTTCTCCTGGATTATAGTCTGGACTACTAGAGTCTTCATTTCTATCATAGTTATATGACTTCTTCATGTTACTTACATCTAACTTATAAGTAACTCTATTTCCAGCATTCTTAACAATGTGGTCTTCCCATGTTGTCCATGTACTATTAAGGATTAACTCAGAACCTATATCCATAGTTCTAGTCTCATCATATCCAAGACACCAACAACCTTTAAATACACCAGCCATGTTAGTAATACTACGTCTGATTGATTTAGAACCATCACTATTATCTTCACTCATAAAGAATAGACGATACGGAATATATCCAAATACTCCACTATTCTCAAAGGCGAATGATACATCTTGTAGAGGACAGTTCTTGAATCCTTCTCCTACTAACTTTATCTTTAGATTGTAGCATCCACTAAACAACCTCTTGATGTTAGTTAGACTTACACAGTCATCAAACATTCCTGCTGGAGGGAATTGATAAACCTTACCATCATTATCTAAATCAATGCCACTAAAGAATCCTTCAATACTATTAAGTATTCTGCAGTTCTTGAATAGAGTTGTAGGAATACTTTGAGCACCAGCTTCATCAGAGCATTTCAATCCATTAAATATACCAATAGCTTGTCTTAGTGTTCCACTAATGCCTTGGAACATATTAGCCATCTCTGACATATTTACTAAGGCTTCTCCACCACTATATTGGAATGGATATTGTATAGAACTAAATGTTGGTATATACCATGTGGTACCTCTGTCAGTAATAGTCTGACTTATTCCACCAAATACATTAGGTCCAACCTTTCCTACTAATTTAACTCCTGCATATACGGAATCATTTAGAATTAGAGATTGTGCTACCTTATTAATTGTGTGGAATAGATATGTATTACCATTACTATCAGAATCTATAGTCATTCTAATCCAACTACATCCAGTAAATACTCCCTTTGGATAAGGGCTTACTAGATTTCTTAGATTTGTAAAGAATGTCTTAGAGCTTAATAAACCATCAGTAGGAACAGCTGCCCTTGTGTTTGCACAGCTCTTTAATTGCTGACAGTTTCTAAACATATAGTCAATCTTAACCAGAGGGCTATATTTACCGCCAACTGGGGCAAATACATTGTTATCTACCCATTCCAGACTTGTACTATCAAAGGCTGCTTCTGCATCAGTAAGTTTAGGCAAGAAGTCTAATACCCCCCATGTAGAATCCTTAGATGCACTGTAATCTGAAGTTCTAGAGAAGAATGGTCCAGTCAGACTAGTTCCACTAAATGCTTCTTTGATACTATTTACATTAGGACATACCCTGAATAAATCATACCAAATATCGCCAGTAATGTTTGAACAACCTTTAAACATACCTTCTAATGAAACAACATTCTCAGTTAATCTCACCATTAGATATTTAAAGTCATTATAGGACATTCTCGCACATCCTTCAAATAAGAAGTACGCATCTGTTAGTTCATTGTCAAATGACACATTAGTAACATCTGCCCCCTCCAAGAATACATCTGTACCGTACTGAGTATAGATATTATCTGGATTTAGATAGAATTGACTACATCCTCTAAAGATTTCTCCGCCTTTAAGTGCAATATGTCCCTTTACTCTTTGTAATGACACACAGTCTCTAAATGCACCTCTTGGTATTTCTATCGGGTTAGTCTTATCATTCTTACATCTAACTTCAACTAATTGCTTACAGCTAATAGCTTCAATGCTCTCTAAGTCAGGGAATGCAGTTAGGTCTAAATACTCTGGTGTTTGGTCATTATATTTCAATGTAGATAAAGACGTATTAGAAATAACTAGCCTTCTTAAACTAGAGAAGTTAGGTTGACCATTAACATATAAAGAAGCAAGTGTAATATCAGAAGTCTTAGTATAACTTAAATCTAATGTCTCTAGATTCCAAGCACCTGTTAATTCAAGCTTTAATGATGGGTTGTCCTGTCCAGGGATACTAAATTCCTTCATGCCTGGGCAGTTATCAATAGTTACTTGTATTAATGGACTTACAGAGTTATTAACTGAAGAATAAGGAATCTGAATAGTCTCCATACTCCCACAGTTTCTAATAACCACAGTCTTTACATTCGGAGGAATGTTTAGAGTCCTTAAAGAACCGCAGTTATTTATTTCTATAGTTGTTAGCTTCAAGCAATCATCAATCAATAATGATTCTAGGAATGACTGATTCTCTAACTTAAGGTTAGTAATATCAGTTCCAGACATATTTAGAACCTTCAACACAGCTGATGTTGGGAATGTAATCTTAGTGATTGAAGAGTAAGAAACATCTAGTTCTTGAATCTTACGACAACCACTTAAATCCAATGTATACGCAGAAGCAGTAGAACCAATTAACTTAACCTTACTTAGATTTAGCTTCTTAATATTCTTCAAACCAATATCATTAGCTTCATTATATACGCCACCTTGGAAGAAGTATGCAGCATCGACATTGCTAAGTCCACTTAAGTCCAACTCTTGCAACATAGGTAGGTTAATATTATCCAAACCTGTCCAAGGATAACTCTTAAACTTAGTAAAGTCTGTTATATACTTGTTAGCATACATATATACTACAGTCTCACCAGTAGGCATAGGTAGTATTACTGATGTTGGTGTATCAGTAATCCAGAATGCACCAGTAGTTTTATCATGTGAGTAATGATAAAGTATTTGACTGCTTGCTGTAATATCAGTACTAAATCTTACCTCAGTAGCTGAACCAGTAGCTTTATTAGAAGCCCATAGACCAGTAATAGGAGATTCAATAGTAGTTGGTAATAGGTTAGTATTATCCTTATACCCATACACACCATCTAAGAACATTATTCTCTTTCTAAACCAATCCTTAACGTGCATTACACGATTACCATGTAAGAACTTCAGCTGACTAAAGTCTGTACTATCTTCATACTTACCAGTATTTGGGTCATATGTCTTAGATATAGCAAGATACTTAATCTTATAGTCATAGTTAAACATGATAGAACCTGTCTTCTCAGTATATGACTGATAGTAATCCTTGATGAATTTATCAGGGTCAGGGAATAGGTTAGTTCTTAGATTCACATACAATGATTCTAGGCTAGTTCTATTCTCCGTACTACCACTGTCTATACCAGCTAAGTTTTCAAGTACTTCCCATATTCTATTCCACCATGAAGCAAAGTATTGCTTATAGCTATCAGTAGATACATAGTTCTTCTCTTGAGTATACTGAGTAATACCAGTATCCTGTGAAGCAATATTGTACCATCTGTGTAAGTGTGCCCAATATTCTACAATATCTTGTCCAGCATTGTTAAGTCCGAATGCTGTATCCATATCATAGAAGCAACAATACCATACATCTGTACCCCAACTACGAATAGTTAAGTTCTTACACATAGAGTCTACACAACCAAATAGCAATGCAATCATAAAGTAAGCACAAGCATTATCCCAGTTTAGATGCTGGTCACAAGCACTAAAGTTATAATAAGCATTCTTATCCAAATCATAGAACTCTCCAGGAATAGGTTTAGTTGGAGTTTGTCCAGTGTCATCCATTGTATACTTCTGGATACGAGTAAGAGCCATATTAGCCATCTGAGTGTAGAACTTCTGCACTTGATTATATCCGATTGATTCATCCCTAGATGTGTACATTACATCACCCATGAACTGTACAATCTTCATATCATCTTGCTGGAATGCACCTTGAGCAGAAGAGTTCTGGTTTATTTCAACGGAGTATACTCCATTGCTAACACCAGTATTCCACTTACTAGCATCTTCTGTATAATCAGTTACTAATGTTGGTCCGTCTTGGTTTACCTTAGTATAATCAAGAAGTAGTTTTAATCCAAGATTAAAGAAAGCATATCTACCTAGATTGAAGTTATAGATACCACAGAATTTAGGTTGCTTAATAGTACCATCTGCATCGGGAGCATACCTAATGAATAGTAGCACTGGGAAACCTTCAGAAGTATGTTTAATTTTACCTCTAATAGCATTAGCCTTATCAGCATCACCTCCCCAAACATCATTACCTAATGACATAGGTGGTGTAGCACTAAATGGAGTGATAGATTGTCCAGAAGAGTTCTTAGCCCTACCATTAACAATCTGACCAATTACTACGTTATTAACGTGAGCAGAGTCTACTACGTCAGCTTTTAATGTAAATTCGTTCTCTGGCAGCCAATCATCAGTAGGTTGGAATAGCATCTTCTTACCAGTCTGGTCTACATCACCCATATAAATCTCAAAGTTCTTAGCATTATAAGATAGTGAAGATGTACCTTGTAGACCAATAGTAACACCATTGTTCTCTGATACACCACTTGGAGTTGTAATAACAACCTTACCCTTACTATCTTGATAAGTAATTTTAACGGGGAATTTCTTGCCCATTACTTCTACCTTATCAGATGCAGAGAATATTGCAGTTGAATATGGTTCAAATAGTGTAGGGCTGTTAGATGTTTCCTCTACTAACACAATAGGATAAGGTGTGTTAATTTCCATTTGCTCTACTAACTTAGAGTATAATAACTCACCTGTTAGGAAACCACCCTTACCTCCATCCAGAGTCTTATCCCATATTAAACAGTTACCTGCACTATCAAATAGATTCTTAGTTCTTAACTCAGCATCTAAAGATGCATCTATTTGTCCTCTTACAAGTCTAGCTTGTTCAGTTGCAGATATGTAATTCTGTACAATAGCATACTCACTCTGTGATGACGTGTAAATCTTAATGTCATAAATATTAACATCAGAGAATCTACTTCTAACTCCGTTGTCGTTTCTACATCCGAAATAGAAATCAGTACCAAACATCCAGTCAATATCTGACTGTAGTACTCTACTTACAGCAGATAATACACCGTTGACATAGATTTTAAAGTACCAAGCATTACCTGATAGTAATGATACGTCTAAGTCTACAGTAAGTAACTCATTCTGCGGAAGTTTAACTGTAAGTGTATCAGCAGAACCAATCTTACATACAGCCTTCTCTAGTGTTACTTCATAACCAGTTTTTAATTCACCATCCTCATACTGACCTATACCGCATACTACTTCTTCTGGATAAGAAGAGGCGTCTGCCTTATAAGTGCATGAGATATGGAATCCCATAGGTTGGAAGAATGATACACCAGCACCAATATCAACAGCAGGGAACATTTGGTCAGCTACTTCAAGATAACCATAAGCTTCACCACTTAATCTTGTTGCAGGTATCTGGTTCACTCCATCAATGTCTTGTATGAAACCACTAGTCTTACCATTCACACCTTTTAGAGTAAAGTTTACTCCATCTGGGAACTTAGATGCAAATGCACCTTCATATATAAACTCACCACTATTCTTGATAGGATAGTTCCATGTACCAGTTGCAGTATTTGGAAAACCAGTAATCTTACTAAAGTAAGCAAGTAACGTGTGCATGTCATTATTTGCATATAGCTCTGTACTTACACTTTCTACTATTCGACAAGTAACTGTCTTAGTATATTGAGCAGAAGTATCACCAGGGTCATTTACTGCATATCCAAATAGAGTGATTCTTAAATACTCATTAGCTTTATTAACAGCTAGGTTTACAGTACTATATACGAACCTATTAGTCTCGCTCTTATTGATATTCTTAATTGTACCAGTGTCAAGTAACTCTACCTCTCCACTGTCATTCATTAGATGAATCTTGTAATCCATATTGAATGAACTATACTTACTAAGACCGTAACTGAAGTAGTAGCTAAATCCTAACTGTGAACCTTGACCATACTTAGTTAAATCATCAATAGTCTCTCCAGGATTTGAAGAAGGGGTAAATTCTGTAATATCCTCAGTCACAATAACCAGATTATTACTATCAGCTACCGTAACATCAAACTTAATTTGTTCAGATGATAATATTTCACCATTAAGAGTAGTACTAGCCTGCGCTATGAAGTAGAATCTTTGACCTGCTTTGGGATTAAAATGTTCGCTTTCAAATAACAGTTTACGAGCATCGTAGCTTAAAGCTCTAATAGCAGTAGTAATGTTACCCACTCTAGCTACTTCAATACCATTAATAGTCATCCAGAACTCTGCTGGACTTTGTAAGATATTATTAGTTACAGTATAGTTAAGAGGTACTTCTGCAACACCACCCATATACATAGTCTTAGGTGGTATAGACTGAATCTCTAAGGAGATAGCTCCAGCTACAATTTTTACATATGTAGGAGTTGCATAAGTATTATCATTATCATAGGCAGATAATTCCACATCAGTAGTTCCTGATAATCCTGTAATAGTAATATCAGTTCTAGCCATAGAATACTTCTTCCATGTTCCCAGTGTCTTATTAGTAGCTAAATCTTTAGCAATTACAGTAAATGACTTTTTAACACCACCACTCTTAATTAATATATTAAGTGTAACAGTATTAGTAGCAGTATAGACAGTAGTTCCCTCTGCAATATCAATGGTATATTCAGAGCCATCACCACCGCCTCCGCCTCCACCACCCCCGATTGCACCATTAAGATACACCCAGGCTAGGTTTTGTTCTAACTTAGTCATTCTATTATCTAGCTTTGTAAAGCCATTGTCAATAGAAACTGATTCCCCAGCTTCATTTAAGAAGCCAGGGTTTGTCAGTTCCAATTCTGAAGCATTAGAAGCACCGTCGATTACCCATCTTCCAGTAACTTCATCATAATGTTTTATTTTCATTGTAATGTCTTTTCAATTACTATATTGTTGCTTGGATTAGTAGAACCATTTCCTCCAACCTTCTTCAAGTCAGTATAAGCAATAGGAACATTATACTTATAAGCCCAAACCTTAGTATTATCCTTTAGTTGTAACTTATATGATTTGCCTAATATCCTATCTCTCGCAGCAGTAGTCATTGAAGGGTTCTCTACCTCATCACCATTTCCTATATTCCATATAATGTAATTAGGATATTGTTGAGCACTATTAACTTTTACTGTGGCAGTATTAGTAGTGTTGTTCTCAATCTGACTAGCTACTGGGTAGTATTCTAATAACCAAGGAATGTTCTTAGCAGGTAACTCCTTATTAGAAGTAAGTTTATAACCAGTTGCTTGACACATTACATATCTTACATAATTCTGACTTGCATCAGTAGAGATTTGAACACACTGTCTTTCTCTGTCTGGTAGAGAAGTATACCATGTAGGAGTTAATGAAGGGTCATAAACGATAGGTTCCATTGTCCTACTAGGGTTCTCTCTAATATATCTAGAATTAGCATAAGTATGTTTATGTCCGCAAAGACATAGCTTAAATGCATTATCTTGTAACCATTGGCTGAACCAGTAATTACCAACTGTATTTAAGTGGCTACCACCTCTTTTAATATCTAAGTTCTTGTCATAAGTTCCACTCTCATTCTTCTTTAGGTAACTCATAATCAAGTCAGCTGTGATAATAGTGAATGGTGCTTCATGGCAGAATGCAACTTTCCACTTAATCTTAGCATCAGCTGCGTGTTGTGCTAAATCAGCAGTTGCCCAATCCTTTAAGTCATTATATACGTTCACACCAGTTATATCCCCAAACACGTCTGTCCTTGCTAATTCAGTGATTTCGGAGTTCATAGAGAGGAAATAGGTATTGCCATATACAAAGCTATAGCAACAAGGTATGTACACTCCAGCAGACGAAATGGGTACTGTATAAGGGTGTTCAAATGTAAAGAAGAACTCTACATTTACGGGGTTGGTTTTACTAATATCCTCACCATCACCTAACACATATACATCTACAGGAGTTAGGTCATTGTTTCCAACAGTAAACATCTGTTCAGTGTCTTTATAAATTGCCTCTCCACCTTTATAATAGTCAATCCACTCATTAAATCTATTACCATTCTGGGTCTGGTCTCCAGTATTCATACAGAAGTGATATGGGTTCTCAGTTTTATCTGCATCAATATACTCAGCACAGATTCTCCACATCTCATATTCCTCTGCATTAAAGCCTTGTTGGTCACTTACTTGTAGGAAGTTGAATCCATCTGTAATACACTTATCCCTATTTCTAAGTGTAAATGACCTTTCCTCAGTCCAAGCTCCTTCTCTACCCACCTTGTAGTAATACTTCTGAGTATCAGCAGGCTCATCGAAGTCTTTAATAAACTTATGAACTGTGAATGGAGTTCCATCTGTAGTTATACTTCTAATCCTATTGTAAATTTTATTAGTCCAATTTTTATGGTTGGCAGGTCTATTAGGATTTTGGCTAATACCTTCTGTATTGAAGTCTTCCTTCTTAAAAGACTCAAACTTATTCTCCTCAGTATAGTCTTCCCCATCTTTTCTAATCCAGATATACTCGTTATAATATCCAACGGATACCCAGTTAAAGCATCTAGTCTTATGAGCATCATGTCCTAACGTGCAAGTAACAATATTAGGAGCACCCTCAACTAGTAGATGTTTATTGAAGAATATATTCTTATTTTGTGAAGAGTTCTTAGGAGTATACTCTTGAATATCAATAGCTGGATTAATATTATCCATATTAATATAAGTCCAATCCTTAACATTACTCCTAGCACTTAAAGCTTTAGTAGCTTGCTTAACTGGGTCCATATTATAGTAACGCATTAGTAACACATTACTTCCCTTAGTAGCGATAGGAGATGCTTCACATGGCATTGACTTATCATTATAGCTACCTATTCCAACTAAATCTACATACCATTTTATCACTCCATTTGTAGTCCAAGGTGCAGTACTATTCATAACAGTACCTTCGAAGTAGTCAGTAGTTTCCTCACTACTAATATAGAATGCACAATCGTAGCTAAACTTGATACAATTATCATTCTTTGACCAGATACTATGGGATTGTACTCCAGCACCTTCATCCCCAGCAATCTCAAGTCTTGTATTATTAAGAGTTGCATCTTTAGTCCAATACATATCAGGTTCACCAACCTTAATTAGTGTAGTATTGATGTTCTCTACCGAACATTGAGCACCTTTAATCAAGAATGTTCCTTGAGATTTAAGAGTACCAATTAGAGGTAATGTAACCCAATCTCCACTATTCCTTTCTGTATAATGTAAATATAGACCTTTAAGGTTTAAGTCCTTCTTACCTAGATTACACAATTCTACAAAGTTGTGAGATACTGGATTATAATCTTTATCTTCTGATGTTCCTCCACAATATACCATATTAACATATATCTTTGGAGAATCTTTAGAGCCAACTTCCTCTGGAATAATTGGGAAATATGGAGTTGTATAATAAATTCCAGTACCTTGAGTCTGAGCATTACCAGCTAAAGTATTCTTATCTAATCTATAATCATGTATATCTAACTTACCATCCTTAACCTGAATAAGGAATGTATTCTCTTTATTCGTCATGTCAGCAAACTCAATACCAATAATCTTGGTTTTAGCAGAGCTACCACTTCCAATGACTTCGGTTAATATTCCATCCATTGTTTCTGGGTCTGGTCCAGGTCCTGGGTCTTCTCCACCACCTGTACTACCTATTTTAATTAATTTATAAGTCTTAGGGTCTTTAATCCATAATGTCTGAGTATCATAACACCATAACAATTCCTTAGGCAAGAAGTCGTCTTTATTCTTTTGCATTTCAGCATATGTGCCACTTTTAATACATATATGCTTAGCATTAGGTAAATACTCTTCATACTCAGTTGGCTCAGGTGAATCAGCAAGAACTACATCCTTATTAGCTGCTTGTGTAGCATTATCCTCTTCTTCTGAAGTACCGTAGTTAGGCTCTTCATTAGGCATACCATCGTAAGCGTATCTCTGATTGTTTGTGAAATCACCCGAATCTATCTGACAGTTAAATGCAAACTCTAGCTTCTGTACCTTGTCTTGTAATACTGATATAACTTTTAATAAGTCTTGAATAACAGTACTACTTGTCATGTGTTCCTTATTCTCAGAAGTATCTATCCAAATACCTCCCTTATCTTCAGGTGGTGTATCCTGTATGTAAATTTTGGAGAAGGATTCCCAAACAAACCCATTAAAGTAACGTATCTCATTAATATCATTAACGAATACAATTTGTCCTTTAATTCTAAGGTCATCCCTATCAAGTAGTTCCTCTAAAGTGTCAACTACTACAATAGACATTCCTCCTCCGCCATCCCCTCCACCTCCTTGTACTTTCCATACATTCCACACCCCACTATAGAATTGGTACATATGGTTGTCGTCAGGTGAATTTTTAACGTAACATAGCATACCTTCCTTTAGCTTATTAGTACTAAGAAAGGCTTCCATATCACTCATATTGGTAACTTGGATGTAACCACCACGTAAATCATTAACATCTGCTAACGCAAAGTTAGCATTGTTCTTGGGTTTTAATTGACCAATTACCTCAATATATTCATTCATGCTGATAAAAATAAAGGGCTATGTATAACCTACACAGCCCTCGTTTATTATATTACGCTACGAATAAGCTATAAAGTACTTCTAAGAAATCAGCTGCATTCAACTTAGTTCCATTAATTTCAACATCGTTGCCTGCATTTACCTCAATAATCTGAGCAAATTCATCTTCACTCAATGTGGTATCAATTTGTACTTCCTCTTTTCCTCTCTTATCAACGTAAGCATTATACTCCTCATTGATTTGCTTATTCCAAGCCTCAACTTGAGCTTTATCTTCTTCTGTTTTGTCTTCTTTCATTATCAGTTCTTGATAACCCTTTGGAGTTAGTTCTTTGACAGCTTCTTGTAAGTCCTCTTCAAGTTGCTTTCTTATTTTACCTAACTCAATTCTCATACCCATTAACTTTACCTTTAAGTCTTTGCTAAGTTCCTTGTCTCCGTCTCTAAGCAGTACTTTAGTGATAAAGTTGTGCTTAATCATCATTTCATTTAGTGTCATAAAATTAAACTGTTAATTGTTGTTTTAAAGCTTCTACTGTTGCATCTAATAGGTTCATGCCCTTGTCTTCTAGAGAGGCTGGGTAGCTATGTACACTCTTATTAATCAAACCATCACCCTCATCGGCATAGCTAAATCCACCAGTGAATTGGTCTTCCAACGTATAGAACGTCCCAGAGAATGTAGTGATTTGATTATCTCCAACAATCTGAGCATCCCCCTCCAATTTAAGGTTTGCATCTTGATTCTTTACAGTATACATTACTCTTTTGTTAAGTAATTCCATAATTAAATTATTTTAAATTAGTTTTGTTCTAAAATCTCCTTTTAAGTTTTCAGGTGCTAAGTTAATCATATTTTGTTAATATTCAAAATGAATAGTCTTAAATATTTATAACTTACCATGATTGTGGCACGTAGACCATCTTAAACACGAATAGCGTTCTAGGTCTCCAGTCTTTAGATTGTCCGCTACCTGAGTAACCAGTTCTCCAATTACCTCCTTGTCCAGCGGAAGTTCTACCATCACTAGACCATGCTTCCGCTGCATTTGGTAAGAATACATCACGGTCATTGGCATTATCAGACCTACCATGACTAAACCAGTGAGCGTGCTTTGGCATTTCCAAACCACTGATAGTCTTGTCGTTAGAACCAGTGTTGCTACCAATCCTATATGACTCCTTCTCACCTCCACCAGCTGTGTACATACCATTATGATAATTACCTATAGCGCTATAAGCTAGAATAAAGTCAGATAGGTCTACTGTATAGCTTTGAGAACTAGAAGTTGCCTTATATGTCACACTTGATTTACCTCTACCATTTGAATTAAATATTTGGTTCTTAAATGTAGTATAGTCTGTACTAGTGCAGGTGTAGCTACCTACTGAATATACGTAGAAATCTACTACCTCTCCTGGAACTCTTCTTTTATTAAGTATTGAGCCTATGTTACCAGCATGGTAAATGGTGTATTGGCTACTACCATATGTTAGAGCAGTATTGTTGTAGCACAGATTAACTCCTCCTGGGGTATCTCTATATCCAAGATACAGTCTGCTTCCAGATGATGTAGCATTTATCTTATTAGTATTTCCTATAACTACTTGACCTACTTGTAAGTTACCAGTCATTGTATCGCCAGATTTAGCTACGTACTGAGAATGAGTGTGAGTTCCACCTAGGTCTGATAACGCTCTGTGTCCGCCTCCTCCTAGTAGAACGTAATTATCATTCGAGCCAGTTCTTGTAAATCTAGAACCAGTTACAGCTTTGAATATAGCGTTACCGTTTATACGTATTGACCAGATAGAGTCACCTAAGCTACTTTGGGAACATATGTCTTGTACCCCAACCCAACCTGAATTTGAGGGATGTCCTATGTATAAGCTACCATTGTGAGAGATACGAGCACCACTTGTCATCGTTCCACCAGTTAAAGGTAAGAACTTACCATCAGCCCATCCTGTAGTAGCTAGTTGTTTCCATGATTCCCAAGCTGTACCAGTACCGAATCTAACCCACACATTAGAATTATCAGTAAATCCAAGCTGAGCCGCCTTACCACCAGACCAGTCAGAAGTACTACCATACTTTCTAACAGTTAATAATCCAGTATATGTACCTCCATCAGTAAGTCCTGCTTTAGCATTAGCCTTAAAGTCAAGCCAAAGACCAGCTGGATGTTCTTGCGGAGTTGATGCTGTATCTCTACTGTCAATATGGTTTATAGTGTTATGAGAGTGCTCTGTTCTTAATCCAACTAAGTTTCTAGCATCCCATATCTTATAATCAGTTCCATTATACCTATGTTGTAAGTCTGTTGCACCACTTCTAATATAAGTAGTACCTGCTTGCATACCTAAGTATGTGTAAGTAGTTCCAGAGTACATTACAAGACCGTTACCATTAGTAGCCTGAATTTCAGTTACTTTTAGAGTTCCAGTCATTGTATCACCTGCTCTGTTTACAGCATTAGCAAATGCTCTAATGTTATCTCCATTAAATACATATGCTTTAGAACTATCACTGTTCTTGGCACCCCATATATGAGTTGGAGTTGCATTACCTGCCTCCCAATTCATAGTCAGACCAGATGCTATTGAATATCTCACATAGTTAGTAAGAACATTAGGGTCATTACCCCTAATTACATAAGTATCATCTAGATATGTACGGAAGTTAGCCTTATCAATTACTGGAGTCCATTCACTCACTGCACCTGCTACATTTCTTCTATGCCATAGTCCAGCTGTACCTGTAAAGTTCTGAGCTAATTCAGTGTAATAACCAGTTGAGTTATTATGTAGAATTTTAATTCTATTAGACCAAGAACCAGATATAGGACCTTTATTAGCATCCTGGAGTATTCCACCATAACTTCCGTAAGTAGCATCTAACAATCCAGATGGATTTAAATCAACTTTCAATGCTGGACCGCCAGGAGTAGTTGCTCCTGCATAATTATGTGTATGGTCTCCCGTAGAAACTACTTTACCATCACTATACAGTTTATTATCAATACCTATGTATACCTTAGAGTTAGTATAGGTCTGAGGGTTATCAGTCTGAGTTAGAGAACCTGTTAAGAATAACTTAGTAGCTAACTTATCAGTAGCTCCAGCTGTATTTCTTGTATCTAATGTAGATATAGTAACCTCATTATTGCTACCACTAAGTGTTACATTAGTGCCAGCTTTGAAGGTCTTATTTGGTGAAGTAGTTGGCTTATAAGTATCTATAATAGCATCCCCTTGTTTGAAGATTAAATTATAGAAGTCATAAGTTGTATCCTTACTAGTAATAGTTACCTTCTTATTAGTTGCATCAGGAGTTAAGGTTACATTAGTACCTTGAACTAAGGTAAATGAGTTGTTGGCTGCATTAGGGTCAAATGTAGTAACCTTAGTAACAGTACCTCCCACCTGCGTCTGTAAATCTAAATTATAGATAGCTTGATGTTCAGTCAATACTTTCTTTCCTAAGCTATACAAGCAGTTATCAGTTCCAACATATACATATTGGTTACTATAAGTCTGTGGAGAAGTAGTCTGTGATTCAGCACCAATAAGGAACAACTTCTTATCAATAAGGTTGGTAGCTCCCGCAGTATTTACTGTATCACTTCCTGGGTCAGCAGCAATAGTTACATTACCTTGACTATCTCCTGTAATGAATACATTATCACCTTGAATAATATTCAATAGTCTAGCAGCAGAACCATCAAATGAATGCATATCCTTTCCATTATATTGGAATCTCATAGCATTAACTACTTTCTCAGCAGCTACGGCAGTTGCATCAGCGGGTAGGTAATCCACATTACTAAATGCATTCTTACCTAAAGTCTTTAAAGCCCACTTATTAGCTACACCAGTAGATAAGATAGCTTGGTCAGCTGTTGTTCCACTACCAGTTAAAGTAGTATAAGATTGAACGTGTCCATCTAATGCTAATATCTTTGTTGTTCCTCCTATGGTTAAACTAACTTTGTTACTGTCTGCATTTGAGAAGAATCCTCCATATAGTTTACCATGAGTCCACACTTCACCAGTGTCTTGTATATAGACAATGGCTGACCAGTATATATCTCCACTGGTATCTGCTGCACTTGTAGGTAACTTCCATGTATTAAACACACTCTTACTAGCACAGTCAATGTATTTTGTTTTAATTAGCATATTGTGTAATCACAAAGTTAATAAAAAGGAGGAACTGAGTCCTCCTGAATTATCTTGAATATGTTATATTTCCACTTGAGTCTACAGATGCCCATCCAGTTACTAATTCTCCTTCTATCCACAAGAAATCACTTGAGAATATTAAGTCAGCATTCTCTCCAATACTTTGAGGTAATAGAGAACTAGGTGTATAAGCTAATACATCACGCCAGCTATTATCAGATATTGAAGTGAAGGTTAATGTATTGGTTGCATTATCCCAACTCAATCTCATGTTACCTGCTGCACCAAAAGTCAAATCTCCAGAATCTGTAGAATTACTAAGGATTTGGGATGCTGGTTGACCAGAGTTCTGATAGTTGATAGCACGCCATGTTTGAGATACTGGAGTAATCCACGATGGAGTACCACTATTATTAATAGTAAGTACTTGTCCCACATTACCATTAGTTAAACCTGTAATCAACTTACCAGTAGTACTATCAAATATAGCTACTTGTCCAACCACTGACCTTGAAGGTCCACTTACTACACCTGTGGTATTAGTTTGTACAAATGTCCACTTATTTCTTACTTGTGACCAAGTAGAAGAAGTAGCTGCAGGGGTACTCTCCTTACATATCAATAGGTCTCCAATTTCTACTGGTTCTCCATTAATATAACCAACACTATCAGTGTACGTACCTGTTCCAAATGTTACTACATAAGTATGTCCTACATCTGCTGAAGGTGTAAATTTACCTGGACTTGTTGTTCCAGCTTCAACTGCACCTTTATAAAGCATAGCATTATTAGAACCAAGAATACTATCTGCATAATCCTTAGCTGTTTGAATTGCATTCCAAACCATTAAAGGAGAAGCAGCAATAGCAGCAACTATATTAGTATCATTAATGTTCTCATTATCACTAGATGGGTCAGGTCTAGTATTTAGAATATCTTGAAGCTTCACATGACCATACAACTTAGTAGATGCACCACCATATTCAGGCTTTAAAGACAAGTGAATCTTTGGAGTAGCTTCACCTTGTACATCACCCTTTAGATTACCAATAATGTAGCCATCTAATACTGATAAGTCTCCATGATTTACACTAATTGGTCCGTTAGAGTTCATACCTCCAGCTATGGTCATCTTCTGTGTAGCATCATTAAATGTTAAACCGTTAGCCTTTCTTACCTGAGAAGTATCTGCCGTATTACTAGCCTCATTATAAGATAGTAACAGATTTCTCTCTCCCATTAAGTTTGATGGGGCTAATTGTTCTACATAATCTCTGATTTCTATATTATGATTCTCTGCTAATGTAATATGTCCAGTTGCATCTACTATTATATTAGGTATTACAAAGATACTTGCGTTACCTAGATTAGTAGACTGTCCATATGAACCTGGAACTACACCACTAGCTTTATGTAATAGCTTTCTATTAGCTGCATCCCACTCCAATGGTGGTTCAGTATCTACTCTATTAAGAGCATTACTACTAATAATAATTCTATTACCATCACCCTTTCTAACACTAATACTCTCTCCAGCAGTAGACATTAGGAAGAATGAATTACCAATCTGTACTTTTACTGAACCACTGACCTCTGATATTTCAATACTAGGATATCCAATACTAAAATATGTTCCACAAGTCCACATTTCCCTTGTATCTTCTATAAACACAATCGGATTTAATCCTTTAGGAATAGTGTCAATTAATGGTTCAAATACTTCCTTCCTCTTAATATAGGCGAACTTACTATCTATAACCATTATTCAATTATTTTAGTACTTAGTAAGTTGTCTAATCTTAAAGCTGTTTGTGCCAGCGTTTCAGTAGGAATCACATAGTTACCAGTTGCATTTACAAGTATGTCAGTACCATCTAAAACTGGATTGGTTTTAATGGGCTTCTTATTAACGGTCTTGTTCCCAATCTCGTCAATCTTATCTTGCATATTATCCAACATCTCCTGGATTTTGTCTAATATGTCAATGATTTCCTTATTATCAAGGAATACAACCCATTTCTCACCATCATATAACAGCATCTTACTGTTATCCTTAATCCAGATATGGTAAATAGTTGGAGGAGTCATATCACCCCTCCAGAAATTTACCTGCTTATTATTTACCATTGCATCTGCCATGTTATTCAAGTATTATAGAAGCATTAGTAGTAATATTGTTAACTATCTCTTCTAATGCTGTAAGTTTGTCCATTAGTATTTTTCCTTGAGCTGCTGATAAGGGGATGTCAGTTCTATTAGTTACTAGGTCATTTGCTACAACAGTAATAAATTCCTTAGTATAATTAAAGGTCTCAGTTTCTCCATCTACTAAATCAAATACCATCTTTAAATCCCTATTATAATCATAGTGGGCATAAATTTCAACATGGATAGTTCTAATACTATTTATGTCTGTAGTATCTGTTCCCACCTTATTGTAGGATGTTACAAAGTCATTATTTTGGTATTCAATAGTTACCATTTTAGCTAAGCATAACCTTTCTGCAAAATCAATAGCATTGTTAAAGTCTTCATAATATGAAGATGGATTAGTACTAGAATACATATCATAGCCAATATTTGCATTTAGCCTATTAATGTCTTGCTCAACACCAGAGAGCCTAAACTTTATATCAGAATCGTTATAATTCTGCAATCCATCAAGCTTTGTTTTATAGACATCAGTAAAGTCATTAGCACTTAGCCCCATCCCTGAGACCTTCTCAACATATATACTAACATCTGGAATCTCGGTCTTTAAAGCATAACCACTTAAATCAACTCCAGGTATAGCAGTAATTTGTTGCTGAACCCAAGTTTCAGTAGCTAAACCTTCAATACTTGGGATAACAGGTGTATTAATAAGGTCATTATAATCCTTAGAGAATAGTTCTGACTTGTCTGCCTTACTATTCAAAGTATTCTTCACACTACTTATCTCAGTGTTAATACCTCCTATGGTAGTATTCTGAGCTAATATAGCATCGCTTAGCTCTTTGAATGTATTGTAAGATGGGTCAGCACCTTCTAAGATTATGTTAAGCCTTCCATCAGTATATTCTTTAGCACTAAGTAAAGCATCGGCAGCCGCACCCGCAGACTCAGCACCAAGTTCTTCTAATGTATATGTAGGTTTAGTAGGTTGTTTAGCCCATGAAGGAACAGTAGGGTCTGTTTCTGTAAACTCCGTCAAGTAACCTTTATCCTCTAATTCCTGTTCAGTAACTAGGTTCTCTGGTAATGAATTTAAATAACCACTATCATTTTCTAATTGAGAAACTCTAGTAGGTATTTCAGTCTTATCAGCCTTACCACTAATATCTGGAATATCAGTTTTATTAGCTTTCTTCTCAACTTCTGAGCCTAAGTTTGTTATGAGTTGCCTAACAGCAGAATCATTATAGTTAGTCAGTCCAGCTAATTTAGCCTTTTCCTCTATACTAAAATTCTGCTCTGATAAACCCATACCAGCTTGTTTATCAACCTTGTTATTCCAATTATCAATGTCCTGCTGATTTATGTTCTTAGCAGCACTGGCAGCAAACTGAGGTTCTAATTCTTGGGTTAAGTAACCTTTAGCCTCTAACTCTTCATCAGTAACATACTCTTCTGGAACTTCTGATAAGTATTCAGAATCATTCTCCAACTGAGAAACTTTGGTAGGTATCTCACTCCTATCAGCTTTATTAGAAACGTCTGGAATCCTATCATCTACTTCCTTCTTAGTATAGTAGTTATTGAGTTGAATATCACCACCCTCAATAGCTGCAAGTTTATCGTCTACTTCCTCTTTAGTATATACAGTATGTTTGTCAGCTTTTGCAGCTAATAGCTCTCGTATAGTTGTTGTATCAATACTCTCTGGATTATATCCACTCTGGTCAAGTATTTCTACAGTTGTCTCTCCTAATCCAGGTTGGGCACTCTTAAATATATAATATAGGTTGCTAAATATTTCTTGAGTTCCAAGTAATTTAAAGCCGCCTATAATGCTACTAACTCCTAGAACTGTATTAGCTCCGTTAGGAATCATAACATATATGTACTCATTAGCCCCCGCATTTACTGTGTAAACATTATCAATAGTTCTGTCTAACTTAGTATAGTCTGGAGAAGTTCCAAAGTAATTTGGATATTTAATGTCAAATGTAACAACTCTTGTAGCACTAATATCCTCGTACTTATACTTTAGAGTAATTACCATAGATGTAGTCCTGTTAGTAAAAGTATACTCTCTTACATCAGGACTTAGTACAACATCATTGATAGACTGTTCTACAACATCCTTATAATATTCCCAAGTAACGGTTACATCCGTAGGTTCGTCTCCATAACACATATACTCTGGGTCTAGAGATATAGCCTTGACGTTATCATCAATAGATGCAGCTGCAATTTTAGCATTAACCCATTCAGTAGATGCAATTCTATTAGAATTATCTGTCATCAGGGGTAATGTAGTAGTTGGAGTTCCAGCAAAGTTAGGAGAGAATATGTCAGCTTTGTTTTTAAATCTAATTTCTATCTCGCAAGCCCATTGAGCGAGTTTAAGATTAATCTCATCAATAACCTTATTAATGTCGAAGGCTATTGAATCAGTTACAAAGGTATATAAATCTTTTTGATTAGACAAGTTACCTTTGATGTTTCCCCACTTTAGAGCATATTCATCTGCTATACCGAGGTTAATTCTGGCTATTGCTCTTTGGTATTCATCAGTTAATTCTGAGAATAAATTCTCCTTCTGAAATCCATCGTCTCCACCAGTACACCCATAATATTTAGAAGTATCACAATCATCCTTGATACAGATGTGTTCTACTCCTTCCTCTTCTATTTTTACCCCATCTATCTTCTCTATAGTAATAACACCATAGTCAGCACAGATTCCTTCAACTTCTTCTTTTTCTATAACTCCATCTATTATCTTGGTGTCTAGCTTTATATTGGAGATAGAATGTGGGTAATCAGGTAAAATGGGAGCCTCTTGTTCTTGTTCGTCAAGACGTATAAACTCTGCCATATTTTAGATTTGTATAATTTGATAGGCATATGTCATAGGGTCTAAGAAGGATATAATAGTTGCTTCATTAACCTTATGAATGGTTTTGGTAATTGTCATTGATAAACTAGTATCACCGATAGGAAATACTTTATTATATAATGAGCCTTCCATGTAACATACATTCTCATTAAACATATTATTAACTGAGTTCCACCTTAAAGTTGTATCATGGCAACCTCTAAGGAATGTATTACCTTTACAGTCAGCTTCCAATACATTGTCATATGTATCTCCCAAGAATATATTATTAGTACATCCTTGCTTTAGTTCATTGTGCTTAGTATTGTGTAATTCTGAACTATCAGTAATAACTCCTCCAGTTAAATCTGAGAATGTATAAAAGTCTCCATATGCCGCCCCAAGATTAAGATTAGTATTATCTAATTCTTCAGCCGTTCTTCTAAACTTTATATTCTTAAAGTCATAGTGTGCTGAGTTGTAATGATTGTCTCTAAGAAATGTTATTTTACCCTTAGTAGTAACACCATCTTCGAGAGTTTCTTTGGTAGGGTCATATTCAATAACCCAATCCTTCATTTTATCATTATCAATAACAACTCTTGGGTCTAACCTATTATTAGTAATAGCTGTTACAATTAGCTTCCAAATAGGTGAAGGGTTAGTGGAGCTATCAGTGCCCCACGTAACCTTCTGACCAGAACTATTAGTAACATTAGAAGAATAAATAGTTTGAAAGTCTGTAATAACATACCTTGCCCCTGTTACTAAACTCTTCTTACCTATATTGTCATTGAGTACTGCGTAGGTAACTTCTAAGGGTTTGGATTGTCCACCTTCTCCAGTATAATCAATGATACCTATATTCTTTCTTAACTGTTCCTGCTCTAAATCAGTTAAACCACCTAGTAAGTCTTTCTTCTTGAAATAATTATTCAAATCATGAATACAGGCATAACGTCTTGTATCCCTTTCTATTGCCATGTTAATTATTCATTAAGAATTCATATATTCCATCTATCTTATCAAAGTATTGACAAGTCTGAATGAAGGATATTTGGTGGAGAATCATATCATAGTTCTCCACATATCCTTTGTTTAACCTTTTGAGGAATTTGTCAAAGTCTTTGATTACTTTCAACTTTAGGTTAGTTATTGCATCCACAACCACCTCCTCCTATAGTATTCTTATCAACCATAACATCTTTACATATTCCTCCGCATTGAGTTATGTCTTCTAAGACTCTCTGAGCTTCATAATATTGACCTAACTCAATTAGATATTTGATAACATTAATAGCCATCCATATAATATCTCTATTATAGATTAGCATCTTAACATCGTCAGTTCTATTCTTACATCTTCCTGGTAAATCTCCTAGAAGGTTCTTACACAGTCTATAGAAACATTCATTAATATGACAAACACAGAATGTATTCTTATCACCTCTAATGATTGTAGTAGTCTTCTCAGTAATGGTGGCTGGAGGTAAGGCGTTTACCTCTAATATCTCTTCCACCGTTACTGCAATAGATTCTTCATCAACATACTTCATGAATGATTCAGACTGTGTATCATAGTAATATACAGAGTTATATGCAGTTAAAGCAGTAGAGTCTCGTTCCAGTACATACTTTAGCCACACATCTGTAGGTAGTATAATATGTGTAACTTCATATAGACCATCAATAGGCATCTCTAATTCAGATTCATCAATGCAGTCTATAACGTGTTCCACAATATCATACTTCTGTGTTACTTCGTCTCCAGAAGATTTAATGCTTGTTATAGCATTAAGAGTAATAGTTTGGCTGTAGGCATAATTACGAGTACTTACTGTAATTTCACTAGTCTCATTTAAGTACTCGTCATTATCCTTTTCCAATCCAGTAATCGTAATACCACAAGCACCTTTCTTGCATATTTTAAATACTGAATCCATAATTATACATTAAAGTCAGCTCTTACTTTAGTCTTTATATCTCCTACTAGTGCAAGATAGTCTAAATATTTCTGTCTATCTGTCTGGTTATCAGATAGTCCTAAAACAATACTATTAGAGCTGTTGATTAAATCAAACTCCTCATCTTGGTCTACATACTGCCTAATAATGGCTTTGATGCATTCTTTGTGGTCTGGTTGACCAAACAGATGAACTTGAATATACGTCCACCTTGTCTCTTGTGTCACCTCTTCAGTCTCAGGGTTAGTAACCTCTACTACTTTAGACTGAATATCGTAATTGTAGTAATATGTTCCATTACCTAATTTCTCTATCGTATTAGGTTGTACATTCATTTCTACTCTTTTTGGTTCTAACATAAGGTCTTATTTTAAAATTTACTGGGAATGAATATCTTGTTAGAGAGTAAAACAACTCTCTGCTTTTACTTTCAAAGTAATATGATTTATTGTTATATACAAAGTTAACTCTAAAACACTTACTATAGCTAACCATGTCTACAACATGAATATACTTGTTATAAAATCTAGAAATATTAGATTTCTTCCCATCCCAATTAGAGAATCTTAAACCAGTATCTCTTTGAATCTTTCTTAATAGATTCTTTGAATTACAGAATTTCAGCCAACCAAAATAAGATTGCATTCTCCTTCTTAGTTCTTGTCTGTCTATTTTACCAGTTTGGTATCTACTAACAAGTCTAAATAACCTAATTTTAATTGACTTTCTCAGTAATACATGGGTGTGATAGAACCTATAGCCAACGAAGTCTATACCTCTAACATCTACTGGGAATATTTGGTAATTTGATTTCAACCTTAAATTTAGAACCTCTTTTAAGTACATCTTTATTGCTATGAGTACTCTTCTCAAGAAGTCCTTATCACTGCTGAGAATTACAATATCATCAGCATACCTGAAGTAGAATTTACATTTTAATTCTTCCTTAACCCAATGGTCAAAGTAAGCTAAGTATAAGTTTGCAAAGAATTGAGAAAGATAGTTTCCAATAGGAACACCGTCCGCTGAATAAATGATTCCGATTAGCAGGATTAATAAATTTTTATCCTTAATCTTACGTTTGATTATATCACATAATATGTCATGGTCGATAGAAGGATAAAACTTCTTTACATCCATCTTTAAACAATAGAGTGTTTCATTTGGATGCTTTACCAAAGCTGCTTTTAAATCGTATGCTACATTATGAATACCTCTATCCTTAATACAAGAATAAGTTTGCTTGATGAATATCTTAGTCCAGATAGGTTCCATTACATTCATAATAGCATGATGTGTTATTCTATCTGGATAGTATGGTAATCTAAATATCAACCTTCTTTGGGTTCATATATTTTAAATGTACTATACTCAGAAGTTTCATAAACTAAATCTCTTAGCTGTTCTGAAAGTCTTCTATTCTCTTCCTCTCTGTTCTTATCATGTTTGAGGATTCCCCATCTTACTGATTTATGCTTTCTAGCTTTATCATCTGCTTTCTCAATATTCTCTATATCATATACCTGTTCATGTAAATAGCCTATACGCTTCAAGTCTTATATATTTATTGTGGAAGCTTTCGAGAATTAACCTACTAACACCCTGTTATTAAATACTACGTTGTCTTTTGCCAAGAGGCAAGGGTGCTGTTTAGACTGTAAAATAAAACAAATTACCTAAAGAAATATATAATAAGCCTACATTAGTATTAGCATTGCTGACTCCATTATTAGAATTGAAGTAGCTAAGACTAGCATTACTACCATTATTAGCGTTGCTGCTAACGATGAGTGTTTTGTAATAATTTTCTTGTCCAGCACCAACAGAATATAGGTAAACAGCACCCTTAATCTCGTATTGTTATCTTATATAATTATTAAACTACTTTATTTAGTGTCCTGAAGCCCACAGAAGCATGAGCAAGGCCGACCCCATTAGAAGAATCGAAGTAGCCAAGACCAGCATAACCACCAAAAGTAGCGCGGCCGCTAACGAGGAGCGTTCTTAATGCTGTGCTTGATGCATTGCAATAGTGATAGTCACACATATATGTCGTAGCTGAACCACCTACAGCAGAAGGGATAATCTCACCCTTTTCTCCAAGGTCAAACGCCTTTATGTAACCATCAGATGCTACCTCTGTTCCTGCAACAGTCATCTTGCCCTTAGCAGTGTTATCATCACCAAATGCTGATGTGTCAGTTGTAGTGTATACACTACTTGGTTGATTAGCTTCTGTTCTTTCAAGGATAATACCATCTAAGTTAGTCCAGATGTCTCCGAATGGATTATCAAATCCTCTCCATCTTGGAACTTTAAATGTCTTAGTAGCTACTGTTACAGTTTCACTTACTACAGTCTCAGGAATTACTAAATCCTTAACACCAGTAAAGTTACCAAACTCATTGCAATATCCACATGGAGTTAAAGGATAATAACCATTGTATGTATTCCAATCTCCGTTCCATGTAGTAACACCATCTCCTAGACCACCTTGATGATAACCTTCAGCAGTTAGTTCTGCATTATATGCAGCTTGAGAATTAAATGTTGCATACTCAATAACCCAAGCCCAGTAGAATATCCACTTGTAATACTCATAGCATAACATTTCAGAACCAGCATTAGTAGCATAAGTTCTCATGTTAGCTCTTGAGATATTAGTTCTTGGTTTACCTAAATCACTTCTGAATGCATCTGTATCTAGGTATGTATCATTAGCAGTTCTATTACCTCCACCTCTGAATTGGGCAGTAGTATTAACTACAGAGACTACTTTTGGAGTTGCAGAAGTTGTAGTGTCAACTGTACTTCTATAAGCATCAATTAACATTTCAGGAATCTCTATCCAAGTATCATCCATCTTAATGGTAGATATTCTCACCCATTTCTTATTAGAGTCTTGTACATTAGTTCCAGATTTACCATAGAACTTAGGTGTGTGTACTCTTACTGTACCATCAGTTCCATCAAGTACTGAAGCCTCACCTGTAATCTTCTTACTCCAATCATTTGGGTCTAGATAATAGTTAACCACACCATTGTTAGCTACACAGCCCTTGTATTGTGATTGTATAGGTAGTGACTTGTGAAGAAGAGGATTACCAATTCTAGTTAATGCAGGGTCAGCTACAGTAGTATCCCACTCTACACCATAAGAATAAATATCTTCTAGACCTGTGTAATCAATAGTTCCACCTCCGCCACCTTGATTGTCTTGCCACTCTGCTGTGCCATCTCCAGTGTTTACCAGAATTTGTCCTGGTGTACCTCCTGCTGGAATGTGTTTATTACCAGCTGTGGTAGGGTGTGTATAGTTATTAGCATTGTCTGCTATCCCACTCAGCTTAGTTTTCTCAGCTGTTGTATAATCTTCTGTAGATAATTGTTTACCTTCAACCTTATCTACCTTGTTAGCTATCTTTGCTACTTCTTGCTTCTCAGCTGTTGTGTAGTCGTTAGTGGATAACTGCTTACCGTCTACCTTATCAACTTTTAGAGCAATAGCAGCTGTGCTTCTTGCCTCAGAATCCTTAATAGCTTTATCTACCTGTGTCTTGTTGTAGTAACCTGTAAGGTCTACTTCTACGTGTTTATTACCTAAGAACTCCCAACCAGTTTTCTCAGTAGTAACCATCCATATATACTCATCGTATACATCATTAGCTCTAGAGCTTTCATTAGGAACCATGTAAATGGTATTGGGATTACCTTTAGCTGGTAGTTCTGTAACAACAAGAACCTTACCTCCTGCATCAGCTATTGCATCAGTTACCCATTGTTCTGTAGCTAAACCTTCAATTACTTTATTAACAGTAGTTGACTTATTAGCCCCATTCTGAACAATAGGAATTAACTCATCACCAGCTAGTGTTGTAGCAGGGGTCATTTGAGAGATTTTAATGTCAGTTGCTGCCATTATTCAAATAAAATTAAATCACCATTTTCTGTAACCATAAATTTACCATCTTCTAATATAATGTTTGCCAAATCTCTAAAGATTAGACCTCCATCTTCTGTAAGTATATTAACGCCAATTTCAGCAAGAATATTTCTAGTAACATCAGTGAGATATATATCTCCATTCTCTAGTTTCCATTTATCCACTATATAGGATTCATGTCCTTGTCGTTTAACTATTAATGGATAACTACTATTCTCAAATCCTTTTAATATTACTTGTCCATTGGCATCAGTTATATACTCTTTACCCTTAAAGATGACTATAGCACCTACTAAGGGTAATCCAGTACCTCTGTCTATAATTCTAACTACAACTGAGATAACCTTTAAATTAGCCCTCCCAATATGGTTACCAATGCCAATATAAATTCCCATGTTAGTTACCTACTTGTAATGTACTTTCAGGTACAGCTTTAATCCCTATAACTAATTCAGGATTCCATCCTGGATAGAATACAGTAGATACATACTGACCTTCCGAATCTTTTAATAACACCTCTACAGTTACATTATCATCAGTAATGTTCTTAACAAGAACAGCATTACTTCCATAAGGTAACTCAAAGTCACCTGCAGGCAGTAGATATAGTCTACTTACTTGCAGGGAGGTTGGTCTTTCATTTTGATTGAGATTTATCATTCTTATGCGTTTTTAACTTCGTTATTCATTTGATTACCATCAAACAGTTGAGCATACTCAATATCCGTTCTCTTAGTATCATTCTCAGCATCACTCTGTGACTTGTCTCTTTGAGTCCTAGCATTGTACCAGTTAATATCAGCTTCGTTTTGAACCTTCTGTCTTTCAATTTCCAACTTAGCCTCATTAAGACTTTCAATCTTGCCTTGAGCCTGTTGAAGTTGTTGTTGAAGTTGCTGATTCTGTTGTTGTAATTGTTCAAGCTGCTGTTGTAATTGCCCCATCTCATTCATCTCCTTTTTCTTCTTAGAAAAGGCTTTAGTAACCTTTACTTTAAGTTCAGTAAGACTTCTAGCTGTCAGAGCATCTACAATCATATCGGGGTCTAATTGACCACTCTTAATAAGCTCTATAATTACTTGTTGTATGTTTTGCATCTCCTTCATAATCTGAGTACTTGGTACAATATGTACATCATAATCAGTATGAGTAAAATGCTCTGGTAATGCTGTAAATACCTTCTGCAACTTATCACCAAGAATTAGAGTTCCAGTTAATCCCTTCTTCCATACTATCTTAGCCATGTCAATACAATCTCTAAGTATATCTATTGACAACGTATCCATAGTCTGATAGAAAGGTTTAGTAATAGTATAGGAGTTTCTAGCTCCAGCTTCTACATTACTAACTGCATCTTTCTGTTGAATACCATTTAACCTTTCCCTAAATACACCAGTAATAGATGATGTTTGGTCTTCCACTCTTTGTAAGGCTAGGTCAAATGCCTGTATGGTTTGAACCTTAATAGTATCAGTAAATCCAGCAAATGAGGTATTGTTATTAAATGCCCTACCTTCCTGACTTGTATCTACTAAAGCAACTCCAGTCTTTTTAAAGGCTATCCACTTTTGTATTCTCTCAGTAAGGTCATCACCTAATATAGTAGGAAGCATTGATAAGTCTAACCAGTCACCATCTGTGCCACTATTAGCAAGGATATTATCCCTAAAGTATGTAATTAAGTCATACTTATCTTGCAGGTGAGCACATTGTAGTACTAAGGATTGTGGAACATTGTCTCTATTAACAAGATATACACCATTAACAGATAATCCACATTTAGTTGGAGCATCCTTAGTCCTAATAACATTCTCTGATTTACCAGTAAGAACGTATATAGATTGTCCTATTCTTACCCCCTCATATCTATTCTGAACATATTCATCTCCTTCTTTGTCAATGTCAATCCATTCTATTTCATAAACAGGTAATAGTTTATAGTTAAATGACTCATAAGTATCAGCTGGGAATCCTGGAACAATACCTTTACCAGCATCTAATCCAGCCCCCTCGCCTTCCATAATAGGTCTGCATCCAACTTGATTCTCCATAGCTCTAATATACATATAAGAACTATCAGAGTAGTGTTCATACATATCCTCTAACTCAGCCCTACTTTCGTCACTCAAATCCTTACCATATTCAACTAGTATCTGCTGCTTGGTCATCCATTTCCTAATTACAACTCTGTAACTATCCTTTACATAAGGTGACTCTGGATTTCTATCAACAAATGTATTTAATGGATTGAGAACGTCAATACTAATATTAGTACCACTTGCTGATGGTTTAACCTTGTAGAATGAACAGCCAGTAACAAGTAAGTCTAACAGTAATGCCTTTAGTTTATTAGCTAAGTCAGTATTTCTAGACTGAATTACATATTCAATAACATTCTGAGCTGCTATTTCATAGTCACTAATAAAGTTATTATTAATATCCTCAATCAGTTTCTCAATATCAGCCTCAACAGATGCATCACTAACATTACCCCCACCTATAAAGGACAGTATTTGGTTATTTAGATGCTTTTGTAAGAATGTATATACTTGCTGACTTATCTCTAATTCCTTCTGCCTAGTAATCTTAGAGATTGTTTCCTTGTCTTTACAAGATACTTTCGGAAGAATTGGAATATCTAAATACTCTCCAATTAAAGCATCAACGTGTTTCTTTATAAGAGGAGTGAACTCAATAGAAGTAGGATTACCTATTCCAAAGTTTTCTTCAAGATACCTAAATTGCTCGGCATCTCTCTTACCGTTATAATAGTTGTATGCCTTCTGTAATTTCCATTTGTTGAAGACTAACTCATTTACAGCTTTGTCAATCTTCTCTATCAAATAATCATCACTTCTTTTGTTTGCACCCATCTTCGTAATCATATAATTGTATAGCAGTGAAGTATTTAGTTCTAACTAAACTTCGCTCCTTTAATTCCTTCTCAATAAACTTTATAAATTCTTCAGCTGTACCATCGCACGCAATGGACAGTGGCTTTTCATCTTTATTGAGTCCAAGGTCCATTCTATATCCCACGTGCTCAGGTTCTTCTCCTGGAAATTTGTAAGTGGTTTCGTAAACCTTTAGGACTCCCTGATATTCTTTACAATATAGAGATTTAATTAAATCTCGGATTGCTTGTTCGATGTCCTGTGTCGTCATAGTATTGTGTTGGGAACAGATTAAACTTAGGTACTATAGACTGTTTATCGGGAATAACCCCTTTGTGTTTAATTCCATATTCATCAGTCCAGTAGCCAAATAGTCTTAACTTTCTCCCTCCGTTATCAGCCTCCTGTGGTGGAATACCACTTAACTCTTCATCTCCTAACTCAGCCATACCCATTGCAGCTACAATATCAAACTTTCTTTTATTCTCATAAGAATAAGTAATAAGTTCATTAATCATTGGTTCAAACCACATATTGTGGCAGTAATCATTGATATAGCAATCAATAAGGTCTAACTGATGTTGAATAACAGCTTCAGTTGCAGGAGCACCAAATTGTCTACTTCTACCTGCCTGTATATCGGACTGTGTAGCTCTAGGTCTTCTCATTAAGAATCTCTCCTCTTTCTTCTTAGTTCTAAACCAAGTAAGAATACTAATACGAGTAGATTCAAGACAAGCCTTACAGTTATAGTACTCAAGAATCTTGAGTGTTGTTCTATAAGCCTCTTCAAGATTATTAGGTCTGTCTTTGTAGATACAAACATACATTGGTTCTTGTAAACCAAAGCACCTTTTCTTTACTACTACACAGAAGTCTGATGGGTCTCTTGTATTATCTGATGTATCATTCATACCCATGTCAATACCGTCAATACCAGCCACATATAAGTTTCTGAAGTCTGAACCATTCTCACTCTTAATAGGATGTTCAATAATACAAACCTTACCCTTATCACTTGGTATAAACCTTACCCCATTCTTAGCTTCCTCAGAGTGTACATTATTTTGGAACGTATATTCCAACTGTCCCCATTTAGGTTTTAATTCTGGAGGAGTAACCTTATGTAATTTAATAGCAGCTAATTGTTCCGTTAATAATACAGTGTTGAACTGGTTATCACCTTCCAAAGCTAATGCTTCATCTGGAGTAAAACAATACTCAGCTGAATATAACATCAATCCTTTAGGGTCAGCAATCTTAGTAGCTCTCTTAGCCATATAAAATTCCTTACCCTTCTCTGGGTCAGTCCAACCTCTCTTATCAACATATCCTGGAGCAGTAACAATAGTATATGCAGGAATGAAATATGCTGTCTCAACGTATGTGCCTTCCTTGGTATAGTTATGTTTATAAGGAAGAACATCATATCCTTTAGGGTCATGGAATGCAGCAGCCACACCTTCTAATGCAGGACCACTATCACCACCTGTACCCCAAGCTAATTTAATACCGAATCTCTGTCCCTGAATATCAATAAGAGCATCACCCTGAATGAAAGCCTTCTTCCAATTGGGCCAAGAACCACTTTCCTCGTACATTAGAATATCAGTACGGTCACCTCTAATCTTATTAGGCTTATCAGCTGTAATTCCTTCAATCTCAGACATCCATCCAGATTCCACACCATCTACATTCTTACTAGAAGCCCTCTTCCATTTGGCTGTGTTGTGAACCTGCCTTAGTTTTCTCATACCATCCTCGGTATTATCATCTAGGTATGATAACTGCATCCAGCATTTACTAAGGGTGTCATCAACATAACCTTCTTGCTGTGCAGCCACTACTCCTCTAAAGTGTGGTCTAGTAATATAACCATTAATAAGAATAGCAGCAGCTATTTCAGAGAATCCAACACCACGAGCTTTCAATCCAATAGCGTTCTTTCTCAGTACCTTACATAGTTCAATGTAATGGAAGTACTCATACTGTTTAACAAAGAAATTGGGGAAGTCTACTGAACGACCACCACCAGCCTTAGTTGCAGATGATAGATTAGGTAACTGATAGTAATTAATAAAGAAATAATTATCACCAGTAATAGTATAACCATTTACGGTCATACCATTTCTACATCTATCATATTCTTGGTCCCAGAACTCTCCATAAGCCTTACCAAACATTGGTTCGTTACAATATTTACCAGTAGAGGCTTTAGTTCTTCTAGCTTCCATAAACCACTCAGGGTCAAAGTCTAGTCCTCTTGTTCCATCAATAGGTCTGTAACCAGTAAGCTCATAAGATAGATTAGAGTCAAAGTAGTCTATTGGGTCTCCAATTCGTACATCCCATTGAAACTCTGAGAGCTTCTCTTCTAGTACACCAGTAGGTTCCCCTACTTCTGTAACCTTTTCAACTAAGGCTTGGACAGTAGGGGATTCTGGTAATTTATTTTTAGGTTTCCTTCCACGTGCCATGTTACTTTAGTTTAGGTACATATCCTTCAACTGCACCAGCACGAAGACCTGTAGCAGCCTTCTGTTTCTTCTTAATACGAGCTTCTAAAGCATCTAATTCATCTAGTACTTTAGATATAGATGACATTTCCCCAATAACATCTTTAGCTTTAAATATAGGCTTACCAGTAATTGGGTCACGTTCCTGTAAATCAGAACCTTCATTGAAATAATCAATTAGTTCATCTACCTTATTCTGAGCTGCCCTTATTAATTTAATGTCTCTTGCTGATTCCTGTATCTCTCTATATTTTCTACACGCTGCCCTAAATAGAGGGTCATTAAATTCCTCCTCTGTAATGCCACTATCTTGTTTAGCTGCTTCATTACGTTCAGCTTCAGTAAATTGTGAATAGTGTGATTGCCAATCAATCATTAGGTACATATACGTGAACTCTCTAAAGGCTCTAGTTTTCTTAGTGCCCTTTGGGTCTTCTTTGGTGATATTTCTATCATTAGTCCATAACTCAGAGAACTCCTTAATAAGAAGAATCTCTGGTTCGTTTAGCCTTAATTCGTGATTTACATTATCATATAGAAATATTGTCATAACAATTATTGTTTAATTATACGTCTTTGGATTGAGCCTCCGAAGAAGTTTTTACCGATGCCCTTATTCTTTACTACATGAGCACCTTCTCCACCTCTACCATTCTCTTGGTCTTTGAGGTCAACTTTTACTTTTTCATTGTGTGGTAACTTCTTGTAGTCAGCGGGAGTCATTTTCTTGTAGGGAAGTTTCTTGTTACTAACATTATAAATTCCCTTACTTGTATGAACAGTATCAGCCTTATTAACTACAGCACCTTTTTGGTCTTTCTTAACTCTCTTCTTAGCCTTACCTCCACACTTATCTTTAAATATATCTACTACTTTAGCACCCTCAGCTTTCTTCTTGCACTTAACACAACCCCCAGCCATATACTTCTCAACCTCGTATCCTTCTGGGCATTCACCTCTAAGGGTTTGAACATAACTTAATTTGGCTCCTAACTTAGCCATTGAAATTTGATTACCTTCCATTGCTTTGTATTGTTTATAAAACTCTTTTAAATCACTTTCTGATAGCTGTGCTACTTTGTTCTCAAAGTCCGCTGCATCTTTAGGGTTTAGGACTTTAATAAGATAGGCAGTGAATGCTTTTTGCTCGTCATTCATCTGCCCACCCTGTTGAAACATACTTATCATACTTTAACTAAATCCTTAGGAGGTTGGTTTCCAAACTTAACATAGTAATAGTTACTGAAGTTTGGATTCTTGAGTCTCTTCTGAATAGTATTATATTTAACTCCAGTAGCTTCAGATGCTTCTTTTAATGAGTTATATATAACCCCATCTATGCTTATAATAGCATGATTTGATGGGGATTTCCTATGCTTAGCTGCTTCAGACAATTTAGCTTTATGTTCTTCAGTTAGAACTCTGCCTGATTGCCCTTCTCTAATATGCTTAGCATGTTCCTCAGATTTTTTAACTCCAGTAGTAGATTCACTTATCTTCTTCTTAGTTTCCTCGGTATGGTGATAACCTAGGTTACTTCCTGCGACAAGTAAGACATTGTACTCTGGCTTAAGATTATCAATCCAGAATTGTTCTCTCTTTAATAACTTGTCTTTTATATTATCATCAATATCTATAGTTTCTAAGATTTCGAAGTCAAATGCTTCTCTACCATACTTGTTATAAGCATTTTGTAAGTGTGCATTAATATGTTTATTATTAGCTAACCTACTGAAATGCTCCCTTCTTCTCTGGTCAAGGTGTATTGTACTACCAACATAACACTTACCATTAACATTATTACTTATTAAATATACACCAGCCTCCATAATTTATACTAATTATTTTTCCACTTTCAAAAGGTCCTTAGTATTGTAGATTGCTTCCTGTAGAACGCCTTCCGTAGAAAACCATCTACATCTAATACCTTTAAAATAATCTTCTGAAACATTAGGAACACCATGAGTTCTTATGTTCATAGTTTCCTTTTTAACCACAATCATTACAGGTTTGTTAGGTATATCTTGTTTAAGAGTTACCACCTCACCTGGCATAAAATAAACCTTCTCTTCCATTATTCAATATTCTTAAAACGTTCTGTTAATCCTTCATTGATTACAGCCTGAATTTGCTGTTCAGCTACAACCTCAAACCCTTGTCTGAAGAATGGAACTGGAACTCCACAAGCACGTCTGTAATAAATATCATCTCCTTCCTTAATGAACTTACATAGTGGACTCACTGCAATTACATTAGCCACAACTGATAGATTCTCCTCTTGGTCTTCCTCACCAGAATCTGGATTCTTAAACTTACCAGTATATTCTGGGATAATTAAGCCGCTACTAGTAACCTCAATCTTTTGATAAGGGTTCTTTGCGTATGGTTTAACCAGTACATAGTAGTTAATAGGCATAATCTCCATAGATTGCATCTTCTCAGTCACTTCTTGTGCTTTCTGTAATTCATCTTTAAGATTTTCATTCAAAGCTCTAGTATAAGCATCTACTGCTTTATTATGTGCTTCTACAGCAGCGTTCTTCTTCATGTCATCAAAACTTTCAGCCCCAGCAAATCCTACAGCTTTACCACCAAACATTAAATCCATTTGTCCATTACCTCTCATAATACATTCAAAATTTTTAATTTATTACCATTTTCCTACAGGACAGAACTCATTAGGTAGAGTTGTTTTAGCTCTTAACCTACATCCACATCCATTAATATAACCATCTTTCTTCTCTGTACTTATATCTCCATTATCGGGGTTGAGCCACAATTTACTGTTACATATCTCCCCCAATATTACACTCTTTTTATAGAGCTTACATTCCTTACATACACGGATGCGGGCTTCAGACATATTCTTGTTAAGCCCTAACATCTCGTTTGTATGCCCATTTAAAATAGCACTAAGACCCATAATTTATTCTATTTAGTTCATAAAGTTGCTAATATCTCAAACCTAGTTGTTTGAAAGATACTCATATAGGTATATTAGAATTCTATAGGTCTTCTGCTATTTTTTCTTGCCTCTAATATGGCTTCTTTCTTGTAGAACTTACACATTCTTTCTACATCATCTTTTAGGTAATCTAATTCATGTTCTGAAACATTACCTTGATGGTCATAATGTATAAGCATTAATTTCTTAATGACGAACTTGGGGTTCAACTTCTGAAGCATCCAAGCATAGGTTGATAACTGTAATGCGTAGTGCATTTTATTACAATCCATAATGTTGTTCATAGGATACTTCATCATTTGACATTTCTTAGTCCTCTTATCAAAGAATGATTTGTCGTCTAACTTCTTGTTAGTTTTATAGTCTATGATATAGATGTCATTACCATCCTTAATAAGTAAGTCAATCTGTCCTGCCAGTCTAAACTTGCCATCCTCAGACTTCCTATATATCATATACTCAGGGAACACTCCCTTCTCAATGTCAAGTAAATCCTGATTGTGTTGCATTAATGAATCATTGGTATTTACTTCAAACTTACCTCCAAGTCCAAACTTTTTAAGCTCGCACTGCCTTTTAGAAGTATAATTACTTTCTAATTCGGCGTGAATTTTAGAACCTCTTTCACAGGATTCAGCATTAGTTTTCTGCCACTCATCTAAGATGTCCTGCTGAGCCTTATTGTAATCGTTACGGGTAAATCCATACATATTACAGAAATATTCAACATCTATCTTATGGGTATTAAGTAACTGAGATTTCTCAGCCTTAAATTCCTCCGCTGATAACATCTTCTCTAATGCCTTATAGCCTGACCAGAATTCTTTGTCAAAGTCTTGGCAGAATTTGCCAATTAATGTTGTTACTGATACATATACTCCATTTTCATCCCAGTACATATGCTTCTCATCGTTGTAGCAAACGTTCTGGTTCTGCTTGTCCACTTTCATATAGCCTTTTAAATTTATCCTTTACTGAATTATAATCTAACCATGTTGTTAGAGGTTGTAGAGATGGTGATATTACAGATTGATAATATCCTAAGTAATACTGCTTCTTAATAGGATAAATAACTATTAGCATTCCTACAGGTCCTTCTACACCAGTTAGTGGGTAAAAGGCAGCTGACTTAGCATTACTACGTTGCAACAATTCTACTAAGTTTGGCAACCTTGAGCTGTACTCTGGGATACTATCCATTCTTAATGACTTGTTTGCATTTATTCTCTCAATCTCATCTCCATAGTTTATATATTCTAATTCCTTCCATATTCTTAAACAGCTCTTAGTATCCAGACCTCTCTTCTTCTCAGTTAGTGCTGTAAGGTATCTATAAGATAATCCATGAGTACTAACCAAGGTATTATGATAATTCAATAAAATAACATTAGAAGCATCCTTGTCCTGTGCTAATATTTTTTCAATGTATTCATTAATAGAAGGAGCAATTATCTTTGTATATTCCTCAGCTAGGTACTTTTCCTGCTGGACTTGTTCAGTATAATCTTGTAAAACGAGTTTCGTATGCCTTCTAAAACTAGTTTCCACAACTATCACTGATAAAATTATAATTATGATAGTCTTAACATTTGGACCTAAGTTATTAATCCAGGCATAAATTGCTTCTAGTCTACTTAACGACATTAATCTATTTCCTTTAATTGTTGAATGTTAGTCCGTCTAAAATTAAACTCTAATTCATTTTCATCAATCCATTATTTATAATTTACTATCTTTCATTTGATAATGTGCAAATTTAGCCTTAATTTTGTAAATAAAAAAATGAAACATAAACTTATTTAATTATGGAACTAAATCAGAGAGAATTGAAGGCAATGTATGTCTCTTTAAAAGAGATGTGCAGTAATGTAGATTGTGATAGTATTCCTATGTTTAGACAGGGAAGTAAGTTAATACCCAGATGTAAGAATGGAAGTGGTATCCATATTAAGAAGGAGAATAGAGGTAAGTTTACAGCATCAGCTAAGAAGGCAGGTCAAAGTGTACAAGAGCACGCTCGTTCTGTACTTAATAATCCTAATGCCACTCCATTACAGAAGAAGAGAGCTAATTTCGCTAGAAATGCAGCTAAGTGGCATCATTAATGATTAATTATGACAGAGAATGCTGAAACAGCTAAAATTAACAAGAGTTTATTAAAAGAGAGGAAGAAGGAATGTTGTATATGTGGGGAGACTACTTACTGCTGTTTAGAGTTACATCATATAAGGAATAAACTCTATACAATATCAAGAGCAGTTAAGAACCTTCCCACACCTCTTTTTATTAAGGAGATGAATAAGTGTATAGTAGTTTGTTCTAATTGTCATAAGAAACTACATAATAATATAATTAGATATGAGGATAATAAATAATGTAATGAAACTCCAATCTGGAGGAGAACCAAAGAGGGTAAGATACATATCCGCCCCTGGGCGTAATATCAATAGAGGAATTGGAGACCCAGATAGAGTTACTAGTGTAGGTGATGAAATAGCTAAGGCAAGAGAGTGGGAAGCTAATTGGTATAAAGGGAGGAAGGCTACTGGTAAATTTGAAGACCAGTTAGATGATACTACCTATAACTTTATGATTGATAGGATAACTAATTCTCCTATAACAGTTGTAGATGGTACTAGTTATAGAGGCAATGATGCTAATGGTACAACTACTGTTAAAGATGGAGAAGCTATCATTACAGCCAACGCAGACCCAACTTATGAAAGGCAGGCTGCATCATTTGGAAATACATTAGAGTCTGTATTAACTCATGAACTAGACCATGCTGCCACTATTAAGGATATGAATGTGTGGGGTCAAACTCAAGAAGAGTTCAATAAAAATTCCATAAAGTCAGCTACACCTAGCCTTATTAAGGTGAATGATATTATTGGAGGTGGTATATTTAAAGGAGGTAGTAATGATTACATAAATAATGCTGCTGAAGTTAAAGCCAGACTTAATAGTATGAGAAGGGATGCTAAGATGGACCCAGCTAGAACTGATTATAAATACAAGGATTATAAATACTGGCTTGATAAGTATGGACTAAATTATGGTAAAGAAAAATCTGAACTATTAATGAACACAGTGGCTCAAGTACAACCAACAAGTAGTGGTACATTATTTGCTCAAGAAGGCACTGTACTAAGGCAGGATAATACTAGAGTAGCCAAACCAGTTATTCCAGAACTTATTAAAGCTAAACCAAGACAAGACCAACTTATTGATTTAGGAGGAGAACCATCTACTGATACTAGAACTGCTGCTGAGAGAAATAGGGATTATTGGCATCCTTTTAAAGGTGCTAAAGAACGATTTAAAGCCTCAATGAGGAATGGAACTAATCCATTAGTAGGCTTAGAAAGAACAGTAATGCCAGCTGTGGCTGGTGCAGCATTAGTAACCACTCCAGCAACTGTAGTTGGAGGAATATTAGGAAGTGAGGCAGTTAATAATGCTACTGGAGGATTTGGGCAATGGTTAGAAGGTAAGGTAGGTATTCCAGCAGAAATTGGTGAGTATCTAAATCCAGGAGCAGTATATGGTGGAGGCAAAGGCTTAAATATTACTAAGAACAAATTAGCTACTAAGTTTATTAAGGGAGATGCTGACTTAGGTTGGAGTGCTCTTAATAAGGACCATTGGATATTTAATAAGGAAGCTCGCACACCTACTAATATGGCTATGGCATCTATAAATAGAGTAATGCCATTCTTATCTAACGTAGAGAAAACTCCTGCCAGGGTTGCAGCTTATAAAGTAGGAAGGAGAACTAAAGGCAATGCTTCTGTATCTCTAAAGGATATTAAGAATAATGATTCTACCTATACTGGTTCAGCAACACCAGAGGGTAATAATGGTGATAGAGACTTATTAGGACTATATTTATTCCAGAATGACCCATTAATAAGTAGAAGTCCTTGGTTCCAGAGAATAGCTAAATCATTTAAGCCAGCTAAAGGTCAAGGGTTTAATTATGATAAAAGATATAGTGAGTTATATCCTGGTATTGAAGGTAGAAGATACCAAATGCAATCTGTAGTTAAAAGTGGTCATCCATTAAGATTCAATAATGTAGATGAATTTAATAACTACTCTAATGGCATTGGTAAATTACAAGGTAAGGAAGGAGATATGGTTATAGAAATGCCAGATGGATTTCAAACCTTTAGGCAGCCTGGTACTAACTATGTTGGTCCAATTGACGATGTAGGAGGTCATGTTATTAAAATAGACTATAACAAGAAAGGTAAACTAACTCAAATATCTCAGGATATGTGGAAGTTTAATCCTAGAGACTATGCTAAAAGATGGTCAGGAGATAATGTTGCTGAAGGAGTTAGAGCTACTAAGCAAGCTGCATTAATGGATAAAGTAGGAACCCCTTTTATATTACAGCAAGAGAATCCTATTTATATAGGTAGTAGGAGAGTTTGGGATAGCATAAAAAGTATTCCTAAAAATCCATATATAAGAAGACAACCCTTAATGCAAGGTGCATTATTAACTATGAAGAAGGGTGGTAGCCTAGTATCAGATGGAAGGAGATTTAAATTCAAGGATTCTCCCCTAGTAAGAAACTCAAGAACTCTTAATAATAAGAGAGATATGAGGAAGAAGTTTATGAAGTCTGATAGACCTACATATTCTACTAATAGAGTTAGAAAGGGTCAGGATGGATTACAGTTTGTATCATATACCCCAGTGGAGACTCCTGACATACCTAAATTCGAGTCTTCGGATGTATTTAGCACATATAATATTCCTATTGTTAGAGATGAGTCAGTAGTTTCACAACCTAAGGTTGATGAGCCTAGAATAGATGAACCTATTATAGAATCAGCTATAAACACACCTATGAAGAGAGAACTATTTAATATCAAGCCATCTAAAGGTTTAGATGAGTTTAATAAGTGGTATGATGAAGTAGAAAAGGAAGACCCAGAAGCTAAGCATTATAGACAGTTCCTTACTAAAATGGCAGAGCAGGAATCTGGATTTAATAGCGCAATTCAAAATAGAGCTGGTGCTCCTGCTTACGGATATTTCCAATTCATGCAAGATGGTAAGAAATATAATAATATTACCGCTTATGCAGGTACAGATATAGAGACATTTAGAAATAATCCTAAACTACAAATTAAGGCTGCAATTAAATTAGCTAAGTCATTTGAGAGAGGATTTAATAAGAAAGATTTAGAGCTAGCTGCACAAAAAGGATATACTAAGTTTGGATTGTTAGGTGGAGCATGGTTAGCAGGTAATGGTGGTGTTAGGAAATACTTACAAGGATTAGCTAACCCATCTGATAGACATTGGAGTAAATCTGGAAGTGGAACTGATGTAGCTAGTAGGATACAGATGTTTAATTTCTAATACTATGAGGTTTATAACTTTTATAAAGGGAATGTTCAGTTCACACTCTGGAATTAGTAGTAAAAGAGTGTGTGGTGTATTGGGATGGTTCGTAGCTATTGCTGTATTACTATACTGTACTGTACACGTTGTTCAAGCCCCATTAATGATAGATACATTCCTAGTCTGTTGTATGGCATTACTTGGCATTGATTCTATAACAGGAATCTGGAAGAAGTTTGATAATAAATCTAAGGATAAGAATGAATTATAATCAAGCTACTCTATATGCTGCTACTGGTAAGATACTAATGCTTCCAGGATGGCATGGATATTTCTATTGGAATTATGGTACTAAAGAGCTAAACTTTAGAGATGGTGATTACCATTTAGATAGTAAGCAACTAGAAGATAAGAATGTAAGAGATAGAAATGATTGGTATTATATTACATAACAGAAAAGGCGAGCCTAGCATTTAGCTAAGTTCGCCTTTTGTCATTTCTATCCACCTATATAAAGAATCGAGTACATAATTGAATCCATCTTTCGTGAATGTATTAAATAATGTTAATGAAGTTTCATATCTATTTGAAATCCTTCGCTCTCCTTCACAGGTAGACATATGTACAGTTATTGTTTCATCTATTATTGATATAGATAATCTACAATCCTTATATTTTCCTACATAAAGATAGTTGTCGTCTAACGGAAAACCAAACTCTTCGAATTTCGGTTTAATATGTTCGTCTATATAGGTATATGTATTATACCAGCAAGACCTACCCTCAGAGGGGTGAGGTCTGGAAAGAAGTAAACATATAGCGGCAGATGATACCATTACTCTATAGATTTAATTGTTACAGAAGGGTATCTAAGATAATCCCAATCTGGATGTATATAGGCATTTTCTTTTACAGCTCTATATATTAACTGGTAAAATTCTAAGGCTTCCTCAATAGAAGTATGTCCATCTAATATACTAAGTAATTCGTTCATGTGTAATATAATATTTGACCCCAGTAAATCCCATTAATAGAAATGCAACATAGAGCCTGCTTCATAAAATCCTCATTATCTTTAGCTGACAATGGTGCAATTATATAATCTACGTGATTACCTCTCAACTTACTTGCAATCTTATCATCTAAATCGGATTCTTCAATTAGTAATAGAGTTTCTTGTTTATGACCTTTAAATGTTTTCATATCACTCTACTTCCTTAAAGTTTATTTTAAAACTCTTAGATGTATATCCAAGTGTACTATTATCCACATGAGAAGGAATGTCTACTTCCTTAGTCTTTATATAGAGTTGACAATGACAAGTACCTTCTTCCATTTCCCTAAACTCTTTACACATACACACTGTATCATCTGTCCTTACTAAGGAACAAGGACAGTATCTTTTACCATACTTCTCCTTATTCCTCTGTAAGCCAGCTAATACAGTTTCCTTTATTTCTTTGTCATCAGTTATCCTCACCATATACTTTAATTTCTAATGCCCGTCTTCTTTCTGTCTTTATTAATTCAGCCATCTGTTCATGGGCTTTTGATACATTCATATGTAATAATTCCTCTGCAACCTTTGGGTCGGTTGGAACTGTATAAGCAATCTGTACCATATATTCCCCTTCTTTAAGGACTATAAAGCACATTCTGTCTCTGTAATATATCATCCTCCAAAAGTATTTGACCATCTTTTGTTGGGAGCAATATCTTGGATACAACCTGGAATACGTTTGGTTTCATATTCTGTAATAGTCTTTGCGTCTAGGATATTACCAGCCTGCAATATCTTTTCTTTTAGCTCTTTGATGTATTTATCTCTAATAGTAACCATTCCACATAAAGAAGATATTGCTTCTTGTATTACATTTGCATCTCCATTAGATAGGTGTGATAATACTTCATCAACAGCCTCTACATCATATAATTCAATTTCGTTAATAGTCATTAGCCCTTCAATTTATTTTCTAGCTCAAGAATTTTAGCTTTTAACTTGTCATTCTCTTTAGCTAGTTCTATATTATCATTCTTAACTTGCTCAGCCTTCTTCATAAACTCTTCTAAGCCTTGCTCGAAGAGAGTTAAGCTCATTTTAATTTGCCTGATTTCTGGAATCATTTACTTTGTCCTCTAGTTCATTAATAATTCTATGTAAACAAGGGAGTTTAGTTGTGATAATGCTATTCATATAATCTTTAATATCATCTAGAGTCATTGCATCAAATTCATCCTTAGTAAGGTTTCGTGATTCAATAGTCTCTATAAATACATCAATAGCCTCTTTAATAGATTGCTTATCCCTTAGTAGCTGTTCATGGGTAAGGTGAACATTAGTAATCTTAGAGAACAATGCTGGATATTTAGTAAATATCTCCTCTAGTTCTTCATCACTAATGAGCTGTAATAGCTCTACTGCCTTATTATAGAGTACTTGTGCCTCTATAACATCATACTTATCAAGTATAGATTTTAATTGCATAGGTTCTTATAGATATTAGATAATACTAAACAATGCTCAATATTAGCACCATTTTCCATTCCACGTATAATCTTATCCAATACTGTTAATTTAGCTACTGTAACTTTACCCCAAAGAACTGATTCCTCTTTAGGCTCTGCACTACCACACTGGCATTTTGCATCAACTGATTCTGTTAGATTTTCTTTAACTTCTTTAGCCATAATTTAAAAATTTGTTATTAATACATTTATTCTTCCTTATTGTTTAATAATACAAAGATAGTATATTCCAAATAGACTACCTAATGATATATACTTAAATATATTTAATATAGGCGAACTCAGGTACTAGGCACTCCAAAAATACACCCCCTCCCCATTGAGGTGACCAGTCAATTAGAAATTTAATTTTATTGGCTGATAAATGTCAAATTCGCGATTCGCGAATTGCAAATTTTAGTGTAAACTGTGTGATAGTCGAAATCGGAAAATGGGAATAGGTAGAAAAGACGAGAGGGAGGGTAGTGTTCTACGAAACACCCCCTGGGGGTTTCGTTAGAAAAATCAAGCCTAAATTTATAACACTTACATAAAGTTAGCGACAAAGGCGTAGCTCCCTGTGCAGAGGGAAAACGGTTTGTCGTTAGGTGGAATTGACACAACCACTGAACAAACCATTAGCGGATGAAAAAGGCATCCAATGTGTCAAAACATTAAAGCCATGTTAGAAGGTTTTACAAGAATTAACAAAGACAATGAAGCAATGTTCAATCAGTTGGCAAATCAAAAAGCCAGTGTTCCGAATGATGACCTTTCACCATACCAAGAGGGTAGAAAGTTCAAACTTTCGGCGGAAGGATATTGCTTTGCAAGGTCTGAAAGTTCAAATCGTGTTAGTGTTGTTGCTTTGCTTATTGATGAGCAAGGCAATGAGCAAGAACTTTGGCTTTCTACCTTGTTAAAAAAGGCATTTGAACGCAAGGGCGGTGAAACGGTGGAAGTTGTCAATAACTCCACTATTTCAAAAGAATTAAGGGATAAACTAACCGCACAAACAACTAACAAAGAGTTGGGCGAAATGTTTGTTTCCTTAGCTAAGGGCAAAGAATTAGTTTGCCATAGACAAGTTTACGCACGTTCAATTCCAACTAAAACGGGCAGACCTTTTGAAGTTCCAGCCGCTTTAATTGGGTTTGAATTTGCAGAGTAAACAAACAGACCTAAGCAAGTCTTTAAACTGCTTACATTAAATTAGAATAATCATTAAAAAAGATATATCATTATGACTACATACGTTTTATATTGCGGAGTTCTTATTACATTTGAAGAATACAAAGAAATCATAGCAAATAACTAAGTTACTAACAATCAAAAATAAAAAAATATGAATACCTATATATTATATTGTGGCGTGTTAATCACTTTGGAAGAATACAAAGAGATTATTTCAAACAACTAATAATAACAAGGGCACTTGAAACATAGTGCCCACAAATTTAAACATATGACAAAAGAATACGTTAAAGAAAGATATGACCTATTATTTGAACTTTATGGGGTTCAGTCACGTGGTTGGTCAATGTTACATGAGCAATTTAATAGATACGTGTTTTGCCCAGATAACCGCAAATCATTAATAGCGGAATATTTAGTTTGGGAAGACTTTGTAGAAGACGCAAAGAAATTCAATGTTCCCTATTATATGGGGATTGATAGCTTTCTAAAAGAATACAAAAGCGCGGTTTATTCATGTTTAACCAATTTAAAAGAGGGAGAATAATCTCCCTCTATTATTATATAATAACAATATAGCCTAACTATAAAACTTATAATATAGCCTAAATGTATAACGCCTACAGTATTGTGCCGATACTGAGTTATTGTATTGGTATATACTTTTGGAAATAATCCAACCAAGAGTGTATTAACTTGAAATGGATTTATTATGGACTAAAAACAACCAGTCCAAGGTGAGAGGATAGTTCCTCTTTTAAAAATCCTTGGTTGTCCTGAAGCCCAAGGGACGTAATTAAAAGCGGGCAAGTTATAGTACAGCTCATCGTACTTATGAGATGGGATAGTAGGATTCATACTCCTATGAATTATGTGATAGAACGTATGCGTTAGGGGAACGTTACATATCCCAAAAGGTTTAGAGAGTGTACCTTAAACACTCTCTTCTATATCTGTCTGTCCCAAGAGGCGGTATAGGAACAATTAACTAGCTTGGGAATAGATTAACTTTTTTAAAAAATTTAAGTATTATGGCATTAAGTCAGAATGTTGCAACTGCACTCCAGAGAGTGAAGGTTGCTGGTGGTCAAGTAGGTAATGGTGTTAGCTTTGCAAACATCGAAGTACGTGTGAACGACGGCAGTAATATGTTTGCTGAAGGGGATGAATTTGAAATTCCTTCTGGTGAAGATTTGCAAGCTTGTAAGTTCATTCGTAAGTTCAATGGCAATCCTGCTCCTGGTATCTTTGTTGAGGTTGCTGGTCAGCCGAAAGAATTGTATCTCAGTTCATTCGTAAAGGCTGTTGTACCTTACAATGATGATAGCACAAGAGCAAAGGACGCTGCTGGAAACAATCTGCCTGCTGTGATTGCTACGGGTACAGCCGTTGACCTTTGGAAACAGTCGGCAGATGCTGAGTCAGCTTTGAACAGCATCGCGGGTAAGAAGTTGAAAATCTCCCAAATCCAATCAGTACAGACCATGCGACAGAGAGCTAATGGTACTAGAACATTGGGTAATCAATGGGTATTCAAAATCGACCTCGCATAACCGTAACCGTTAAAGGTGAATTAGTAGGTGACAGAATCCTCAGAGCAGGAACTGTCATCTACTCAGTTCTACCTAACCCAGATGTTCCTAAGTATGATACATGTTTCTTTCTGCTACAGAAAGTAGGATATGTATATGCTATCTTAAACTGTGTTGTATTGAGTCTGCACAACGAGAGCAACAGAGTAAGGAATGAGCATGGGGAGCACAAAGTCCTACCAAATTCCAAATTTTCCAAACATTCAAATGGGACTGGTTAAGGACTAAGTAAGAGAATACACTTTTCTAATGGTTTGTTGTGTTCTCTTACACTATTTAATCCCAAATTTAGGAAATTGTCTGACGAGTCTTTGAAAATTAAGACGAAACGCCTTTAACTAGGCGTCACAATAACTAAATTAACTAATCGTAATAACATGGATATACTCATTTATTTTCTTTTATTTTGTATATTCTTGGTAGGAGTACTTTCATGTGTATTTAAAGACTAAACATAAAGCATTACTTCTTATGAGAATAAACAAATTTGGACAAGTTACGAATAAGAGTAGTGACTTACTCCTTACTCCTCAGCAGGAGGAATTTATGAAATCCCTATTGGATAATGGTAAAGCAACATCGTTATCATTACGTTATGGTAGAGCAGTAGCTAATAAGGTTATTATACCATCAACAATACATGATATGACCTTTGATAGCATGGAAGAAGCATTTAAGTGTATGGACTCATTAGAATATGCAGCAGAGCATACTAATGACTTTGACAGCCAAGATGCTAATTTGATGCAAGCACTTCAATATTATTTTGGAAAATAACTTAAAACTTCACAAAATGACAACAAAAGAAACAAATGACCTTATGAGTCTTATTGCTGACACTGCATTTCGTATTGGTGCTGGCATTATAATTGACAAGGCATATATTGAATATCATTTGGACCAAGTTGAAGATAAAGATATAAGAGAGCATAGTAAAAATGTAATTAATTCTTTACTATCAGCCAAAGGTCTTTAACACTATACAGAACGCCTATCGCTGTAAAGGATAGGCAAGTTTAAACTAATCGCAAATCAATCTCATAATGAACACTTTACAATTACCTAGAGATATAGAAAAAGCACTTCAACTAAGTTGGGATGATATGCATCCTCTTACAGAGAAGTATAAATCCGAAATAGCGGAAAAGCTTTCTACTATTATGTGTATACCTAAGAAAAATGTCTCTTGTAGAAGCAAATCTATTTTGAGATACCTAAACAGTGTATATAACATAAAGCTGACACAAGGAGTGGGAATCAGAACTCTATTAATAAATAATTCTGTTCTTACCTCATTAAGAGTTACTTGCTATAATTATACATTAGCAGAGTTGTATCTTATAGACTTGGCTTGCAATTATATTCTATCTCAGCCCAACTTTCAACCTGGTAAGCAGGAGGAGATAAAGATTGCAGACATGACTATCGAAGACCATATAAAAAGACTCTTCAACTACAAACTGGGCAAAATAAACTCTACTATAGAAAGGAGATTAAAGAAGGAGTTTGGATTTACTTTAAATACCAAAACTTTCTCATTGCCAGAACTCGTAACTGTACAAGTTGAAGTGTATCGTGAAGGCGTATTAATATATACCAATGAGGATGACTTTGAAGCTAGAGATGGTAGAATCATACATAGTCTTGATGTAAAGAGAAGAATGAAGGCATTAAAGACTAATGGATGGCTATACTTATTATCTAAAATCCCAACTCCAGACCGTAACACTGCAAATATGAACACTCTCAAAGACAGCATATTTAGTCTGGAAAAGGAGCTGCAGTCGTTCCAAGAGAGTATAGTAGCCATTAAGGAATGTATTAACAGGAGGGATGAAATTCACACTGTTCCCTACAATGCTCAAATAGACTCCATAAGAGCCAAGTTCAATCAAATGGTCAAGGATTATAATAAATATATAAAAGAACAATAAACCTACGTAATGGGTGCTAGTTTAATAGCTAGCACTATTTTATCCATAATTAAGGCAGGTTCTCCGTGAGGAGAATAGGTGAAAGTACAAGTGCTTAGGTTGATTACTGTGAATCGAGTAACTGAAGACCTGTGCTCACTTGGTATAAGAAGAAGCGTTTAATAGTGTACATAAAAGCGTGGATACTCAGAGCACCAAGTATGGTTGTAGGTAAAAAACTCAATAACTTTCCAAGACATTGAGGACACCAGTTTCTTACGAATAAATACTCTGAAAAGCCTATATGGGTAGGACAGAGCCTCGAAAGTCTTAGACCAGAGAGATAGTAAGTTTTAGGTGTAAAATGCGTTGATAATCTCTACTGAAAGGATTATCTACTTGTGGACAAAGACTATAATGGGTACGCCCTGAGACTAATGCAGAGCATCTCTTATTCCAAACAGTATGTCCTTTGATACTGGAGAGATGTCTTATCGAGACGGTAAGGCAAAGTATCGTGAAGTTGTTTGCGCACTAGCAACTGAAGACAGTCACGTACGATTTAATGACAGAGGTTATTAAATGACTGTAGGCACAGGAAAGTCTTGTTTATTGTAAAATTCCAAATATTTTTATGGAGAATATAATTTCTCGATACCCCGTGAAGGGGTCGGCATCATGACTAAGCCTTTACGTGGCGATGCTATAAGTATATCTTATAACTAGATAGAAACTAATTAGTCATATTGTTTAATTTAATAACTAATCGACAATGAAAATTGAAAAGAACAAATTGGTGAATCGTGCTCAAGTATTAAACCCAGACATTCAGTTAGGTGTGATTGCCTATTCTGTTGCTGAAATGGCTTCTATCGTTGAACAAGCCGACAAAAAGCTTAATGCTGGTAAAATAACTGAGGAAGAACATAAGGCTGTAACGGATGATGCTATCGAATACATCAAGTCAGCCAAAGAAATGTGTGTAGAATCCAACTTGGATTGGAACGTGTGTATCCTGCTGTCTCGTATTAATCTCGATAAGTATGTGGAAAGCAAGATTGACTAAAGCCGTATTCCTGTTATTTGCAGGATATTTAGGCTTCCATTGCTATATGGCATCCTTTTGGTTGCCATTAGTATTGTGTGTATTACTTATGATTTTTATTATTTCACTTAAAAACAAAGATTTAGCATGAAAAAGATTGATGCAATTTTGAACAGAGAACAAGAAAAGTATCCTGCTCTTATCAACAAATTATCTATGATTCTTGAACCGTTTGCACTGCTGGCAACAGGTAATGCTCCTGTATACATAGGACGCATTGCTGAAGAAATGGCAGTCAAAGAGTGTAAAGAATGTGGTGCTTTCATATTCAGCATAGAAGGCAATGACTTGGCTCATGTAGACCTGAAGAAGATGGAAGCTTCTGTGTTCGGTGGTGAACATTTCTCTATATCCACTGAAGATGCTCAGTCCGTAAAGAATGTGCTGGAAGCATTGAAACATCGTGATGGCAGCGATAATGACATTGACCCTGTTAAGGACATTATCGATGGTATGCCCAAGGAACTCAAATCACTTCTCGGAGCTGCTATTGCAGTATCAAGACTCCGCAAGAGAGGTGATAACTAAAGAAGGTTTTTGAAGACAAATATCATTGGGCTAATTTGCTGTGAAGCACGTTAGTCCACACTCTTTTAAACATAATTGAGAATGAATATAAAAGAACAATTATTACAAGGCAAACCATTTTCAGGAAGAAATGGAGCTTTTACTGGTAGAGTTGAACCTCAATCAATAGATGGTGATACTCTGATAGTTATTTGTGATAAGGATGGAACTAGATGGCATGAAGGTTGGGAACTTCAACATACTATCTGGGGTTTTGAACGTGGTGATTATTATTTCCTATGAGTAAGTGTGATATATCTAAATGCCATGCGAGTTGTTGTTATAATGCTCCATTGCCTAAGAAATACATATTTGCATTAAAGAATAGGATTGTTAATCCAGTCAAAGAAATCATGGTTCTTGATGATGAGAATATGAAGAATGAGATAATGTGTTATCCCATTACTGATTATGACCCAGAAAAGAACAAATGCCCATTTCTAACAGAGAATTGCAGATGCAATATATATGACAGAAGACCACCAATATGTAAGAAGTTTGGTAATGGTACTGAACCATTATTAACTTGTACTTATTTGGTTCCAGAAGAACAGAGAGAATCTGTACTAGCTGGATATAAATCCGCTGTTAACAGGTTAACATCTCCAGCTGCATTAGAAATGGCAAAGAAATACAAATAACTATGCCTAAGGACTACGCACTAAGAAAATTACACTCTAAGGAGGAAAAGGTTATCTTCTGTGGGTGTGATGCTATAAGTGGCTTATTAATTCATTACCTACTTGATGAATTGTTTGGTAGAGGTGAGTATAAAATACTACATCGCTACGATTTACAATTACAGCAAGATTGGGAGTGGAATATTGATGAGCCGATTCCTGACAAAGATATTATTAAGGAATGGTTCTTTAAAGAGCCTGAGAGAATAATCACTACTTGTTGGGACTACGAGAGAACACTCAAAGCTGTGGAGGATGCACAGATTAATAATGTGCGAGTCTACGAGTTTTGTAAGTATAAACACATAACTGACTTGCCATTCTAATTATGGAAGAAGTGTACATACAAGTTCCTAGAAGAATCTATCTTGAAATGCTTGGAGAGATAAAAGACTTAAAGGGGAGTTAGAGAAAAAGGATACACTACTAAGTGAACCAGATTCCTATGACAAATTCCTAATTAGGAAGAGTAAATACATTAATGGTCTCGTTAATTATTCAGTTGGCTATATAAACAACCAACAGAAGTTAAAAGCGACTAAAGAGACCCTTGATGCCTTGAAGGTCAGTTATGATACTCTAAACGATTTATATAATCAGAAGGTTGAGGAAATGAACACTTTAGCTAGTAATGTTAAAGAAGTTATGAGGTCACTTAGTACTTGTATCAACAGGACTAGTCCTACCAACCGTATGAAGCAGGCTCAGAGTAGCTTGGCAAAGTTATATAACTCATTACTCAAAGGTGCAGGAGTATAACTGCACCAATTTGGGCTTGTATGGTTTTGACAGGTGATTACAAGTTATGAGGACGTGTAGAGTTGGCACCAACTCTCATAAAATGATGCACAAATTTAAGTGGCAACACTGTTTACAGAATGGTAGCTTAAGCTACTGGCTTATTAGTATTAACATATTAATATAGTCGGGTTAATGGAGAAGACCTAGAAACAGAAGAGGTGTGGGAAGAAGCATTATAGGAGCAGCCCACTTAACTTGAAAGCCAAAGGTTAGTAAAGCTGAGATTCTCCGCAAAATGTGTATAGTAGGGACGCAAGGGTTTTACCTAAAAGTGCTACTCGTTCTTCAACGTAAATGAAGTGGTGGAGAGGATGACTTCGGTCAGCCCTAGGTTTGAAAGCGTCAGCTTTCGAGCCTTAAAGTTTGATAGTTTGTAATATATAGCTTTAGATGTACTGATTCCTTCATTGTGATTGAATCTGGTTTCTGGATAAGTCTATTAAAAACTATCTATATGCCAGAACTCACTGGCTGATGTAATATAAATGAGACACACGTTATCCTTATAATAAGGGTTGTCTGGACGGCGGTTCGACTCCGCCCAAGTCCACATGGATTAACGCCTATAATGAGTGCACTTGTTATAGGACACTAATGATGCTACTTAGGAATAACTACTCCGCAGGTAGGTAATTTAGAAACTTCTTAAAGTCATTGCAAGGGTGGAGAGAAGAGACTTATTACTGGTTTGGGAAATTTAAACCTATAGTGTTGGTGTGCTAAATGATTTAGTGATGGGTTCGAATCCCTGTTAGTCCACAAAGCGGGATGCCGAAGAATCAGTACTATACGCTTCATATTGGTTTAGGCAATAGGTCTTGAAATACAGAATGAGAGATGTCACCTGCATCTCTCCCGCTATTTTATGTTTAACTAATCGACAAATTGAAAATGGAAAATTTAGACTTTGCTGACATGATTAAGGACATTCCCACAGAGAGTGTCTATGTACTTACAGAAAAGAATGCTGATGTTATTAAGGCACTCAGATTACTTCCTGGCAATAGACCTATAAAGGCTAAGAAAGTAGAATCTTTAATAGAGGCTTACAAACAAGGCGTGTACATTCCGCCAATATTAGTAGCTGTACCCTACAGATTTGTAACTGAGGGTAATCACAGATTGGCTGCAGCTCTGGAGTGTATAGAAAAAGGTATTCCGTTTACCCTTAGAGTATATATGTATAAGGACGATGATTCATTAGAAACAGCTCGTCTCATCAATAATTCCCAAGACAGATGGAAGGCTAACGATAGGTTAGACTCATATGTCTATGAGAGAAAAGAAGCATATGTTCGTCTTAAAGAGTTTATGGATTCGTACCCATCAGTCTTCAAGCTGGCTAACGTATATTCAATCCAGGCTGCTTTGTGTATACTAGCATCTGGAAGGACCAGACAATCTATGCGAAATGCCTTTAACTCTGGTAAATTAGTAATAACAGAGGAAGCTATCTCTCATGGTAAAGAGTTGATGGAGGAACTTATCTTGATTTCGGAGATATTGAATACCAATTCAGTATTTGTCAGAGACCACTCAACTGCATGGGATAAGGCTAGAGATAGATTAGGTATATCCTTTAATAAATTTGTAGTTAGGCTGCGAAAGAAGGCTGATACTTGGGAAGAACCCAAGGATAGTATTGAAGCGTGGTTTACTATGTATCTCAAAGTTGCTGGATTATGAAAAGAGTGTACATTCAAATCATTGACCCAATTAATGGCACGTGTGTAAATGCGTGCCATGAATATCCTGATGAGTATAATCAGGCTGTGGAAGCTACTCTTAGATATTATAATCTTTCAGCTGATGAGGATTATGAAGCTATGGGTGAAACTGGACATGAAATACCTGGAATGCCTAACTACCTACTCGTGCATGGGTTAGAGAGAGGGACTTCCAAATTGGTAAACATAACTGTTGTAGGGCAATTCCTACTGCGAGACACGAAACTGACCTGATGAGTTAGGCTATATGTGCGCACATATAGTTGACTTAAACGTGTATAAATAAAAGTTGAAACCTAGTTCATACGAATAAGAGGTGTTCGCCCACTGCAGAAGTGGGAGGATGAGGTGCAACTCCTCAATGAATTATGTAAGGAGAAAATCCTTATGTCTCTTGTAATTATCTAAAATGTTTAACAATATTTTGATTAATGGTCAAGCAAAATACAAGAGTAGGTCGTCAGTTCCATTTTCGACCTTTCACTCAGCTATATCTTTCATTTGCCATGTAAGTAGCTGAGTGATTGTTTTTATTGTGATAGTAAAAAGGATAGATTATGTAGGTAAAGACACGCTATATAATTATCTCAATTTAATTATAAATTAAGAGATAAACAATGGAATTTAGTAAGAAGAAGAAAAGTCTGTACAAGACTGAAACTCCTGCGCAAGAAAATGCCTTTGTTAAGGCAGGATTGAAAGTGTCTGCGGAGACTGTGAGTGGTAATGGTGCTAAGAAGTATAGCACTAGTAATGATGCATTTGTGGATAACTTCGCAATGATTGCAAATTTCAAAGCTCCTCGTGAATATTCTGAGGTAGCTAAGGATATGTATAAATTGTGGAGTATTAGTCCAAAGAAGTGTTTGCAACTCGCAGTGTATATCCGCTTGATTACTCGTGAGACTCAGATTGTTCTTCCTAATGAAACCATCACCTTAGATGTTCAAAGAGGACAAGGTTTAAAGAATGAAGGTATTATGCGTATGCTATGGTTAGCAATGCATCACAAACTAACATTCATGGCTAACCTACCTTATTTCATTGCTGCTGGTTCTTGGAAGGATGTATTTGAAATGATGAGCCTTGATTTACAATATCATGGCTGGGAAGGAAGAAAGTTGGATTGGAACTTCATGCGTAAGACTATCTTAGCTGGATTAGCTAATGGTCATACAAGTGAATTGGTAAAGAAATATCTGCCAACTATTCGTTCAGTAAAAGAATGTAAAACTGTTGAATCACAAGCCCGTACTATTATTGGTCAGTATTTGGCTTCTTGCATTTATGGTAAGAAGGCTGATAAGAAGTCCGATAAAGATGCTTCTGATAGCCGTGCTGCACAACGTAAGTATAGAAAGCTCAAACAGAGTGGAACTGCTCATACTTGGCAGCAAATAATCAGCCAGAAGAAGTTGCTCGAACTTGACTTCAGTACCATTCATGGACGCGCTCTGAGCCTTCTGGTAGGCTCTAAGTTCTTGAAAAATCAAGGATTGACAGAGAAGTATGCGAAGTGGATTGGTGGTCGTAAAACGGCTAAATATACTGGATTTGTGTTTGAACTGTTCCAACCGCTTGGTAACAGTTATTATACTAACAGGCTGGAAGACTACAGAGAAGAGACTATCAATGCACAATTTAATGGATTAGTTGAGACTGGAAGACAGAACCTCAACCAAGACAGCAAGTTGTTGGTAGTTAGAGACATTTCAGGTTCTATGACCGCAGAGGCTATCGGAACTAATATGTCATCTTATGCTATTGGTAAAGCAATGGCTCTCTATTTCTCTGCACTATTGGATGGTCCATTTAAGGACGCCTATGCCACATTTAGCAATACTTGTAAGCTTTGCAAGTGGCAAGGTAAGACTGCTATTGAAAGGTGGGCTAATGACAAAGACAGCAACTTTGGAAGTACTAACTTGCAATCTGTGGCAGATATGTTTGTTAAGCTGAAAAGCTCAATGAAAGTATCTGAGAATGAGTTCCCAACTGGGGCGTTGCTCGTTAGTGATGGTGAGTTCAACTGGTGTGGTAGCAATGTAACCAACTTTGAGGAATTTAGAAATAGACTCCGCAGAGGTGGCTTTAGTAAGGAGTATGTTGATAACTTTAAGTTAATCCTCTGGGATTTGTCTAATGGTTATTATGGTAGGGGAATGAAGCCTAAGTTTGAAGACTTTGCTGATGCTCCTAACAACTTCTATCTAAGTGGCTATGACCCTGCCGCTATTGCATTCATCATGGGAACTAAGCCATTTAAGGCTAGTCCTAGAAATGCTACAGAGTTGTTCAATGCAGCTATGGACCAAGAACTGCTGAATCGGCTTGTTATTGTTGAAAACAAAAAGAAAAACTTTAAAAAGAATAAGAAATGATTAAGCTTAACACACTACTGGCTAAAGTAGACCATAGTCAATCAATGTTCAATAGAATGGTTGGTGACTATGCTGCCTTCTTTAAGAAAAATCAGGGCATGTTCCAAGGTATTAAGAAGACCTTTAAGCCCAGAGATGGCTATGCTGAAGATGCTCGTTATATGGGCACAACTAAGGTAGCCACAACTGTAGAGGAGAAACTCGAATGGTTTGAGCAGAACTCTATTCCTTATCTGAATGAACTATTTGCTGTTGAAGCAACTAACTCTGCTGGTGCACCGAGAGTTGAATTGATAGTGGATGGTATATCATTCGGTAAATTGACTGCTCTTGACCTTATGAGGCTCAAGACTATCCTGACAAGTAAACCGCTGGAGGATATGTACAACAACATTCCTGTCCGCTCTGATGCAGAGGTATGGCTTGAAGGTACTGACCCAGAATATGCTGGACGTAGCATCTGTCAAACAGAAATGTTGAAAGGTGTAACACGTACCACAGAATCTGAGGAATGTATCCTTAAAGACCCGAATCTTGACCCAGCACGTCTTCCTGCTAACTATAATGCCAAAGTTACTATCAAGAAAAAGACGGTAGAAACTGGTGATTATACATTGCAGAAGTTTACTGGTGAATGGACTCAGAGACAACGTGCTGAATTGCTGAGAAGAAGGAGTAACATCCTGGCAGCAGTGACAGAAGCGCTGAAGGTTGTTAATGATACTCCCGCCGAGAATCCTAATCTTGACGTGGACAAGTTGATTACCTTCTTACATCATGGTAAATAAAAAATAAAAATATTGACTAAAGCTTTAGCTTAAGCCTCAGCGTTACTAAATCCTAGATATTTAGCATAAGCATTGAGTCAAGAGCTTTAGCTTTAGCCTTATTGTGAGAAACCAGTAGCTATGGTTCAAAATAATTAATTAATTATTAAATCTAGCCATTCACGGGTTCGAATCCCGTGCGCGCCTCTAAATCCTTTGTTTATGGGTGGGATAGAAGCATAGGAATCAACATATTAGATGAGCAGTATTGCAAGTAAGCAGCAATCAATATGACTCTTATGTGTATGATTCTCACCCTCTCTAACATGGCGCGCTGGTGAAGTGGATTAACACGCTAGACTATAAAACAGCATTAGCATCAGGCTATTGAACGTTATCTCACAAACCGAGGGCTATCATCGAGGAGTTTCGAGTTAGTCTTTGGGGGTTTAGCTCAGTTGGTTAGAGCACACGAATTTTAATCGTGAGGTTGGGGGTTCGAATCCCCCAATCCCTGCTCCATTTTGTGTCATGTTATAATATTAACTAATAATACTACCTGTCTGTGAAGATGGGTAGTAAAAATAAGGGAATACGCGAACGGTAGAGCGGCAATCGAGATGATTGTGATACACATTCTAGGTCAGTATTATTGTGGGTTCGAATCCCACTTCCCTTACAAATTCTTTGTAAATTTGCATTTTATCCATGTTATTGGTCTGTGAAGATAGATAACCGTTAGCAGAGTATTAGTAATTTCGACATTACGATGGGATATAGCAATATATTTGATTGTTACAAAATTTAACATTATTCACTTTGTAGAGTCTAAAGATTGCACTATCTTTGTACTCAGAAACGTTGAGAGAACGTGATTGTGTTTGTGTTTTATTTATCCCATTGTTGAGGGGAGTGCGCCACAGTTGGAGAGGTGGGACAGACTGTAAATCTGTTGCCTTCGGGCTGAGTAGGTTCGAATCCTACCACTCCCACAACAATATCTGCTAAAGTCAAGTGCTTTGGTAAAGAGTATGCTCGTCTGTGAAGATGGGCATATTTAGTCTGTAGGTGTAGCACAATGGTTTAGTGCTCCAGCCTTCCAAGCTGGAGATGAGGGTTCGATTCCCTTCACCTACTCAAATTTGCAGGTATAGCACAACGGTTAGTGCATCGGCTTGCCATGCCGAGGATGTGAGTTCGATTCTCATTACCTGCTCTTCGTTCCGTCTATCCACATCAGACGTTAAGGGTATGTGGCTGCTACGAGCTTGCAGGAACAGGCTTGCGCTGACTACGTTATGAGTCCTAAGACTGGTGAGTGTGAATTGTCCAGTATGTCTTTAAGATTACTCTTTCGACATTACAGTAAAGAGGACAGAGCCTAGTAATAGGTGAATAAGAGAATGGATGTTATATTGTGCATGAACGATGTGAATGTATAAAGTAAGTTCTCTTTTATGGGCTGATAGTGATAATGGCGAGCACTTCTGCTTTGCACGCAGAGAGTCTGGGTTCGATTCCCAGTCGGTCCACAGAATAAGCTTAAAATTTGTAAGTAGATAATCCGTGAAATCTACTGTTTAGCGTTACAGCCTCCGAGTTTATTCAAACGGTGACTTTTTGAGTTGGTGACGCTAAAATGGTGCATTGGTCTAATGGTTAGGATACTAGACTGTCTATCTTGGGGTACGAGTTCGATTCTCGTATGCACCGCATCTTCCCCAATACTCTCTGAGGGTTAATACGAGAGCGTGTTGTTGAGGACACAACGTGAGGGAGTCCTTAGTATCACACTAACTTGAAACGTGTGAAGAGCATTCGCTAATAAAGCTCTTAATAAAGATTTTTAGTGGAGGTTGGATGAAAGCTAGCAAAGTAATCCAATGACAGGAACTTAGGATATTATGGTACGCAGAAACCAATGAAGTGAGGATTGAAGTTATCCCATTATTGACTAGGTTCCTTTTATTAACATCGCGGATTAGAGAAGTGGTCTATCTCACCAGTCTCATAAGCTGGAACACTCGCAAGGTGTCGTAAGTTCGAATCTTACATCCGCAACTAATTAAATATGTTATGGAAGAGAAATTAGACTTAATTATTCAAAAATTAGATGAATTGCTATATTTAGCAAAACGTATTCACAAAGATACTGAACCATCTACTGAGAATAATGCCTCTGAATATCTTCTTAATGTATTAGGTGATGTGACTGGTGATATTCTTATGCAAGGGTTCACTGGAAGACAATAACGTGTGGGGTGGTAGCAGTTGGTAGCTCACTAGGCTCATAACCTAGAGGTCGAGGGTTCGAGTCCCTCCCCCGCGCCTATTAAAGTATTAGATTGAAAATGGAACACAAGATTAAGAGAATTGTCCAGAGACTATTATTCAGTAAGATAGAACCTGGCTTAACTATGAGAGGATTGGCAGGAGAGGAGCCATTAGTTTATAAGGAACTCATCTTAGAAACTATAAAACCTTCAGAATTAACTTTAGTTGACCTTACTTGGAGCAAGGAAAGAAAAGCTGCTGGAGTTAAACTGGAGAATATACAACAAGAAATAGTTCCTATAATGGATTGTGATTTCTGTGATACCTTTAAGAACTCTGGTGTTACACTCAGAACTATTAAAGAAGCTATGGATGAAAGATGTAATAATAGGTATCTGTTATATACATTATGTCTAAGAGGAGCACCTTTAGTTACTACTTGGGATTGGCTTAATAGAAACATCTATGATAATACCCTTACTGAGTTCTCTAAAGATAAAATATCCACCAGTGGCTACTATGGAAAAAATTACTTGATGGAATTAAAGCATAAACAGTCTTCATTTATAGAGTCTGTTATCTATCATTATAAGGATACTCACCCTATGGTAACTGGGTTAGTTCATTGGTAAGAAATACATTACACCAGGCTATGCTGAGTGAATTTTCACTTAGGACTGTTGTAGTTACGATAGAGTGCAAGGTCGGTGAAACTTGTACTCACTATAAGGAAACAAACAGCAAATCTATTCAAGCATCAAACTTTTAATTTGACAACGCTAAACAATGTTTCCTGTTAAATTGGGCGGTGGCGCAACTGGTTAGCGCATCTCTCTGATAAGGAGAAGGTTCTGGGTTCAAGTCCCAGCCGCCCAACGCAGTTAAAAAATTTAACCAATAAGAAGCCTAACAGCAAACTTTTAATCAACATTTGCACCAGTTATTTGCGAACACGTTAATTAAATGGCTTCTGTAAATAGTCCCTTAGCTCAGCTGGTAAGAGTATCTGGCTTACATCCAGGAGGTCGTTGGTTCGAATCCAACAGGGACTACAAATTAACTATTTAGATAATGAATACTTGTGATATTTGCATAGAAGAAACTTGCAAAGGTAAGCACGACTGCCATTGTAGTACGTGTAAACTAGCTTCTCAATGTCCAAGATTTTTGCATCCAACAGTTCGTATAACTAATAGATGTACACAATCTTGTTCACATTGTTGCTTTGAGAGTTCACCCAAGAGTGATATTATGATGTCTATTGATAAAGCTAAAGAAATTGCTTTATTCTTTAGGAGTAATGAAATCAAGAGTGTTAATTTGATGGGCGGAGAGTTCTTCTGTAATCCATCGTGGTATGAAATCTTAGACATTCTTCTTAGTGAGGTAATCTCAGCGAGATTGGTTACTAATGGGGATTGGGCTAATAATGAGGAAGTAAAATCTAAACTATCACTACTTATTAGTAAGTATTCTAATGTTATTAGATTTGGAATATCTAAGGACAGATGGCATACTAATAAGAATGTGGATAGTGCAGCTTCTTTCTTAGAAAGTCAAGGTGCTAAATATCATATCACTGAACCTAAAGAAGCAACTGATTCTTCAATAGTTCCTATTGGTAGGTCATTCTTACAAGGTTCATTTTATAGTATGATGGGTTGCTATTGCCATAATCCAGCAAATAAGTATTCATTTCTTATAGATGAGGAAGGATACATTTATAAATGCCCATTTGGAGTATGGGAATATGCTAATGTATCTGATTATCTAAATGGCGGCTTCTCTGTTAGATTTAAGGAGCTTAACAAGAAATTCTATGATATATTCATAATATCTTGTGCTTCTTGTATAAGAGTAGCTGAATCAGAAAACTCATGTGTGAAAGTATAGAAGGCGTTTCTAGAGCGCATCGTAGACATTCCTATCCCTGACAGCAAATATGGAATCCACATCGTAGGGTGGCGTTGGTACTACAGCAAGGGTAGTTGTTTAACTGTAGTAAATGTATAGTTAGCCAAGTGGTCGAAGGCAGCAGGCTGTTAACCTGCCGTGAGAAATCCCATCGCAGGTTCGATTCCTGCACTATACGCAATGGGTGGTTAGCTTTAATGGTTAGAGCATTGGACTGTTAATCCAAGGGTTGTCGGTTCGAGTCCGACACCGCCCTCAACCTGGCAAGGTTATGTTTAATATAAAACTAAATTTAGTAGATTTGCTGTGAAGTAAGTCTACTATATGCGTCGGTGGCATGATGGGGAAGCAACGGTCTCCAAAACCGTGATATGGGGGTTCGAATCCCTCACGGCGTGCAAGCGATTAGTTAATAAGAAGACTTACAGCAAATATTTTGATTATAGCAGTATATTTTGGATTGCAAACATCAACAACAGTCTTCTGTAAATTGGGAGGTAGGACAATAGGCTAGTCTACTACATTTGGGATGTAGAGGTTGCGAGTTCGAATCTCGTCCTCCCAACAATTTATTCATCAAATTTATCTATAAGAATACTTACAGCAAACTTAAAAAGCTATTCAAACAAACTGTAACTTTGTCTAAACGTAGGTTCGATTCCTGCCCTCCCCACCATTGTGTGTTATTATAAGGGGAGGTTGAAATGTTGGTGTAGTCCGAGAGGGCGAAAGAAAGTATTCTGACAATGGGGAGGTAGCATAACTGGATAATGCGCTAGATTTGCAATCTGGAGGATTGGGTTCGAGTCCCACCTGCTCCACAACTCTTATAGAGTTATTCGTTAATAATGTATTATTGAAACTGACTCAAATAGAGAATATAGGAACTCATAAGAAGTATTCTATGTAGGGTTGCCCGAGCGGTTAGGGGCTGGTCTGCAAAACCAGTTAGAACGGTTCAACTCCGTTACCCTACTCTATTTTTAGTTAAACTACAAGAAGTCTAACAGCAAAACCTCAAGCCTTGTAAGCCGTAGGTAATTGGTTCGAATCCAATAAGTGGGAATTTCCCATTTTAGCTCATTTGGATAGAGCAACGTATTAAAATGACTTCTGAACCCACATCTATTGTTAATACAGTAATGTGGGTATTCCACTCCGTAGCTCAGCTGGTTAGAGCACCAAACTTTTAATTTGGGGGTCCTGGGTTCAAATCCCAGCGGAGTGACAAGGTGCTCAGACACCTCCTTTCAACCATAAGGGGACGTACAGCAAAATGTACTTATACTAACAAATGATTGAACCGTGTCTATCGAAGTAATCCCTTCAATGGGTGCAGATGGACTAGAGAAGTACACTCGAATAAAATGTAATAAGCTGTAAATTAGCCCTGACCATGCTGGGTAAGTATGGTGTCTCACATTCTGAATTGGGAGAGTGGTAGACATTAAAAGTAAACCCATGTCCCCTGTTAAACCCATCCTAGAATTTCTGTTTCGGGAGGTAGGATGGGTTTATTTCACTAACAAGATTGACATATTCTATTCAGTAACACTTATTAATTATGAAAGCAATTAAATTGATTAAGAAAGCTGTTAAGTGGTATTTTGATAGGACTGCTAATTCCTATGTTTACCCTACTGGAACTCTCCCTATTATAAAGGAGTAAGTTCCTATGCTGCTGAAGGGAATGTCAATAAAAACTTATGGAGGTTTGCCAGAACGGTAATGGAACGGACTTGAAATCCGATGTAACGTACCCATTCGTTGAGTAGGTTCGACTCCTACAGCCTCCTCTACTTTAGACAAACAGATTATTATGTTAGGAAGATTTAGAAAAGCTAATGTGCTTAGTAAGAAGAAACTAGGACACATTTATGACACAGCTATGAAGGCTGTAGGCAAAGAACCTGTAATAATTAAAGCTATCGCAGGTGGGTTTAGTGATGAATGTAAGAAGTCGGTAGAAGAACGGTTTGAGTATCTTGAAGCTGTTATATCTACTGGTAAGTTTTACAAAACACCACGTAAACTAAAGAAGAGAATATGCAAGGATATATCTGCTAGATTTAATCTGTGCGTGATTGTCCTGAATCAATGGGATGATTATAAACTTATAAACAAGAAAGAAGCATGATTGACGTATTAATAGCAGACATTGTATTTGATTGGACTTTCCTCAAACCTTTAATTGAAAGAGACGATGGAAAGAAAGAATCAAATGAAGTGGATGAATCCACGCAACAAGCATTGGCGCAGGCAGAAATTAGTCCAGAAATATATTACTAGACTAAAGAAGTTTCCTGCAAGTAGTTACGGATTATGGTGTGATAACTATAATCAACACTGGACTTTATCTTACAAAACTACAAGTACTCCATGTAGTTGTTGGTTGTGTAAAGGTGAAAGACATAACAGAAGAAAATTTAAGGAAGAAACTAAACTTGAGATAGAAATGTTTTAAGTTATTTAATCTATAAGAAGTCTAACAGCAACTTTATTAGCAATTTCGATTATGGTTCGACTAGTTTGGGTTCGAATCCCAACAACCTCCCAAAGTATAATTAACATGGAGGTTGTAGTGTAAGGGTTAGCACAGTATATGCAAAAAATGACTTCTGATGATGCCCCGTTAGCTCAGTGAATAGAGCAACGCCCTTCTAAGGCGTGGGTCGATGGTTTGAATCCATCACGGGGTACTAATTGATAAAATTATGGTGGAAATTAAGAAAGAGATTACACAATGTAGAGAATGCCCCTATTGTAGAATTGTTCCTGACCCAGACCCTGATGACTGGTTCAACGATGATGATGAGAAGGCTCTCTGCACAGAATCAGGAAATAAACTGATTGAAGGAATGTTAAGACCTTATGAAAAGGTAATAATTCCAGATTGGTGTCCTTTAAAGGCTAACTAAACTCAAGTACCCAATTCCGTACACCAGAAGGTTAAAATGGGGAAGTAGTTCTAAGTGCGGATAGCTAGTAGTTAGCCTTTCACAATAAATTAGACCGAGGTTGTGGTTAGGTGAAATGCCTTAAGTAGGATGAGGGTATAACTCACTGGTGACGCGTCACTGGTCATAAATGGAAGTGGATGTACGTGTAGGTCTTATATGGTGTTTATAGTTCAACGGTTAGAATAACTGATTGTGGTTCAGTAGACGTGGTTTCGACTACCACTAGACACCCTTTAGTAATGGGTTTTAAAATAAAATCTTCCTGTTTGTTTACCATTACTTAACGTGGTTTAGAAGGGTTACACGAGATAACAATCCTTCCTCTTGGGGCGGTAGCTCAATGGTAGAGCGCAGGTCTGAAGAGCCTGGCGTTGGAGGTTCGATTCCTCCTCGCCCCACGTCGATTAGTAGATAAGGACTAACAGCAATTTATCTTTTGTAGCCAAAGCAGCGGGTCTGGGGTTCGAGTCCCCACATTAGATTCGTCTAATAGTAGCTCAGGCGGTAGAGCAGCAGCCTAATAACAAAGATAGTCCTTAGCTGTTTTACAGAATTACAGGGTAAAGAAATTCTGTATGGAGAGTAAACCTTGATGGTGATAGGGGCTACCTGCTAAGTAGTTTCGTACATAAAAGTGTATGTGGTTCGATTCCACTGCTCTCCGCGAATGTTTGGAACTTTTATTATAACTTAAAAACTTATTGTTATGAATGAGGTTCAAGTATTAAATCCGAAGACGTTGGAACAAACTCCATCTCTTCCTAATGTTGTCATAGCTGTAATTAATCAGCTTATAAAGAAGTATTGGAATGGTAGTTGCAGCACCATTCGTGTAAATGATATTCTAGTATTTGTTGGTTTAGCTACTACTTATCCCATTGAAAGCATTATGAGTAGTAACTGGATTGAGACTGCTAAGGCTTTATACCAAAGCTGTGGTTACAAAGTCTCAGAAATAAGTAGAGGTGAGGACAAGTACTTAGAGTTTAAACTGAGTTAATGTTGGGTTAGACGAACTGGTCAAGTCACCACACTTTCAATGTGGAGATTAGGGGTTCGAGTCCCCTACCCAATACCTTGTAGTCCTCCTTAACCCTTAATAGGGTAGTTAGGCTACACTGTGAACGAACAGAGGAGAGAAGTTCACACGTTGGCTAGCAACGTAGTACACAATGGTAGGATAGGAACGGCTAGCACCTACCACATAGCCCTATCTACTAATGGTCAGGTAATTGCCCTCTCAAGGCAAAAATACGGGTTCGAATCCCGTTGGGGTTACTATAACAGACTTGAGTAATAAGGGAAAACCTTATCGTACGAAAGGTGCACCGAATAGAGTTGCTAAATAAGGGTTACGTAGGACAACTAGAGTATCTGTTATAACGAGTGTGAAGTGTTACGGTAGCATACCGCCCTGTCACGGCGGCGGAGGGGTTCGACTCCCACACATTCGGCTTGTATTTATCATTAGTACAAGAAGGCTTACAGCAAATTTTATCTCTAAGTATTCAATTGGTAAGTGAAAGACGCAGGGTTCGAATCCTTGCCTATACCGTCAAAGTCCTGTTGGGTATAGTCGTTTAGTGGTAAGATGTATTAGAAAACAGGCATGCCTTCTGAGCACACATCTAAGTATGTGTGCTAATTTGCCTCCGTAGCTCAATAGGCAGAGCAACTCACTTGTAATGAGAAGGTTGTAGGTTCGATTCCTATCGGAGGCTCAAAATTAGTCCTATTTGTTAGCAATAACAGTAGGACTTATTCTTTCTAAATAGCAAGATTCTCAGTTAGTACTACAAAGATTAGCATTTGCAAATGTTATTATGTAAAATGAATTATGAGTAGCTTTAAAGACGGATTAAGGAGAAGTGGTCAGAGTGTACTTGATGCAAGGGCGCAGAACTTGTATGAAATGACAAAAATTGAAGAGGAACGATTCATCCAAGAATGTAAGATGAAAGTTCTTCGTATCAAGAATGAGTTAAACAAGCACAGAGACCTATCTGTAAAATCCACTACTTCGTTGGAAGTTGGTAATGGCTTTGACCCTAAGGCTTGGGTAGCTAAGAGACATCAATTGGAACGTGACTTACGAGTTGCTAACATTGAATATGCTCTTGCACTTAAAGTTGATGGTGAAGAGTTCCCAGCTGACGAAACTGAGGAAATGATTAATGTAGCAGAAGTGCTAGAAGACGATGCTAAATTGAAGTAATTATGGGAAGTGGAAGTTATTCCTTTGCAGCTTATTCTGCATTATCTACCGATAGAGGGTATGCAACCAAGTCAGCTAATGCTGTCTTTACGAATCACACTCTATCAGCAAAGTCAGACATTAAATTGTCTAACGTAAATGCAAGAAACTATAACACACAGGTTAAACCAGAAATGATTAACACTGGTGTTAGGGAAAGTAGAGATAGCAACGAACATCCTGAAACTACTCCGATTATCATTGCTCTTGATGTTACTGGTTCAATGCGTAGAACACCCCATGAAATGATTAAGGATAACTTCCCTAAACTCATGGATGCTCTAATGCAACTGGGAGTCAAAGACCCGCAGCTGTTATTTATGGCTGTTGGCGACCATGAGTATGATAGGTATCCTATTCAAGTTGGACAATTTGAATCTGATACTGAGAAGATTGTAAACTCTCTTGAAGAGTTTGTACTCGAAGGTGGTGGAGGTGGAAATAGTGGCGAGAGCTATTTATTAGCTCATATAATCGCTGGCTATCACACTGAAACAGACTCATGGTTTAAAAGACACAAGAAGGGTTATCTATTCACTATTGGTGATGAACCCAACTTGCACGGCATCAGTGGACGTGCTTTGGAAGATTTCTTAGGCTATCAACACCCTGCTAATCCTATTAGCGAGGAAGAGGCTGTTAAGAAAGCTCAAGAGCAATATAACGTCTATCATATTCATGTTACTAATGGCAGCTATGGCACAAGAATTGCTCCAGGTTGGAAGAATCTACTTGGACAGAATGTACTTACTTGTGATTCACACAATGTTCACAACGTAATTGCTGAAGCCATTAAGCAACACGAAGACCTCACTGGAATACCCTATGAAGCACAAGCAATAGTGGACACTCCAACCAGTGCAGGTGAAGAAAGTGGAACTTATACCTATTAAGAAAAAGATGAATGAAATTGTATTAGGCTCGTTCTTTGGTGACGAGGGTAAAGGGCAAACCGTCCATAATTTATGTAAGGCACATCCTAAAGAAGAAACAATAGTTATTCGATTCAGTGGCGGACATCAAGTTGGTCATACTGTAAGGCATGGCAAACTTGAACACACGTTTAGTAATTATGGTAGTGGAACTTTACTTGGCATACCAACATACTGGTCTAAATACTGTACTGTAGACCCTATTACTACTATGAGAGAATTGGTAGACTTAAATAAGCTCGGAGTCTATCCAGAGATTATCTACCATCCACTCTGTGAGGTTGTTACTCCCTTTGATGTTATTAATCAATGGAACAATGAGGAGAACCTTAAACATGGTACTGTAGGTACAGGATTCAAATCTGCTCTTGATAGAGTAGCCGCTGGTTATCATATTACTGTTCGAGATTGTGCTAATATCATGGTTCTAAGAGCCAAGATTGCATCACTTATTAAGAACTACTATGATTTCAGTTCCAGCCTTCCAATGTATAATATTGATGATTGGTGTGTTAGAGTGCATGAATACTTCAAATCTGTAACAATATATGACGAGAATATTCTTACTCGTTATAAATACAAGGTCTTTGAAGGTTCACAAGGTATATTACTAGACCAGAGATTTGGTATAATGCCTTATTGTACTCCAAGTAACACTACTTGTCAAAATGCTATGGAAATTATTAATAGGATAAAGGAAGTATCTAAGAATCACTTAGATAGAATGACGGAAGAGATAACAGACCATGTGTATGTTATCAGACCATATATTACCAGACATGGTAATGGTCCAATTCCTACTTCTAAACCTGTTAGAGCTGTAGATGACCCTAATAATCAGTTCAATGAGTTCCAAAAGACTCTTAGAGCTGTGGAGTTCGATGTTAAATTATTCGAACACGCATTATTAGTAGATTCTACTTTCATTCCAAACCATTATATACACAGGAGGATGTTAGTTATCACCCATAAGGACGAAATTACATCACAGTTCAACGATGAACTACTTTCTGGTAATTGGGAAGGACAATTTAGCGGCATGAATTTATCTTACTATGACGAACTCATGGTATAGACTATTGTAAGACGACTCACAGCAAAGAAAATATTATGACTTTAAAATAGTGAACCCCTCTGCTTGCCCACTGCGGAGGTTAAAGAGTTAGTGGGAAGGTCGTCTGTTTTATTGGGCTATAGTGTAATGGTTAGCACACAACACTTTGACTGTTGTAGTCTAGGTTCGAATCCTGGTAGCCCAACATAAAGATTAAATCTTATGAAGGCAATGAAGGATAAGAGAAAATTCGGAGGAGCATCTCCAGTATCTAAGAATCGTAACTGTAAGAAATTCGGATATAGTTATGATAAAGAGGTAAGGAGAATCTGGCGAATTGAGGCGAGGCAGTTAGCTCATAAAATACTAATGCACCTACCTGTTAGTAGAGAGGAAATTCAAGCAGCATGGAGTAATCCATATACTGATAGCTCTGTGTTAGGTGTTCCTTATATATGGGACGGAGAAGGTTACTACGATAGATGGGTAGAGCAGGTGTATAAAAAACTAAACAACGTGATATGATTTACACAAGAGTAATTCTAGTATTGCTAATTATACTAATTTTGGTATATTATGCTATGATTGTTGCTCACCTTTCTGGTGTTATTAATCTTACTGAGAGAAAGATAACTTTTGGTAAGTTATGTATTCCGTTTTATTACTGGATACACCAAGAAGGTGAAAATGTTTAATGTTAAATGAGTAGAAGAAAATGAGTCAACCTAAAGTTAAGAAAAGTACAATCTTTGCTATCTTGGCAGGAGTAATTGTAGTCGTGTTAGTTTGCCTATCTGGAGCACTCTTTGAGGATGCAGATAAGTCTAAGAACTATGTGTGTCAAATGCCTGTAACAGGTGAGTATGTCGTTTGGACTGATGGTGGTCTACAATGGCAAGGTTTGGGTAACAAACACGAGTATTTCAAAACCTCCCAAGTAGAGTTTTCAGGTCTAGAAGAGGTTAGTGAGGGTAATTATGTAGCATCAGGTGCTAATCCTGCAGCAGCATTAACCTTCAATGATAAGGGTAGAGGCTTTATTATAGGCTCTTTCCGAGTTGTTATGCCTAATGATGATTCTAATATGAAGAAGATTCAACAGGACTTTGGTTCTGAAAAGGCATTGATAGCTAATCTAATTAAGCCTACTCTATATAAGGTTGTAACTTCTTGTGGTCCTCTAATGTCTTCACTAGAGTCTGTATCTGAGACAAGAACAGACTTGATTGCCTATATTACTGACCAGCTTAATAATGGAGTGTATAAGACTACTGTAATTCGTGATTCAGTAACGAATGAAATTACTGGAGAAAAGGAGTTGAGAGCAAAGGCACAGATTGTAGCTGATACTAACTCTCCGAGCGGTTATAAACGTCAGGAAACATCACCATTTAGTCAGTACGGCATTACTTGTGGCTTGGTATCTATCTTAGACATTAAGTATGATGCTGCTACTCAATCTCAAATTGATGCCCAGAAGCAAGCTAACTTGGCTGTAATTACTTCTAAAACTAAGTCTTTGGAAGCTATTCAAAGAACTGTTCAGATTACTGAAGAGGGTAGAGCAGCAGCTGAGAGAGCTAAATGGGAGCAAGAGAAAGAGAAGGCAGTGGCAGTTACTAAGGCACAACAAGAGTTTGAAGTAGCAGAACTTGAAGCTAAGAAAGCTAAACAAGTAGCTTTAAAGGTTCAAGCAGAAGGTGAAGCTAAGGCAGCAGCAAATAGAGCATTGGTTTCAGCAGGTTTAACTCCTGCCGAAAGAGCTGAATGGGATTATAAAACAGCTGTCGGTGTAGCACAAGCTCTAGCTGAATCTAAAGTATCATGGGTTCCATCAGTAATGTTTGGAGGAAATGGTTCAAGCAATTCAGCTATGGATGCCGTAGGTTTGAAGATGTTATTGGACATTACTAAGTCTTTTGATAAGACAAGTAAATAATAAAACATAGGTTGTCGGACTAGTGGACAACCTTCCGTAATCAGTCGGACGTTGGGAGCTTATAGCCCTACGATAGTGTGGCTAAATCGGACCTATAGCTCAGTCTGGTCAGAGCAACTGACTCATAATCAGGAGGTCGGGGGTTCAAAGCCCTCTAGGTCCACATCTGTTCGTCGGAAGATGGGCGGTATAGATTGGTACAGCCTAGGACAATGTATTAATCTATGGGAGTTAGAGCAGTGGTCAGCTCGCTGGGTGCATAGCCCAGAGGTCGTCAGTTCGAATCTGGCATTCCCAACAAAGGGCTAAATCTGAGTAGCTAACAGACTATGGGGTGTTATGCCTTGCCCTTTACTTAGTAACTAAAAATAGAGCTTATGAAACATTTATTACTAATTCTAATGTTTATTCCATTATTCTTATATGGGCAGCACAATGTTACTGCAACATATTATCATGCTGGACCAAAGCATGGTTTATCATGGTATACAGCTAGTGGAAATAAAATTAGTATTAAGGAACTAAATGCTAAAAAGTTAAGATGGGTAGCTCTATCACATGACTTATTGAAGCATTACAACTATGGTGATACTATCACAGTAATCTCTGATAATCCTAAACTTAGAGGTAAATGGGTAGTTATGGATAAGATGCACAAGAGACATAGAAATAGGATAGATTTCTTAACTCCTAGTGGAAACACATTAGGGATGTTACGACCAACTAAAGTAAAGATAAAGAAACAATAATTGGGGTAGTGGCGGAATGGTAGACGCGCTGGTCTTAGGAACCAGTACCTTCGGGTGTGTGAGTTCGAGTCTCACCTACCCTACGAACTTTTAAACAAACAGGAATATGAAAGAGATTAAAGACTTTTTTGAAGAAATTGAGAAGCTAGAAATAGCGCAAGGTGTAATTGACATCAATGAAGCTAAAAGACTAGTGTCTGAGGCTTATGTAGCAGGTATAAACTTTCAATCCAATCAAACTAAACAAGGAGGTAAGAAATGAAAGTAGTTGCTATGTTACTAATGCTAGTAGGACTATGTTCATGTACACAAGTTCCAGCTGGTACTCCCTCGATTACCTCAAATCCAGAAGCTATATGTACTATCGGTGGTGAAGTGGTAAAAGCTTTTGAATTTGAGTATAAGGGACATTCCTATATATGGTTCCACCGTAGAGGTGGTTGGGATGGTAATGATGGTATAGTACACAACCCAGACTGCCGTTGCAATAAGAAATAATCCACCACCTAGAGTTAGTAAGGGTGAGAAAATTACTTAGAGGCTGTTGATGCTTATTAGACGTGATGGGCTACAATTACAGTTGCGGTGAAAAATTGATAAGAATTGCTAACACTTATCAGGCGGATTTATTAGGGTGTAGTTAATTCTACACTCTTTAAGGCGACATAGCTCATTTTGGTTAGAGCGTGGGAGTCATAACCCCAAGGTGGTTGGTTCGAATCCAACTGTCGCCACACATCTTAATTTAATATGTATGAGTGATAAAGGCTTATTGTTTAAAAAGAGAAAAAATAATCACGGAAGCCATAATAGATGTAGTCAAGGAAGTGGCTTTCCAAGACGGGATATGGATAAATTTCCTGGAACTCATTTAGGAATGAAACTGAGGTATCAGAAAGCATCAGTAGGTCGTCTTATTAAGGGATGGAACATTAACCGTGGTTATCTAAGAACAAACAGAATAACTGGCTTTATTGACAAATTTATAGGAAAACCCTATAATGATTTAGTCAAAGCATTCTATGTTCTTATTAAGGACTTGAGAAATAGTCATAAGGAAGTGGGTCTTGCAGACCTTGAGTGGCATTTTGAACAGTTTAGATATAGAAGATGGAGAAGATGGAGAGGTGATTATTATGTGGACGATGATGGCTTAGTTCAAGTTGTTAAACCAGAACTAGATAGAAAACAGACTAGTCATATCAATAAGCAACAAGTAGCATACAATAAGAAAGTTAAGATTCCTGATTTTGGTAGAGTATCTGTACCAAGAAAGGTGGATTCTAGTAAAACTAGATGTTGGAATAAATATGGCTATCCAGACCGTGAGTTTATTCACTATGAGAAATGTCAATACCATGCTCCAAGATTCTTAGGTAATTATTGGTGTGATATGGATGGTAAGATGTTATTTTTACCTGTTTATCATGTTCCAGGTACTTATGAGTACGCTAAATATTGGACAGATACTCATGGAGTTCCTAAACCTGGAGCAGGTAGGTATTACTACGGCACTTATCCTAAGAAATGGGACAATAGTGGATATTGTGATAGGTTTACAGACAAGTATAGACCAGGCACTGATGAATATAAGTGGGCGCAAGGTATAGAGAATGGCTGGGTAATTCCTATTATTCCATTTAGTAAGAAAGAGTTCTATGGTCTTAGATATGCTATGTATATGAGAATGCAACATAGTAAGAGAGTACTCCTTCCTAACACAGAAGAGTTAGAGGGGTGTAAGGCTAATATAAGAACTCAACAAGAAGCATTAGCTAATACAGAGAACCCAGACAGCTACTGGTATGGTAAGACAGAGCTAGTTCAGGGTCGACTAGAGGAAGCTAAACAAAGACTTGAAAGAACACCTAATATGGCATACTTTGAAGTAGGATATGGTCAACTATTTCCTATGGTTAAAAGGTATGACTATGAGAAAGCATTAAGAATCTATGAGCAGGAGCAAAAAGAAGCCGATTTGGAAAGACAAGAGTAACCATGTATGGTATAACAGAATTGTCAGAAGAGTTCAAAGAATGCAAGTAAAGCAGATAGCACAGCTTAATGATATTTTAGAATACGAAATCTCTCAACCAAATGAGTTGGTAAACGATTGGGATATTTGTGATTGGAAGTTTGATTATAGACATCCATTCTGGAAACAATTCCATACTCCAGCTGAGTTGAAAAGATTTTGTTGTAAGTAGCTCCCAATTCCAAATCAAAGGAGTTTAAATATTAGGTTTGGCGATGACAACTAAGCGAGTTGAGCGTATGTAATAAGACGTGCTCCGAAGTACAAGGAGTGGGGTGGGTGCAGAATACCTCTTTAGAGTACCTTAATGGTACTCAATCACTGCTTCAGTATAACTAAGAGGTATATATCGGATGGTAGAATTTAGCGGCTGAAATATGCGTAAGTCTTGAGGATATGGTATGTAAGTTGCAACCCTCTTAGTCATGGCTCGATGGTGGAATTGGTAGACACGTCAGGTTTAAGCCCTGATGCTCAGTAATGGGCGTGTGGGTTCGAGTCCCACTCGGGCTACTACCCTTGAATTTACTCTTAATCCTTAAATTACACTTAGTATGAATATCTTTGGTAACACATCAACAGGGTTTAGTAAGGAGATAGACAGTGCAATGTCTACTTTTAAGAGTACTATTACGAAACTTAAAGCTACCGCTGAGAAAGCAGCAGCGACTAAAGTTGAAAAGCAGGAAGAAATCAAAAAGCTGGAAGTAGAATGTACAGCTTTAGATGGAGTTTCTACTAAAGCCAATAACTTAGCTTCCAAGTTAGAGGCATTATTTGAATGATTATGAAGGTTGAAAATTTGATGGAACATCCCATTGACCTATCTACTATTAAGGAGTGTAATAGCTTCTCAGAGTGGGTTGGCGATGATATTTCTAAGGCGTTCTATTTAGGTTTTATGCGACATGAGTTTGCTGACCAAATAGAGGAAATTACTAATAGAGAGGATGGTACAGGAATTGCATTGCTTAAGAGTATTGACGGAGCTTCTATAGAAGCAAAACCTTACCTTAAGGAATTAGCCAGATTAATGGAACCTTACTTGCAAAGTCCAGAAGGATTTGTGGTATTAGATATGGTCAACGATGTTCTTGGGAAGGTAACTCCGAAGAAGGAAGGTGACATCTACAAGATTGCTTATATATTAGGAATCTACACAGACTATCTGTATAACTGCAAGGCGGAAGCATGAGTACATATAGAGTATATACTGATGGGGCATATTCAAGTGCTCGTAATCAAGGCGGCATTGGATTTGTTATCCTTAAGGATGATAAAGAAGTAGCTAGATATTCTAAGATGTACAAGAACAGTACAAACCAAAGGATGGAGCAAATGGCAGCTATAGTTGCCCTTGAATCTATTACAACACCTTCAGAAGTTACCATAGTTTCTGATTCTCAGTATGTGGTCTGCACATATACTAAGAATTGGAAGAGAAAGGCGAATCTGGATTTGTGGAAAAGATTTGATGCAGCAATTGCTTTCCATACTAAGGTTGAGTTTGAGTGGACTAAAGGACACGCAGACGACCAATATAACAAGATTTGTGATAAGCTAGCACAAGAAGCTAGTAGGACTATAGAGATTACTGATTAATATATTTGTAAATTCTTCTATATGAAATACAAGAAAATGGTAGCTAACTTAGAAGCAGCTAAGAGATGGTGGGATGCTCAGCCTGAATCATTCAAGAAAGCAACTACACGTCCTGGCTCAGTTAAATGCAAATCTGTTAATAGAGGTAAATAACCACTTCGAGTTTAAGGTAAAGTAGGACTTGCGCATACCTTCATATCGTAGGTATTAAAACCTTTCTACATTGTAGATAAACCTACCGCGGAGAGGACAGTGGTGACTCTCCAACTTGACCCTATAGCTTAGTAGGTAGAGCTGCGGACTCTTAATCCGTAGACCAGGGTTCGAATCCCTGTGGGGTCACAGTAAAAGTTGAAGTAATAAAAGAGAAGTAATCCATGTTATGCCATTTGCTCGTGAGAGTAGATGGCATTTTTATTTGTCCCCATAGTTCAACGGATAGAACGAGAGTTTCCTAAACTCTAGATGAAGGTTCGATTCCTTCTGGGGATACTAATTTAACTTATTAGATTATGAGAGTATATGATGTTATAAAGACTGCAGAAGATACCTATATAAGTGAGACTAGTAGACTTATTTATCCAGGTATGTGTTGGTGCTTAAAAGTATCAGCAGTCAAGGGATTTGACTTTAAGGAGAAGAACAGAAAGGGACATCCATCTTATAAGGATTTGGTTGATAATATCCCTGAGTTTAATCCAGAGTTCCTTAAAGCTACTGAGGAGGTAAAGATGGCTGGTTTAGATTTCTGGTGGGAACACCATGATACAGAATCAAGGCTAAGAGCCTTCCAAGTATTAAAAGACATTTATAAGGATAGTCCTAAAGAATTTGAATATTGATATAATAGAGGGGATGTAGGGTTAGTAGTACCCATCATTTAAAGAGTTGCGAGCGGAAGTTATGGTATATCCTTAGGTCACGAGTAGCTATCGTGGTGTTGACAAGCGTGAAGGTATAGAACTTACTGGTCCTTCCGTATAACCGCAGGGAGGCACAAGCATTAATCTCGGAGAGTAGTATTCCTAGTCTGAAATGACGAGGGTTCCGATACGTTGCTCAATGTGATATTAAGTGTCGGAGCCAGTTATTGATAAGTTTCAACAGTACAAGCGGAACCTGAAATTAAGATTGGGAGGGTACGTGATGCCCTTAGCTGTTAGTAGGAGAACAAAAGTCGGCTAATGTGTACGTTAAGTCACTGCACATACGTTCAACGTCAATAACCGCCCTTAGAGCATTTGGTGTAACAACACACCCTCTATTCTTTAGTCCTATAGTTTAACGGATAGAATACCATACTACGGATATGGAGGTCTCAGTTCAATTCTGGGTTGGACTACAAACTTAAACAACTAAGTATGAATAAGTTAGTAAAGCTTAGGGATAAGTGGTTTCCCAAGCCTAAGCCACTAAGTGCCTTAGATGCTTATACAATCACTAAATATGGGTTAAAACTTGATAGTAGCACCTTACATCAGAAATGTATTGAAGAAATAGCTAGCTTAATGCAAGCTAAATCTGCAAGAAATTCTTATAGTTTGGTGTTCGACCTTGACGAGAATCTTCCTGAGTTGGGAATATACTTAGCTAAGTATTATACTGATTTAGGATTTAATTGCTTCGTCTTGGATAACAAGATAGATGAGAGGATTGAAACTCCTCAACTTTATCTTAGTTGGAAGCGAAAAGGCGTGTAATCGTCTGTGTTTGAAGGATATTCCTTCAATTAATTTTAATAACTTAACTACATTTATTATGGCAATTAACTTGCAAAAAGGTGGACGTATTGACCTTTCTAAGGAGTCCACAGCTAGTGTGTTTAGAATTGGTTTGGGCTGGGATGCAGCACAACCTGGTAAAGAATTTGACTTGGATGCTATGGCTATTCTGCTTGGTGCTGATGGTAAAGCTGTAAGTGACGATGCAATGGCTCTGTTTGGGCAGTTGGATGGTCCTGAAGCTATAGCTGCTACTGGCTGTATCCATCATTCAGGTGATAACCGTACTGGTGCAGGTGATGGCGATGATGAAACTATCACTATCGACACTGCTAAGGTTCCTGCCAATGTTCAGGAAATTGTAGTTCTTGTCAATATCCATGATGCCAAGAATCGTCAGCAGAACTTTGGTATGGTAAAGAATGCCAAGGTTAATCTGTATGAAGGCGCAGAAGGTAACAACGTTCTTGCTAAGTATGACCTGGAAGAAGATGCTTCTATGGATAGAGCATTGGTATTCTGCAAGCTGTATCGCAAGGATGGAGCATGGAAGTTCCAAGCTGTGAACGAGGGTAAGGGTAACTATCAGAATGTGTTACTGTGTGACATTCTGTCCAGTTATGGTATCAACGCAGGTCCAAACAATCTGTAAGCTATGATAAACTTATCTAAGGGAGGCAGAGTTAATCTGTCTAAGGATGATAACGGTAACAAGTTATCTAAAGTATTCTTTGGAGCAAACTGGGGAGCTATCAAATCTGGTGGCTTCTTAGGTTTTGGGGGAGGTACTGAGGCTGTTGACCTTGATGCTTCTGTGGTTCTTATGGATGCTAACAAGCGTAAGCTTGAAACTGTTTACTTTGGTCATAAAGACTCTAGTGACAGAGCAATCCATCACTCTGGTGATGATTTAGTAGGCGATACTAACGGAGACGACGGAATGGATAATGAAACTATCTCAGTAGAACTGGATAGAATCAGACCTGAAGTTGAGTACGTTGCATTTATCCTCAACTCATATCGTCACCAAAGATTCGATAAGATTCCTTATATGGGATTGAGAATCTATACGACAACTGACGGACGTCCTGTAACCCGTCCAAACTCCAATCCTAACGTATTGGCTAAGTATAACTTGGATAATGATAGTAAAGACCCTGAAACTACATTCATTGGTCGTGAAGCTATTGTTCTAGGCTATGCTTATCGTAAGGACGGTGAGTGGAAGTTCAAGGCTCTTGGTAACACTGGCTCTTGGCAATCTATAGGTGAAATCGAAAGGGTATTACCCAATCTTATTTAATTATTAAAACTTACAATTATGTGTAAAGTAAATGTAGAAGAACTCCGCGAAGAAATTATGGCGGATGGTGTAGTGACAAAGGAAGAAGTTGAAATGCTGTGGGAGAAGAAAGACTCTCAAGAAGGTGATACTACTTCTGAGTTTGATGCATTCTTTGCTGAAGCTGTAATGGCTTGGCTGTTGGCTGACGGTGAAATCAGTGATGAAGAGGCTCAATATCTCATTGACAAAATCAATGAAGATGATGATATTGACGACGCTGAAGATGAACTGCTGGAAAGCATCGCCGAGTGGGGAAGTGAAGAAGGACATAACGTTCCCGTTATCCTTATTGAAGCATTCCCTGATTACTTCGAAGAAGACGAAGAGTAAAAACTACACTGGTGGACATCTTGTCCACCTTTTAATAATTAAATAACTTAAAAGATGAATATAGAATTGTTAAAGGGCTTGACAGATGCTGAGGTTAATCATAGTAGAGATTGTCATGGCTCTAATGTGTTAACTCCACCTAAAAGAGACCCTTGGTACATACTTTTCCTTGAGAAGTTCAAAGACCCCCTAATTCAAATATTGAGTGTCGCTGCAATTATTGCATTGGTGCTGGGAGTTATTAAGTCGGAATATTTAGAACCTATTGGTATTATAGCTGCTATCTTGTTAGCTGTAACCATAGGATTCTTAAATGAGTATAGTGCATCTAAGAAATTCGATGTACTTACTTCAAGTTCTGATGATACACTTGTCAAGGTAAGGAGAAACGGGATAGTAACCCAAGTAGCTCGAAAAGACCTAGTTGTTGATGATGTAGTGCTGTTAGAGGCTGGAGAAGAAATTCCTGCTGATATTACAGCCTACGAATCTCATAACTTAAAGGTTAATGAGTCTGTTCTAACTGGAGAATCTAAGGCTGTTACTAAGCAACCTAAAGAGGAAGGTGAATTAAATGCCACTTATCCCTCTTGGCTATTACTAAAAGGAACTATCGTTGAAGAAGGTTCTGTAGTAGGTGTAGTCAATGCAGTTGGAGATAATACGGCATTTGGACAGACAGCACGTAAAGCTGCTGAAATTACTGACACAGAGACTCCTCTAAACAAGCAGCTCAATGGTCTTGCTGATTTAATCAATAAGATTGCATTTGGTGCTGCTGGATTCCTTATTCTTGCTTTATTAGTAAGGTACTTCTTTATAGAACAAGCTTATGTAGGACAAGACTGGATGCAGATTACTAATGACCTATTATCCTTCTTAATGATTGCAGTTGCACTAATAGTTGTAGCTGTGCCAGAAGGATTGCCTATGGCTGTAACACTAGCCCTTGCGTATTCAATGAAACGTATGTCTAAGGCAAATAATTTGGTCAGAAAGATGCACGCTTGTGAAACCTTAGGAGCAACTACTCTTATTCTCACCGATAAAACGGGCACTCTAACAGAGAATAAGATGAAGGTTGTAAATGAGGTAATGCCTAATAGGGCATATATTACTATCAATGCTCTTGCCAATTCTACTGCATATGTAGATGGCGATAAGACCGTTGGTAATCCTACAGAGGGTGCTATAATTAAGTATATGGATGCTGGGGACTTACTTGATGATATAAGGAGGGATAATACTCCTGTGTTCAGAATGGACTTCTCAAGTAAGACTAAGTTTATGATGTCCATTGTTAAACAAGGTGATGCCTTTATTTCGTTGGTAAAAGGTGCTCCCGAAGTTGTTCTTACCATGTGTAATGAAACAGTAGAAGGTGACTTACCAAGTTGTGTTTCGGAGCAGAACAAGGGACGTAGAGTTATAGGCTTTGCTTATAAAGAATCTATGACCTTAGAGGATGCTCAGAAATTGAATGGCTTCACTTATAATGGCTTCATGGCTATTGAAGACCCAATCCGTAAGGACGTTCCTGATGCAGTTAAAGCTGCAAAAGAAGCTGGTATTACAGTTAAAATTATCACTGGTGATAATCCAGCCACAGCTACGGAGATAGCTAGGCAGGCAGGACTAAGTGACAACCCAAGAGCTTTATTAGGAGAAGAAGTAGGAGACAGAATGTCAATTACTACTTTGAATAATACTGATGTATATGCTCGTACTAAACCAGAGGATAAACAAACTCTGGTTAAAATGTATCAGAGCATAGGAGAGGTTGTTGCAATGACTGGTGATGGCACTAATGATGCCCCAGCTTTAAATCATGCCGAAGTAGGTATAGCCATGAATAATGGTACGGACGTAGCCAAAGAAGCTGCAGATATTATCCTACTCGACAATTCATTCCCATCTATCATCTTAGGTGTTAAGTGGGGAAGAAGTCTGTACAAGAATATACAGCACTTCATTCTGTTCCAATTAACAATCAATGTTGTAGCTATTCTTATAGCTTGTATTGGTCCGTTTATTGGTATAGACCTGCCCTTCACTGTTACACAGATGTTGTGGGTTAATTTAATCATGGATACATTCGCTGCATTGGCTTTAGCAACTGAACCAGCTAACGATGCAGTTATGAAGGATAAACCAAGAAGTCCTAAAGCATTCATTATCACTAAACCAATGTGGTGTGAAATCTTTGGAGTTGGTATTGTATTCTTCATATTCTTAGTCACTTTGCTCTATACTAAAGCAGTATCTCTAACAGAGTTCTTTACAATATTCGTATTGCTACAATGGTGGAATCTGTTTAATGCTAGAGTGTTCGGACAAAGAAGAAGTATCTTTGATGGCTTGCTAAAGAATCCTGCGTTTGCTGGAATTGCTTTAGTTATTCTCGTTGGTCAATTCTTAATCGTACAATATGGTGGTGCTATGTTCAGAACCGAACCTCTCTCTATGGAGACTTGGGGTTTGATTTTAGCTGGAACTTCCGTCGTTACGGTTACTAGAGAGTTGATGTATCAAATAAGCAAAATTTTCAAATAGTATGGAATATTGGGTATTATACTTATGTAGTATCGCTGACTCGGTTCATACATTGTTAATGGTTCTTTCAATTGTTGGTTTAATTGTATCAGCTATCTTATTCTTCATGTCAGTATGTAGTTCACAGTGTGATGTTTGTGGCACCAGAACTTGCGTGGCTAAAGGGGTAAAGAAGTCTGGTGTAAAGAGGAAACACTTTGTAATACCTACTGCAATAGCAGCGGTGTTATGTGTACTTACTCCCTCAACTAACCAATGCTATGCCATATTTGGCGTAGGTGCAACCTTACATTATGTAAATCATAGTGAAGAAGTGCAGAAGATACCTGACAATGCAATGAAAGCTGTCAACCGATATTTGGAGTCTCTGGCTCCCAACGACTCCATACAATAGTTATAGGGGTCAATTCTGTCTACATTAGTAGATGGGTTGACCCTTATTTTTTGTAGATGTATGGTAAAGTAACTGAACAAGTCAATAAGTGAAAGGACTAAGTAAAGTTAAGGCATGGCTTGAGAAGAAGGAATTTATCCAAGTAGAACAAGTTGGAGATACCAACTCTGAATATTTTCAGTTAAGTGGATTTCCAATTACAGTTAGACTGGGTGACCATCTAGGAAGGCAGAATACTATCTCTGATAAGTATATCAATGTTTTACCAGGCAACGATTGTGATTCATATGTACTCGTGATAGATAAGACTACTAAAGTTGTAAAGTATAAAGAGTTATTAAAGGTTTTAGAGAGCTTTATTTCCCTTTATTCAATTCTTCCTGACCATCTCAAGTTTAGAGTTGAGATGAAAAAGGAATTTCAACAGAAGGAGTCTATACTAAACTCTGAGATTAATAACCTGAAAACATCTATTCAATCTTTAAAGGCTAAGATGAAAGATAAAATGAACAATTTCAGTCAGGCTATTAAGAAAGTAAACAATGACATTGTAGTCGAAATGAACAACTTGCAATGATTATAAGTAATATTATAGATTCATGGAAACATATTCCATATACTCTTAGACATTATATTGCCTTCCTCAAGACTGAGAAGAAGTATATTGGCTATTATAAGTATAAGTTTCATGATTTAGATAAAGTTCTTATGTATATTATTATCCCTTGGTTAGGCACTAAGAGAATCAAGAAAATACACAGAGCTATTAACAAACATCACATCCAAAACCATAAAGCTGCTTATGAATGTAATTATGAAGAAGCAGTAATAGATTGGGAATGTTGTCGGTTAACTAAACCTAATGAACCTATGAGTGCAAGGGAGTATTTAGAGTACAAGAAAGACACTCTCAGAGATGTACACTATGCCCATATGGACATGGTGATGAAACAATTTAACCTGTAAAGTAAATATGGTTATCGAGGAAGCTGATTTTAGAATGACATCTGGAGCAAGTGATTATTTCTGGGATTTAGAACTGCTCTATACAGTAAGACCAAAAGGTAAACCTGAGCGTCAGGAGTTTAAAGACGCAGGATTTGGTATGCCTTTAGCTACTTGTATCAGAAAGGTAATTCATCACAGAATATCTTGCAAAAGAGAAGTTGGTACTCTTCAAGAGTATGTACAAGATTATAAAGCGGAAGTAAAGAGATTGGAAGAGCTGCTCAATTCTTCTGAAGTTGAGAAGATGGTAGCTGACTCTAAACTAGCTAAATCTATAAAATCATAACTATGGCTTCGATTAAGAAATCTCCTAAGAAGGGGACAAGACGCGTACAATCAGTTAGAGTTCTGGATTGTGGCAGGTGTGGTTTGCCAACAACTCACACTCTGTATGATGCAGAGAACAAAGTCTACAAGTGTACTATTTGTGGTAGCGTAATTAAATTATAAGAATGTGTAACTCTAATTCATCAAATAAAATGAAGAAAGAAGAGAAAAAGAAGAAGGAAGAGGATTTGAGAGTTGATGTAAACAATGATGCCGAAATGGTAGCATTGGGTATTCGTAATCCACATGTAAAACCTCGTGACCCATCTGTATGGACTAAGACTGAGAAAGAACGTAGGGCTTGGAAGAAGCAGCGTCGTTTCCCAGCTCCTGACACACGTTGGGCACCTCCTACGAGAACATCACGATTTACAGGTCGTCTTATTGTCCATGTAAAGGGACTTGACAAGACTACTTATCGTCACGACTGCCCAGAAACAGATATACCTTATCTGTTGAGTAAGTACAAGAGCGAACGTAGCTCTATAGTGAGAGCATTCTGGAATGGCAAAGAAATCGACCCAGAACGTCTACTCAAACAAGCAGTATAAGCTGACTGAATATCCTAAGTTCCTATATGAAGTATCTCTATATAAGATATGGAAAGATAGGGCAGAGTGTGTAGGAAGTCAGTTCTATGCAGCTGATACACCTTTAACTATTAAGAAAGAAACTATTAGTAAAAAGGTGGAAGATTATAGGTTAGTTAAGTTTATTACTTGGCTATCGGCACCTCTAGATTACTTGATGCAAAACAACTTTAAATTAGTTACTGATGAGAGTACTAGACGCACAAGGAAATCCAGAACAAAAAGAGACTAAGCAAGGTGTTCAGACAGTGGATGCAATGCCTACTATGCAATATACAGAGAAGAACATTGATGAGAGTAGACGCACGTGTACCTTATCAAGTGTAATGGTTGAAATGCTAGTAAAGCAACTATCAGCTGAGCTGGCTAACCATAGTCTGTATAGAACCTTTGCTAATTACTTTGATGTAGAGGGATTACCCAAATTGGCTACCTACTGGCTCGGTAGGGCAGCTGAGGAATACCTTCACCACGAGTGGATTTATAAGTATTTGACTACTAATGATGCTCTATTCCAATATCCACCAGTTCCAGCTATCAAAGTAAACATAACTGACAGAGTTATGCCTTTTGCTGCTACTGTTGATAGGGAGATTGAGACTACTATGAGTATCAATAAGATTGTAGACCAGGCTCAGAAAGAGGGTGATTGGGCTACATTCCAGTGGTTGAATGGAGAGGATGAAGAGGAAGGTAGACTTGTTAAAGAGCAAGTAGAAGAAGAGTCTATTAGTAGGACTATTCTGGATATGGCTAAAGAAGAAGGCTCATGGTTGCGTAAGCAATCCACTATCCTGGCTTTCTATCGTAACCCCGATAGCTTACAGCCATCTCGTAAAGCATAAGATTGTTTAGAACTACAAAGATTAGCCTAAAAATTATCTTATAATTTACATTTTAATATGAAAAAGGTAGAATATATCGTAGACAGTTTCAAAGACTTTACTGGTGCAGAACGTCAATTCGTAATGGCTGCTGTTAGCATTCATGGTGAACCAGAAGTTTACATTGAGGAAGATGGAGATATTATTGATAATGACATGAAAGTGTTATCTATCGGAGTATCTGTATGTCGTCCCGATGATGAGTTTAATGAAACTCTTGGCAAGACTATTGCCGAAGGTAAAGCTACGAAATATCGTAATCACGCACTGTATGCTGTAGATGCTGGATTGATTAACGAAACAATGGTGAAGGCATTACTTCAGCAGGAAGCTGAATATTTCAAGGTTAATCCTGGTCGTTATCTAGCTGGATATGATAGGGATGCTGAGAAGTATCGCAGAAGTGAAAGAATTGAGAGCTATATTGACTCTCTTGAAGGAGAAGCCAAAACTACATTCAACTACCTCACAGATGCAACTGATGAGGAGATGGAAAACATGGCTGAGGCAGTAAACTACGTACTCGGTGAGTAAAAATTTACTGTGGTTAGTAATCCTATGCTTAGTAGGAGTGCTAATCTGGACGTGGTTAACTCCAACTAAGGAACCACAACCAATACCTGACTATAATGAGTTAGTTAATCATATTGACTCTCTAAATAGTGAAATAAGTTTGCTCAAACTTCAGAGAGATTCTTTACATAATGTAATAGATTCCTCTAAAGTTAAAGTTGATGTAATTAAACATTGGTATGAAAAAGAGCTTACTGATATTACTAATCAGTCTATTGCCGACGATGTGGTGTTCTTCACAGAATACCTATCCGAAGTTGGTAAATGATTCGCTAGTAGTAATTACACCTCAACAGCTAAAGGCAACTAACTTAATATTCTTGGAACATAAGAAGTTTAAACTGGAAATTCCAGAGCTTAAAAAGCAAATAACATCTTATGAAAGTTTGATTAACTCTTATGAGCGCAATGACTCTGTTAAGAATGCACAGATAAATAGACTTATGCTTCACGCACAGGCTTCTGAGCAGGTAATGCAGAATCAACTTAGAGAGATTAATAAACTTGAATCCAAGAAGAAACTCTACAAAGGGTTAACAGTTGGTGGCGTTACTGTTAGTGTGGTCCTTCTAATAACACTATTACTAAAGTGAAGTATACCGTAGGAGCAATGGTTTTATTGTTCATAGTTGTTATACATTTTTTATTTGTTATCCCAGACCTTCTACTGGTATTACTGATACTGAACGCAATAGTGAACTTAGATTGGATATCGAACAAGATTGTAAAACTGTTAAAAAGACAAGTATGAATTTCACAGACATTTTTAAAGGTAAGAACCTGGTAGCTTTAATAGCTGCTGTTATTGTGTGTGTTCTATTGTCAGTGTTTGGAGTACCAAAGATAGCTATTTATGTGGTTATGTTTGCACTCGGCTGTAACAATAAGAACTTTGCACAGTGGGTGGAAGAAAAAATCATAATTCCATTTAAGAGGTTAATGTAATCATATTATCTGGTATAGCTAAATAGGGTCTGGAGTTCATACTGGACTCAAGGTATTTCAATGGCAAAGCAACTAAGTAGTTCCTTCGATAAAGACAAGGATGGAGTTAGATATCAGCATCCAGAGCGTACCTGCAAGGATTGTGCTAAGTACCCCTGTTTCACAGGTCAAGAGACGAAAACTTGTGATTATGCCAAATACGGTTGTAGGAAATATAAAGATAAGGAAGATTAATTATTAAAATCTCAATCATTATGATAGAGTGTAACATCTACTCTGGACGTAAGGGAAGAATAGATTACCAGGAGACTGGTAACTTCGAATCACTATTGGAGGCAGAACTCTATGCACAGGAAATTTCTGAGATGGATGCTAATGAATATGGCTATCCACTTGAAGAATGTGAATGGTTAGCTGTAGAAACTGCTACTGATAACATTCCTTACGATGAACGAGTAGGAGTGATGTATCTGAATTAAATGGAAACAATCCATGCCAAGTTGATAACCTTACGAGAAGATGTGGGTGGTTATATAATCTATGTCTTCCAGAATTTAGCTAATGGGGCTTATGAAATGATAACTCGATTACCTAGGTGGGAATCTCCAGTTCTCAAGATAGGTGATGTGGGGTTTTTAAAGTACAATGAAGTAATAGCTGGTGAGGATACTTGGTATGACAGAGAATCTGGTCAGAAAGTTCCTTACCGCTTTACTGGAGTTTATTTTATAGACTTTGTTTATGAGAAACCAGCGGAATCAGATTTAATATTGTGAAATAGATAGATGAACGAACAAAGAGATTATTTTATATGACAAAGACTTAATATAGAATAACAATATGATGAAGGAAAAATTGGCTGCCGCTATTGCTAAGAAGAATAATGACATTAACACTTTCGTGTGGAAAGGTCGCAAGGTTGAAGTAAATGGACAACTCGTACAAGAAGAAAAGAAACTTGTTGATTGTTCTGAGAAAGAACTAAGAACGTTCTATAACCATTGTGAATCTATGCTGTATAATGACAGCAAAGAATATCCAGGTCGCTATGTCCTGTTGGACATTATTAAAGACCAAAGAGAAAGATGTAATACTGAATTATTCCTTCGCTGGTTAGAGCAAGATAGAGGTATTCCAAGATTTACATTCCTGCCTTCGCTGAGAGTGTTCCTTGATAACAACAAAGGTATTGATACCAAGGAAACATTCATCTCTGAGGCTTTGGTTGGGGACTGTCCTGCGGAGTTCGCGAGACTTCCTATTGACGTTGTCCTCGAAGGCTGCCTTGATAAGTTGGGTAAATTTAACAAGCAGCACATAACATTAACATTTATCTTAAAACAAGGTCTATGGTTTACGCAGCAGGAATCTAAAGACCTGACCGAGAAAACTCCTAATGGAGAATATCGTGAAAAGGCTGAGGTAGCAAGAGAACGCCTTGGCTTGAATCCTACTGCAAATCTGTATATGACGCCGAAAGGTTTGTCATTCACTCAACTTCGTGCAATGGTAAACCTTAAGAGTAAGAAATACTCTGAACTTACTACTGCTCAACTGGAAACATTGAGAAACAGAATTCTGTTCTCTTTGGAAGATGAGGTTAAATTCCACATCAATCAGTGGGAAACCCGTAAGAACCAAATCAAAATGGTTTGTGATGCTAAAGGATTTACTCTTTAACATCTATACCCATCTACATTGGTTCTACATTTATACTCCTGAGTTTTACTCACTCATTATAGGGGTTTTGTTTACATAGCTATCAATAGAATTATAGAGTAAATTCAAGGGTAAAATTGATAGTATATGGCAGACTTGTTTGGAAATCTAAGTAGAACAGAACGCCAAGAACAAGGTGTTCAACGATGGGTAGATAACAAGTTGTGTGGGACACTTAATTGGGCAACTGGAGTAGGTAAAACTAGAGGTGGACTAATGGCTATTAGTAGGTTTCTAAAGAAGAATCCAACTAAATCTGTTATTGTAGTTGTGCCCAGTGAACCTATTCAGAGGCAATGGAATCAAGAACTAATTGATTGGAACTTATTCCAACAGTGTTCAGTTAAGACCATGAATGATACATCTACTAACAAGTACAGCTGTACTCTATTAGTTATAGATGAAATTCATAAAGTGGGAGCACCTACACTGCTGAACATATTTAAAAACGTCCAATATACAGTAATCTTGGGGTTAACTGCGACCTTCGAGAGATTGGATGGTAAAGATGAAATTATAAGCAAGAAGTGTCCGATTGTGGATACCATTTCTGTAGAGGAAGCCATAGAGAATAAATGGCTCGCTGATTACCGAGAATATGAGGTGCTTATTGAGCCAGAAGATATTGATGTCTATAAAGAGGTCAATAAAGAGTTCTATGAACATTTCTCCTTCTTTAACTATGACTTTAACCTTGCCATGAAGTGTGCAACTGACTGGAAGCGAAGAGCAGAGTTAGCTAAGGAAAGATGTAAAGAAGACCAGAGCGAAGACTTTAAAACTGTTAACAAGCAGATTTTAGTTCATGCTATGGGATTTAGTAGAACCTTACAGGCTCGTAAGAAATACATATATAATCATCCTAAGAAAATTGAACTTACCAACTTAATCCTAGAGAATAGGCAGGACAAGAAGTGTATAACTTTTAGTGCTACTATAGCTATGGCAGAGAAAATTAAGTATGGTGCTGTGTATTCTGGTAAAGATTCTGCCAAGAAGGGAAGAATGAGTTTACAAGAGTTTGTGCAGCAGGATGGTGGAGTACTAAACACTGTTATGAAGTTGAATGAGGGTTTTAACTGTCCTGACATTAGTGTTTCAGTTATATTAGGCTTCAATAGTAGTTCCACTACTAAGAAACAGAGAGTGGGTCGAGTTATCCGACAAAAGGAGGGAAAGGTTGCTGAAGTATTTACCTTAGTTCTTAAGGGGACTGTAGAGGAAGAATGGTTTAGAAAGTCTACCAATTCTGGAAGATATATTCCAATAAGTGAGGAAAATCTTATAGATGTTCTTCAAGGAAGACCATTTAATCCTAAGAAGAAAAAGCAAACTAAAATGATATTTAGATTCTAATGTTTGAAGTAACTTATTGTGACTTCTCTGACAAAATTACAACAACAAAAGTAGATGCTGTGCAATTTCTACATCTATTGGAGTTGTTTGCGACAGAGATAAGTTTCAAAGCTCTAAGTGTAAGCTATCAAGGTAAACCTATTGATTGTGATAGGTTATTACGCAGTTTAAAGTTTACATAAGATTCATTTGGTAATTTAAGAGATTTTTAGTATCTTTGTACTCTTAACACGGTAACAAGATGACAACAGAAAGAATGTTAGAACTCATTATTCTTAACAAATTCATGGACAGATATAACAATATGTCTCCGCAAGTTAAAGCACTTACTTGTGAAAAAATTCGTATATCTGAGATGGAGGAGAGAAGACTTATGTTAGAAGAAGAGTTCTTAGACCCGTATGTAATTGACAACGCTGAGAAATCAGAATAAACACTTTACAGTTAGTAGATTGTTAGTTATTGGCTAATGATTTATTTAATTGGAAAAACTAAGTTTAACAGTAGATAATCAGTTAGTAATGATGGAGAAGTATAGACTTACGGCAGAAGAAGTTTTACTAATTGATTTATTATTTCTAGCTAGTATAGAAGAAGGGCATAAAGAATATCTAGTTAAGTATTTTACTATGCCTGTAACTAGAACAGACCTTCGAGACTTATTACTAAGTCTTCAAGCTAAGGGAATTATCACCAAATCATATAAAGTTCCCGATAAGGGTCAGAAGTTTGACCCTGAATGTGTCGTATTCAATCAGAATTTCCTTAATAACTATAGGAAGTTTAGTGGAGATTTGGGAGCAGAGTTCCTAATGACCTATCCCCATAATGGGGTTATTAATGGCGTAGAGGTTCCCCTCAATAACTGGGCTAAGAAATTTAGTACAGAAGAGGAGTTCTATTATGCTTATGGTAAATCTATAGGCTGGAAGCAAGATAAACACAATGAAGTTCTTGAGCTTATCAGATGGGCAAAGGATAATAACTGTAATCTACTTAACATGAACATCGCTGATTTTATGATAAGTAAGATATGGCAGAATATTGCCGAACTCAAGAACGGAGATGGTATTATGCGGTTTGATACTATCAAGAGTATTTAATGGGGTTAATAACTAAGAATTTAAAAGAGTTAATTGATAGAGGTAGAAGGGGAGAAAACCATGCCTTATCAATGGGACTCCCAAAACTAGAGAGATTTGTAGATGGAATAGCACAGGAGACATATTATCTGATAGCTGGAGGTACTGGCTCAGGTAAGACTTCGTTTGCATTACATTCCTTTATCTATAAGCCTTTAATGGAAAATATTGACAATCCAGATTTCCATATTATATATTTCAGCTTGGAAATGACTGCTGAGCAACTGCTTGGCAAACTTCTATCTATTTATATATATGAAACATTTGGAGTTGAATTATCCTTTAAAGAATTACTTTCTAGAAGTAAGGATACCACTCTGTCCGATATGGACTATGAATTAGTATGTCAATCCTTAGAGATGCTTGATAAGATTGAGTCTCACATGATTATATATGATAAACCATTAAACAACCAAAGAATGGTAGAGTTCCTTATGGAAACTCTTAAACAATTTGGTAAGTTTGAAGGTGATAAATATACTCTGTTTAGACCTAATCACATCATTCTTGCAGTATTAGACCATATTGGTTTAGCTAGACCTTCCATTGGTAACACCAAGAAGGATGAAATGGATGCTATGTCTTCTTCATTGGTTTCGTTTAGAAATAAATGTAAGATTAGTCCTGTAGTGGTAATGCAGGTGAATAGAGGTTCCTCCAATGTAGAGAGAAGGAAGTTGAACTTCCAGGAACTCCAGTTGGACGATTTAAAAGGAACTGGTAATCCAGCAGAGGATGCCAATATAGTGATGGCACTGTTTTATCCATTTAGGGAGAAGATGTCCACATATAGAGGATATGACATAAAACAAATTGGAGAGAACTTTAGAAGCGCAGTAGTATTAAAGAATAGATGGGGCGCAGCTGATATTGCTGTAGGTCTTGGATTCTATGGTAAAACTGGCTTGTTTAGAGAGCTTCCAATTGCAACCAAGATTACAAACTATGAGAAGTATAGCACCCCTGATTGGGTACTTTCTGACTCATTAGAAGATTCATGCCAAGAGATTGAAGAACAACAAGATTCTAGTAAGAAAATGACTTTAGTTCTATAGTAAATGGCAGCAGAAACTATTGCGATTGTTGGTGAAAGTGGTACTGGTAAAAGTACCTGTTTAAGAAATTTGAACCCAGAAGAAACTTTCTTGATTTCTACTACTGGTAAGCCTTTACCTTTTAAAGGATATAAGAAGAAGTATAAAGAGATAAAGAAAGAAGGTTCTGAATGGGTGGGTAACTATTATGTAAGCTCTAAATATGACAAAATCATAAACATCTTGAAGATTGTTAATCTAAAGATGCCTCACATTAAGCAAGTCATTATTGACGATTGGCAATATATGTTGAGCTATGAGTTTGTAGATAGAGCTACTGAAGTTGGTTACACTAAGTTTACTGAGTTGGCTCAGCACGCTATGGAAGTGCTTAGGTATTCAGAATCTATGAGGGATGATTGCAAGATGATATTCTTAACTCACAGTGAGAATGTCGGCGATGCTATGAATCCTAAATATTCAATCAAGACTATTGGTAAGTTATTGGCAGAAAAGGTTACTCTGGAAGGTCTATTCACCTATGTATTCTTTACTAAGGTGCAGGAAGGTGATTCTGGCAGGATGGAGTATAAATTCCTTACTAATACCGATGGGGAGTGTGTAGCAAAGACTCCGATGGGTATGTTCGATGAATTGTTAATTGACAATGATTTGAACGAGATTATAAAGGTAATTGATGCTTATAACAACGACGAGGAATGATTATAAAAATGATGATTACCTTTGACTATAATCCTGATACAAAGGAGTGTGTACTTCTAAAGCAGGAGCAGGTCAAAGAGAAAGCTCAGAAAACATCTACTAAGGCTGAGGAAGCAGAGGAGTCTGCTGAACCTCAGATTACCTTAGAATCTAACAAATATGTCCTTAATAGGGCAGCCGCATCCTTAATGGGTGTAGAATGGGAGAACAGGTTGGATATTAAATATCAACCTATTGAGAAGGGCGGATTAATGTTCCCAATTATAGGAACTGACACTGCCTGGAAGACCAAATCTGGTAACAAATTAACTAAGAGCCTCACAGTAAGTTGTAGAGGTAATGCAAACGATTTATTGTCCAAATATGGAGATACATTCACTGTAACCCCGTGGAAGGGACATGAAGGCTTGTTTGTGTTAATTGGCAACAAGGATAGGTCTGAAGAGCCTGTAACAGAAGATAAGAATATAAAGATTAAAGAAGATGAAAACCCAGTGGAAGATTTACCATTGGACACTACCCTAGATAATGATGAAGCATATGAGATAGATGACTTATCATTTGAAATTTAATTTTTATATATTATGGCAGGAATGACATTCAATCTAAATAACGTTAAAGGCACAGCAGTAGTAAGACTGAAAGCTTGGGGTATCTATGATGTAGTATTCAAGGGTATCGAGTTGTCTAAAGGAACAAATAAGGAAGGTAACGTGTGGAAAGCTATGAAGATTAAGTTCTCTGGCGACGAAGGTATCTTCGAACCGCTTATCTTCTGTCCTGGTGACAATGGTGCAGAACGTGTTACTGGTGAAACTGGTGGCAAGAAGTGGGAGCTTCCTTCTGCTTTGGAACAACTTCAGTTCACTATTGCTCACGTAATGACCAACCTAGCTCCTGAAATGATGGAGAAATTCTCTAAGGCTGCAACTGGACTTTCATTGCCAGAAGACTTTGAGAAATTGGTTGAAATCATGAATAAGGCTTTGGCTAAGTCTCTTAACAAGCACACTAGATTGAAGTTAATCGGTAATAGCAAGGGTTATGCATCTCTACCTAGCTTTGTTAGCATTAACAAGGAAGGTGAAGCTTATATCTCTAACAACTGGTTGGGAGAAACAGTAGCTTTCTCTGACTATGAAGTTAAGAAGATGAATGAGCAGAAGAATGCTAAACCTACTGAAGTACAAGATAATGTAGATGCTACTGACGATGCAGCAGCAGGTAACGAAGACCTTGATTTTGAAGTATAATAAATAATTAGTAACTTTGTGGTTCTAATACAAACATATGAATTAATATGAAACTTGAATTTGAACCTACGATTACTAAGCAATATTTATTAGACAGAGCATCTCAAGAAACATATCTCGAATATTACTTAGGCATACCTGTTAAAAAGGGTTTGTTTAAGTCACCTTTGAGAGCAGACAATAATCCCACCTGTTCTTTTTATAGGAACAAGAGTGGAGATATTGTTCTGAAGGATTTTAGTGGTGCATTTTATGGCAACTTTATTAGTGTAGTCATGTACAAATATGGCTTAACCTATTATAAGGCACTAAGAATGATTGCCAATGACTTCGGTTACATTAAACATCCTAAACTTAAAAAGAATCCCAAACCTGTTACTATTAGTACTAATGAACTCAAGGAGTGCAAGGAGGCTAATATACAGGTAGAAATTCAAGAGTTCTCTAAAGAGGAACTTGAATGGTGGATGCAATTTGGTATTACAGAGAAGATTCTGAAGAAATTCAGGGTCTTCTCTTGTAAGACCGTATTTCTAAATGGTAATTTCTTTACAACATCATCTAAGAGTTGTCCAATATTTGGATATTATAGAGGTAAGAATGAGAACGAAACAGAACTGTGGAGAATCTACTTTCCTTTTAATAAGAAGCACGAGCTAAGGTTTCTATCTAATTGGAAGTCTTTTCTATTGCAGGGTGCTAAACAACTTCCTAAAGAAGATGATGTCTTAGTAATAACTAAGAGTCTAAAGGATGTAATGACACTGTATTCTCTCGGAATAACAGCCATAGCTCCAAATTCTGAGAATCTATTCCTAACTGAAAGTCAATTCTCTAAATTGAAGAGTAGATTTAAGAGGATTATTGTATTCTATGACAATGATTTAACTGGTCTTCATAATATGAATAAGATTAGAAAGTCATTTGATGTAGAATGTATGTGGATTCCTCGTAGTTATGGAGCCAAAGATATATCAGACTTTCATAAGATGTATGGACGAGAGAAAACTTTAGAATTGATAGAATATGCCAGAAGAAGTAGCAGAAAAGCCGAAGAAGAAACGTAATGGTGCATATGCCAGACGTAAGGGAAACAATTATGAGTTGAAGATTATTAAGGAGCTTACAGAACTAGGATATGCTGGACTTAAATCAGCTAGGTCAGAATCCAAGAACTTGGATAATGATAAAATTGATATAGCAGAAACTATAGACCATCTTCCATGTTATGTACAATGTAAATGCACTAAGAACACTCCTTCGATTTCGGAAATCATTAAGTCATGTCCTCGTAAGGATAGACCATTGGTGATTGTCTGGAATAAACAAATTGATAAAGAAGTCAATATGGCTTCTGATGGACAGTATGTTATGATGTCCAAAGAGTTCTTTTATGATTTAATAAGAAAGAATTAGATATGAACATATTAGCAATACCAGTACAATCTATTAGTGACCTAATTACTAATAGCTCTTCTGAGGTATTTATCTTGGATACTGGAAAGACGTGCGAGGAAGTCAATGACATCCTCAAAGGATTTACCTCTGGGTTTGCTTATCCAGAGGTTTTTTCGTTAAAGGATTATCGTGAGTGGCGTAAAAAGCTTCGTAGTGGTGAAATAGAAGAGGGTTGGAGCTATCCTGGAACTATATTTGAAATAGCTAATGGTTGGCTTAAAGACCCAGAAGACGAGGAGGATGTTCTTGAAGTTAGAATGAACTTCTTATTTGAACCATTCGAAGTCCATGATTATGGAAATGGTATGATAGCCCGTGGCTATAGCTGTGACTATAAGGAGCCTATTCATGATGCCTTTATTGAGTACTTGAACAATAACTGGGATAAAGTCAATTATGATATTAACCGAGTTCTTGCAGAGGAAGAAGATGATGCTGTAGATTGCATTGATTGGAAGACTCTACACAGACATAGTTATTGGTTTAAGAATGCTCTCTGGGATATCTCTAAGGAATTCTTAAAGAGCTATGATGGACCTAAACCTACAGTATGGGAAATTAGTAAGGCTGAGGATGTGAGAAGGCTGGATGGTAAGGTATTGGTTGTAAGTAACGATGATAACAGTATCCCTTATGATACTTGGGACAAGATTAATAGTTTATTCAATGGTTGGAATATACATTTAGGATGAAATTTAGACTACAATCTTTAAATGACGTAGTAACCAACAGTAGTATGGAAGTGTATCAAGAAGCTACACAATATACTGTTGATGCAGTAAAAGATATTATTAATGTAATTTTAAAGATTGGAGGTTCAGACAAGTCTTGCGATGATTTGTTCACAGTTAGTATTGACTATAGTGATATGCTTGAAGATTACTTCGAACGCTGCATTGATAACGAGGATATTGATGAAGAGTACAGAGGTATGATTGAAGAGGTTAGAAATCGTAAAGATGAGGATGGACACTATATAAGTGATTCCGAAGCATATCAGGAACTTGTTAAGATGGGCTTAGTGGGTGATGTATTAGAAACTATCGAGGAATTTACACGTAACTTCGACAGTGATTGGAGGTATCCTACAACTCAAGTATCTATTATCCCTAAGAACAGTGATAAGAAATCCGATGCAGCTATATTGAACAAAATAAATGATTTGTTCTGTGTTGAAGCGTGCTACAACTAAGTATTATCTGATTCCAATTCAGTCATTCTCTGATGTAATAACAAATAGTTCTTCTGAAACTTACGTAGTCGATACTTCCTATACTGCTAAAGCATTACAAAGGGCATTAGAGGCAATACATAAACAACATGAGGATGCTGAATATTACTCTGGAGAATGCTGTGGTATTGAGGTAAGTGACTTCAAAGAGTTTTGTAGGGAGTCCTATATGTACGAAGACCATGATGAGTATGGTGTTCCATTCCAATCTAAGGAAGAATACCTTGCTTGGGTTTGGGAACTCCCAGTAAACGTTCTCAGAGAGTGTTTATTCGTCCGAGTTGATTACGGGTTTAGTTATGTAGATAAGTTTTTAGTAGAAAATTTTAAGTGCATATCTTCTGACCATGAAAGACCAAAGGACGAAGAAGGGCGTATTGTTAAGTATTAATATCCAATCGTTCTCAGATGTAGTTACTAATAGCTCATCAGAGATATTCTGTACTATTACTGGAAATGACTTGGATTCTATCTATGAGTTGCTAAAACCTCTATTTCCGTCATCATATGGTTATTCTGATATGGAACCAACCTTATACATGGAGGATGGTGTTATTACCTTATGGATTCCCTATGGTGAGCAACCTGTAGACTTTTATAGGGCAGGATTAGAAGCAATACTTGACAAACACTTTAAAGATAACTATAAAATAGAGTATGAATGAAAGATTGGACAAGCTGGGGAACTAAAATAAGAGAGTTCTCCTACTACAATTATAAGGCTATATGGGGTAATTTGAAGACTATTCGAGTAGGTACTGGAGTAGCTAGAGAATTACCTCCTAACATGGCTGAATTTTATGATGTTGGTATTAATACTGTATGTAATGCTGAATGTGACTTCTGTTACGTATCAGCAGGACATGGAGGAGTTAATTATCCCAACATATGTGAAACCTGGAAAAAATGGATGGATATGTATGGTACTATCTCTAAAGATGAGATTACATATACTAACAAACCGTTCCAAATAGCTATTGGTTCAACTGGAGAACCAACTATGCATCCAGATTTCTGTGAGTTCCTCGAAACAGTATTTAATACTGGAGTAGTTCCTAATTACACTACTAATGGTCTTATTTTAGCTAGAGACAATGTTAAGGGAGGAGAAATCCTTGCTTATACTAAGGAATATGTTGGTGGAGTTGCAGTTAGCTTGGGTAATCCAAGTATAAGACTTCAAGCACATAGGGCTATTAATAAGCTATTAACGTGGGGTGATACGAATGTAAATATCCATCATATTATATCTGATAAGGTGTCTGTAGATGAGTTCTATGATACTGTGGTTAGATATGGTGATAGTATTTACTATCATGTATTGTTACCTTTAATGCCTTCTGGAAGAAGTAATAAGGGTATTGAGCCTGGTGTGTTTGAATATTTAGAGGATGTAATTCAAGAACATGATATAAAGAATGCAGCATTTGGTGCACACTTTGTAGAATACTTGAAAACCTCTAAGATTAAGACACATCTCTATCCACCTGAATCGTTAAGTAAGAATGTTATTCTTACTAAGGATAAGGTACAAATTACTCCAAGTTCCTTCAATCTTAATCCTATAATGACTATTAACTTATGAGTCTACCTATTGATTGGGAACTATTAGGGTATGTGAAAGGGTTATTTCCGTTTAGTACAGATAGAATACAATCTATCTCTAGAGAGGATAGTAAGCTATTTATTGCTACTGATGATGATAGACGCTTTATACTGAAACTAGTCGAAATTGGTCCAGTTATGGAGAAGTTTAATAACAATATAGGTGAGCATCAAACACTCTTCTATATTAATCCAGAAACTAAAGAACCAGTGTTTAGGAATAAGACTGCATATGAATCAGAGAAAGAAGCTATTCATGCTGCTATGGTTATTAATGTGCAGGATAAAACTATTCATAAAAGACAGGCTTATAAGTGTAGCGTGTGTCATAAGTGGCACGTAGGTAGAGGGAAAACCATACTCACAGATGAAGACAAAAGGAAACTTAAAATTAAGCATAACATTCGATGACAACTTATCTACTCCCTTGTTGTGGGGATAGTTATTGCTGGATTGAGAAAGTACGTGCAAGAAACTTCTCCGATGCTCAGCAAAAGTTTATTAATGCTTTCATAGAAGATTACGAGAATATTGATGTTCCTTCCGATTGGGAGGACTTAATCAAGATTCTAAACACTCAAGCAGATATAGTAATTGGAGACATTTATGACATAGAAGAGTTTTGAATCACGAAGAGGCAACTCTCAATGGTAAGAGGTACGAGGATTACATATTTCCACTTATATGGGCAATTATGTTCCCTGGCACTAAGCTTGGTAAGTCAAATGCATATCAGAATATGCACTACCACTACGATTATTGGTGGAAGTGCTATAATAAGGGTAAGTGGAGGTATTACAAGCTAGAGGTCAAGTATAAGTACAAAGGTTGGGGAGTTTATGTTCTATGGGAACTTCTCAATGTAAATGGGGATGCTGGCTGGGGCTTAGGTGAAGCCGACTTTATTGTATTCGGTGCCAAGGACGGAATATATGTAGTTAACAGAGCCAAAGTAACAGCTTATATATGTAAAAAGTTAGGAATACAGCCTGATGTTAAATCACTAAGAGAAGCACAGTCTTGTTTATTTGATGGTGCTCCCTTATGGAAATTATGTCATAGAATATCTAGACCTAACGAACGTACTATAAAAATACCATTTGAGGAATTTATGACTTTCGTTTCTCCATTCTTCTTAAGTCGATACAAGGAAAATGAGAATAGGTTTAGATATTGACGATTGTCTGGCTGACTTCTGGGGAGCATATTGTAAGTATTTTGATACTGAGCACAACCCTAAAATGTTGGAAGACCACATTATAACACGTAATGTACAGCAGATTTTAAGTAAAGACAGAGATTTTTGGTTGAATCTTGAAGTTAAGAACAGACCCGACTTCATACCTGAATTGTATTGCACTAAACGTGTAAACAATAAGGCATGGACTAAGGAATGGTTAAGACGTAATGGATTCCCTGACAGACCAGTCTATCAAATGATTTATCAGCATGGAAACAAGGCTGATATGATTAAAGGTAGAGTGGATATATTTATTGATGATTCACTATCTAATGTGTTAAAGTGCCAGAAGTCTGGTTTACCTGCGCTGTTATTCCACACAGAGAAGACAGCCGACTTTCCTATGTTTAAAGTATTCTCATTGAACAAAGACGAGATAATTGACTCATATCTGTTTATGAAGAAATATGCATAAGAATGTTAAACTGACACCACTTCTTGACACTATACAACTCATTGAGATGAGTGACGAAGAATATTTTAGTGATAAGTGGGCTGATTATATAAGCAACTCAAAACTTGCTTTAATAAATCCAGACCAAGACGGAAGTCCTCAAATTTATAAAGAGGGACTAAGTAAACATCCTAAATATTCTGACTCTCTTGTATTTGGTTCAGCAGTTCACGAATTAGTATTGCAACCTGAAAGCTTTAAAATAATTAATAATGTTGATAGACCCACTGCTAAGATGGGAGCTATGGCGGATGAACTATTTAAGACGTTCCTTAGTAATAAAGGTACTGTATCTGATAAGGATATTATAGCTGCATCTGACAAAATTGATTATTACAAAGGCAAGATGGACGAGGCTAAGATTGAGAATGTTAGAGACAAATGTATAAATTATTGGTGGGATAGACGAGATTGGGAGTCTGAGCATACGAACTCAGATAAAGAGCCAATTTATCTTGACCCCAAATCTAGAGAGAAGTTACAACTTTGTTTGGCTTCGGTAGAAGCTAATAAAGAAGTGCAAAATCTATTACATCCTAAGGGAATGTTCGAGGAGCCTATCTCCATGAACGAAGCTGCCCTATTTATGGATGTGAAGGCTGAACATGAGGGTAAGGAAGTTATCCTTAAACTCAAAGGTAAGCTAGATAATTTCACCATTGATACTGAAACTGGAGAAGTAGTTCTTAATGACTTAAAGACTACAGGACACTGGTTGATTGACTTTGGTGATTCATTTAAGAAATACCATTATAATAGACAGATGGCTATGTATGCTTGGATGCTACGTTCTTACGTAGAAAAGCAATATAACATGAAACCATCTAGTCTGATGGCGAATATGCTTTTAGTTTGTACCGTACCAGATTTTAGAGCTGGAGTATTTAGGGTTACTAATGGTGAGATTCGTAAAGGTTTCTTAGAATTTAAAGATTTGCTACAACGAGTAGCATATTGCGAACTATATGACTAATTCTTCTTATGGAAGCATGGAGTCCATCGTATCAAGACCTTGAAAAATATTATCAAGAATATTTTAGCTTGGGGAACTTAAATTGTGATATTGGCAGTAAGTTTGCACTTATTTCCTTAATATGCTTTCTCACTAAGCAGGCACGAGTTAAGAATCCCGATGCTACTTGTTATTTGGTAATAATGAAGATAATTGATAATGAAGTATCTCAGCACGACCTAAAATTTATTAGGGGTTTGTCTGTTGTTTGTACAGACATGATGAAGCACTGTGATGAGTTCCTAACATTTGATATGAAGTCTTCTAAGGAAATGGTCAGCAAGATTAAAGAGATTTTACACACTTATTTACCATTCTAATGACAGAAAATCAAGTAAATTCATGGGGAGATAAAATCTCCATGAGGTATGAATCAAATCAGAAGATTATTGAAATTCTATCTAAGTTGGTAGAGAGGTTTCCTCAGTGGAGGTTTCAACAAATCTTGCAAAATGTAGATATTGCCTCCAGGGATGGAGAGGATTTGTTTTACGAAGAGAGTTATGATACTCTAACTACATTAATCAATAACCCAACAGTTAGTGCAATTTTATCTCAAACTGACAATTAACACTTTTTAAGGGTTGGCAGTTGCACAGTCAGGTAAAATGTAGTATCTTTGTATCACTTTCCTCAAGGGAAATATAGAGATTATAATTCAAATTTTTAGATTATTTAATACTAAGACTACTTGGTCAATCCAGATTAAAGTAGTATCTTTGTACTATAGAAAGTTACAAGATTAGACGTATGAAATAATGTTTTAACAATTTTGAATTATGCAAGCAATGAATTTTAAGAAAGTAGAAGTAAAAGGTTTCACAAAACAAGAAGCAATCGCAGAAGCACCATTCCAAGTTATTCGTGATGCAACTCAGGCATGGAAGACTGCTGGTAAGCCAATCGCTGAGAAAGCGTTGAAAGAGTTCTGTGCTGAATATCTAGCAAAGCACACTAAGTATGCTGCTGGTATTGGCTGTTCTATCACATTTGAAGCAGGTTCTGCTGATACACGTGAGCGTCCTTACACTGTAAAGGATATTAAGAACGAGAAGGGTAAGAGAAAGTATAAAACTGGTTATCAAGGTATTAACCCTGCAACTGGTGAAATTCTATTCACTAACTTCGAGACAAAGAACAAGGCTAAGGAAGTAGCTAAGGAATTGTACACCAAGAAAGATTACAAGGGCGACATCTTCTGCAAATACATCAAAGATGTGGTTGAGGGTGAAGTTGGTGCGTTTGAAGTTAAGTACACTCCATCTAAGAGTGCTAAACAAGGAACTTACATCTGCTTTGGAGTTGAAGCCTAATAGACTTCTACAACTTTAAATATCAAAGGGATTATCTTATGAAAATAAGGTAGTCCCTTATTTTTTTATAATAGATTTGTAGACTACCAAGATGATTATTTTTAAAGGCGTAACTGCTATCTAATTTAAACATCTAACGATGAAAGAACAGACTATTATTAAACTTACAAATCACCTCAAAACGGTACTTGCAGATAATATCAGTATGAATGCCTATTCTGAAAAGATAGGCTTACCTACTAGCTACTTCTGTATGAAAAGGAAAGCGGTAGAACAAGCTAAAGAAGCTGGAACTATCTCCGATGAAGATTATAATACTATTATGGATTTATTCGGACAGATAGATGCTAGACCAAGAATAAGAGCAACTAAGAAAGAATCAACTCCTGATTTATTTCAGGATGATGCTGTCTTTAGTGATGCTGAATTAGATACTGATGATACATCTAAGGTTTCCATTGAGAGGGATGAGGAAGGTAAAATAGTTAAGTATGCGTTCACTGTCTATGTAAGAGATAGACAACCTATTATAGGTTCATTCAGTAGAGATGAAATGAACTTGGTATATAGGTTGTACTCTAACTATGGTAGTGGAATTACACAAAGGGAAGTTTCAAGAGTATTCCCAGAATATTCTTTAGCTGACTTTAAGAGGATTCTTAGGGCATTTAGTATTACTAAAGCATCAGCCCCATTTGCTCCACATATTATTGAGGAGAATGACAAGAACAAGTTGCTAGAAATGCAATTTAGGGAGAAGGAGAATGACTTCTTAAGAAGCTATGAAGTTGAAAAGGTTAAACAAACCGAGAATCAACTCAAAAGATATATGAAAGAAAATCAAGACCTTAAAGACCAACTCCAGGATATGTCTGGGTTACTTGATGGTATTGATGTGTCAAATCTTCCCAAATTCACTCCTACTGCTACAGGTAGAGAGGATAGAGATTTGATTATTTGGTTATCTGATATGCACATTGGAGCATCCGTGTCTGGATATTCTATTTATGCCAATGAGTATAACCAAGAAGAGGTCGAGAGTAGACTTCAGAAGCTAATTGACCAAATAAAGAAAGAATCTCTAATGTTTGGCAACTTCTATAATGTAGTTGTATGTAATCTAGGTGATTCTTTGGACGGATATGATGGTCAGACTACAAGAGGTGGGCATCAACTAGCTCAGAACATGAATAATAAGGAGCAACTCAAATGCTTCATTGAAGTAATGACTGGGTTTATGACTACTCTTGCAGAAGAGATACCTTGTAATAATCTATCTTATTACTGTGTGGGAGAATCTAACCATGATGGAGATTTCGGATATTCTGCCAATATTGCACTTCAGTATATCTTACAAAGTATGGATATTGAAGCTACAATATTTGAGAAGTTTATTGGTGAGTTTAAGCTAAATGACACAACATATATCCTGTGTCATGGCAAGGATAACAAGGATATGTTTAAGAACTTACCTCTCACTCTTGATATTAAGACAGAAAACTTTATCAATGAGTATCTTGACAATAAAGGAATTAAAGGCAGTGTAGTCTTTGTAAAAGGAGACTTACATCAGTCTGCTACTACCTATGGAAGAAGGTTTACATATAAATCTGTAAGCTCTCTATTTGGTAGTTCTGAATGGATTCACAAGAACTTTGGTAACACACCAGCTGCTTGTGATTATTCTATTGTAGATGAAAATGGAAATATGCTAGATGGCAGAATTACACTACAATAAAATTGCATATGGAAATAACATTAGACGAGTTATTGCAAGGAAAGGCAACCAGAATCAAAGATAAAGCATATTTTCCAACTGAGGCTTATGTAGAGCCATTCTTGGAAACTATGTCTAAATTTACTTCTGATTTCAGAGTACAAGTTAAACTCCCTGACCAAATCACCAGAACTATTACTGGTGAATATAACACAGATGATGTAACCTATAATAGGGTACTTATTGAGGCAGTAATGCCTGATGAATATGCATGGGATAACCATGATGAAGTTATCGGATTCCTATATGGACTAGATGTTCGTAAGCCGATAGTAAAGATGTATAGAGGTGGTCTTAATAGGGCTTGTACCAATCTATGTGTATTTGACCCTTCTTTCATCAATATTCAAGAATTAGAGCCTGAGAAGGCTATAAACTACAAGCCAGTCAAGAATCTGATGGAACAAACATCTGATTTGAAATTATGGTTGAAGACTCTCCATGAAACAGAATGGGAGAGAACTGTACCAGCTATTGAATCTAACTTAGGTAAGTGGATGAGAAATGCAATCTCTCAACACTGTGACTTGGGTTATGGCAAGGTTAAGCTAGGTACTAAAGAAGTCATTGACGCTTATAAATCGTTGTTTGTGGACAATAAGTCCAAGTATTATGTTAAGGAAGATGAAGATGTCAATATGTTTAAGGTTTACAATGCATTTACTGAGCTAATTAGCAATGATGGTGGAAAAGATATCATCAATAAGGCAGAAAAGACCTTATTACTACGTACAATCTTAGACTTTTAATTAATTAATGCTAGTAGTAAAACGAAACAAGACAGTACAGCCCTTTGACTGGGGTAAGATTGACTTAGCTATCACTAAAGCATTCCACGCAGTTAATGAACCTATTGATATGGATATTCTTAGTGATGTAAAAGATGAATTATACTTTAACAATATTATTTCTGTAGAGGAAATCCAAGACCAGATAGAGAAGGCTCTAATGGCTTGTGATTATTATAATGTTGCTAAAGCATTTATCTTATACAGGCAGAAACAAGCTGAGCTTAGAACTCTAACTAACAAGAAACAATTCATTAGAGACTATGCTAAAGCTAGTAATGCAGCTACAGGTAGCAAATATGATTCTAATGCTAATGTTACTGAAAAGAATATAGTAACCTTAAATGGTGAATTGTTCAAGGGTGATATTATTAAGGTGAATCGTACTATACTTACCGATAAAATTAGAGAGATGTATGGTGAGGATTTAGCTAAGGAGTATATCCGTCAGCTAGAATCCCACGAACTATATAAACATGATGAGACTAGTATTATGCCATATTGTGTGGCTATTACTATGTATCCATTCTTGTTGGAAGGTTTGCAGCCTATTGGAGGTTTATCTGCAAAACCTAAAAACTTGGATTCATTCTGCGGTATGTTTGTAAATCTAGTATTTGCAATCAGTTCACAATTTGCTGGGGCAGTAGCTACTGGTGAGTTCCTAATGTATTTCGATTACTTTGCTCGCAAGGAGTGGGGTGAAGATTATTGGAAATATGCAGACGCTAACTGTCAACTAAGGTTTACAACTGATACTAACTCAGAAGGAGCAGACAAGCCTATTAATACAGCAAAGGTAACTAGTATGCTTACTATTGAGAAGGTAATTGAGCAGAAATTCCAACAGATTGTATATTCAATCAATCAACCTGCTGCTGCTCGTAACTTCCAATCAGTATTCTGGAATATAAGTTACTTTGATAAGTATTACTTTGAGGGATTATTCGGTGAATTTGTATTCCCTGATGGTAGTAAACCTCAATGGGATTCACTAAACTGGTTACAGAAGAAATTCATGAGCTGGTTTAATGAAGAACGTACTAAATGTATCTTAACATTCCCTTGGAATTTCGATGGGGAATTAAAACCTCTATTAATTGACTTGGAACTCCTAATATTAGGACAACAGGGGGCAAGCAACGTTAAGTGTGCAGCCTGACAGACTAAATATAGAGGACTTTAATACATTATGTGTGAATATAGTGTATTAAGGTATGCGATAGTCGGAACTATATGGTAACATATAGAGGAGAATTGAAGTATTCTCCCGTTTATTAAGTATGTCCATTAAGATTAGTTTCTATCGGAAATAAGTTGTATCTTTGTCTCATTAAGTGAAACAAGTAGCAACTTTATAAACATGGAGACTAACGAAAGAATTTGCTGTATATGTGGAGCTAGTGTCGGTAATGGCACTGGCAGAGTAAGTAAGTTTAAGGGAGATGGACAGTATTATTGTAGAAAGCACTATTTACAAATGTATAGACATGGAGAGATATCTCAATTCACTCAGAAGGATGCTAATGAGTGGAGAGATAATATCTGTGTATGTAGAGGAGTACATGGTGAAATCACTGGTGAAGTAATATTCGATTTAGATAAGAGGGAGTTCTTGCAGCAGTTTAAAATTTACATTAATAGTGGAGGTTATGCAGTAACCAAGACTAATGGTAAAACGCGGTTAATTCATAAAATTCTAACTGAAACGGAAGGTTATGATGCTAAGACTGTGGTAGACCATATTAATGGAATCAAACTGGATAATAGAATGGAGAATCTTAGGGTAGTATCCCAAGCAATAAATGTAGTTAACAGACACTACGGTAAAGTAGTAGGTGTTAGTTACCACTCCAATAGGCGAGATGGTAAATGTTGGAGGTGCTATATAAAGAAGGATGGAGTACCCTTAATCGAATGGTACGATACAGAAGAGGAGGCTATCAAGAATAGACTATTACATGAAATAAAAGTCTATGGAAAGATAGTTAGTAGCGAGAACAAGAAATATGAATACTTAATAAATCACTCACCTGCCGAGGGTGAGGCGTAACAGAATGGTCGAAACTGTAGCTTTACTTACTGATGGTGAAGATATTCGTGATAAGGAATGGGCAGACTTCACTGCTGAGATGTATAGTAAGGGACATTCATTCTTTACTTATACTTCTGATAGTGCTGACTCATTGTCTTCTTGTTGCCGACTCAGAAATGAGGTAAGCGATAATCAATTCTCCTATTCATTAGGTGCAGGTGGTATTGCTACTGGTAGTAAGTCAGTAATGACTTTAAATATCAATAGGTTAGTGCAGGATGCAGTTAATAAGGGGTATGATATGATTGACTATCTACGTTCTCAGGTTCAGAAAGTTCATAAATATCAAACAGCATATAATGAATTGTTAAAGGACTATCTAAAAGATGGTTTATTAACGGTTTATACAGCTGGGTTTATTAACTTAAAGAAACAGTATCTAACTGTAGGAGTTAATGGTGTTATTGAAGCTGCTGAGTTCTTAGGAATTGAAGTAAGTGACAATCCTACTTATAGGGAGTTCATGCAGTCTATATTGAAGACTATCAGTGATGAAAACCGTAAAGCCAAAACCAAAGAGTTGATGTTTAACACTGAATTTGTTCCAGCAGAGAACTTAGGAGTTAAGCACGCTAATTGGGATAGGAAGGATGGATATGTAGTTCCTAGAGATTGCTACAATTCATATTTCTATGCAGTTGAGGATACTAGTTTAACTATCCTTGATAAATTCAAGTTACATGGTGAAGAGTATGTCAAGTACTTAGATGGAGGAAGTGCATTGCACATGAATCTTGAAGAGCACCTTACTAAAGACCAATATAGAAACCTATTAAAGGTTGCAGCTACTAATGGCACTAATTACTTTACCTTTAATATTCCGAATACTATCTGTAACGATTGTGGACATATTGACAAGAGATACTTACATGAGTGTCCTAAATGTGGAAGCAAGAATATAGATTACGCCACAAGAATAATAGGATATTTAAAGAGGATTAGTAACTTTAGTGAGGCTAGACAAAAAGAAGCTAGCAAACGTTATTACTATAAACAATAAAAAACTATGGTTCTATTTCAAATCATATTTATTGCTATCCTGCTCCTAGAAATAGGGGTGGGGCTAGCAGTAAAGTATAACTACAACGGTTTCCAAGATAAGCTAATATCTCTACTTATGAGAATGGACCTTGAGTATTATATTAGATACCAATTCCCAGATAAATGGGTTCTTCAGATGGTATTCTTATTAATCTTATTCTTATTGTGTATCTAATTAATATGCTGAAATACGTTAATTATGATATAGTTTTCCAAGAGTTACCAAATGAAACTACACTTGCTATTAATATCTCAAACTGCCCTTGTCACTGTAAGGGGTGTCATAGTTCTTACTTGGCAGAAGATATTGGAAAACCTCTTGATTGGATAACCATTCAAAAATTGATAATGAAAAACATAGGTATTACCTGTGTTTCTTTTATGGGAGGAGATTTGGAGCCAGCTACGGTAAACTTAAGAGCTGCCCAAATCAAGACTGCTTATCCTGATATAAGAGTAGCCTGGTATAGTGGTAGACAAGAACTATCTAAGGATATTGATATTAAGAACTTTAACTATATAAAGTTAGGTCCTTATATTGAAGAATTAGGTGGTTTGAAAAATCCTAATACTAATCAACGACTCTATGAGGTTCAAATGAGTAGAGAAATTGACGAAAATGGAGACCCAGTCTATGGTTTAATGGACATTACAAACGTGTTCTGGAAATGAGTATTAAACTGCCCTTTAGTGGGTATTCCTCTAAGAAGATAGGAGAGCCTAACAGACCTCGCATTACTCTAGCGGATGAGCAAATAGAAGCCTTAGAAAGGATGAAAAGGTTTTTGGATACAGAGGAGCCAGTACTAGTATTACAAGGATATGCTGGTACTGGTAAAACCTCTATCCTTAATGAATACATCCAGTATCTTAGGTCTAATGGAGAAGACTTCATACTATGTGCTCCAACCCATAAGGCTAAGTTAGTAGTAGAGGAGGTAACAGGTGAGGAAGCGATGACAGTACATAAATTATTGTCTCTTGCTCCTAACATAGAGATATTTGAATTGGATTATAAAGATTTAAAATTCCAATGTAATGGACTTAGTGAAATACCTAGCAATGGTATTGTAATCATAGATGAGGCGTCTATGATTAATGATGAAATATATAAGTTACTACTTGATATGTGTAATCAGTATGGAACTAAGTTGCTATTCATTGGAGATAAGGCTCAAATACAGCCTGTATGTAGTAAAGGGACAAGTTTGGTATTCAACTGCCCTAATATTATTACATTAACTAAAATACATAGACAAGCTGATACTAATGGATTGTTGCCATTGCTATCTAAGCTAAGAGAAAGACCCATGAAGAGATTTCAACCTATTGAAGCTCCAGAAGGGTCTTTAATTGTATGTGACCAAGCCAAAGACTTTATGCTAAAGAGTGCCGACTTCTTTAGAACTGCAATTAAAAAGCAGAATGTAAATGATGTTAAACTTATAGCATATACCAATGCTAGGGTGCAGGGATTCAATCAATGTATGAGAAAGCTACTTTGGGAAGACAATATAGCTAATGAGTACAATCAATTTGAATTTCTGACTGGTTATGAGAATTTTGAGTACAACAGTGCTCAGTTTTACAATTCTCTGGACTATGTAATAGTAGACGCTCCTAAAAGAGTGGAGAGGCATATTCCACACTTTATGAAGTTGCCTGGATATGAGCTGGAACTATTTGATACAGTATATAAGAAATTATTGACTGTATTTATATTGGAACGAGACATCAACAAAGACTATATAGATAGCCTTGCTGCTACAATAGAGAATTTTAGAATATCTGCTATTGAAGCCAAAAGGAATGGTAATCGTACTAGGTCTACATTCTTATGGAAGAAGTACTTCGAGATGATGAAGAGCTTTGCTACTCCTAAAGATATAATGTGGGATAATAGGGTTATCAAGAAAAAGACATTCGATTATGGGTATGCGTCGACCATTCACAAAATTCAAGGAAGCTCTTTGGGAACAGTGTTTATTGACATGGCAAACATACTTGTTTGTAAGAACATTGATGAGATTAGGCAGATGCAATACGTATCGCTGTCAAGAACTAAAACAGATGCTTATATATTGGTTTAATCCCGCTAAACATGACTATAAAAATAGTTTACAACGAAGCCTGCCAACCTTTTGAAAATAGGTTAGTGGCTTACATTTGGGAACATTTTCCCAAGATAGAGGTGGAAACTTATGATGAACTACATTATAAGGATAAGAAGAAAGCTATTATGATTAAAGCATCATGTGGCACTAGATTAGTTCCTTTCGTTGCTGTCTATGACAATAACAAAGAACTAATTAAAGCTTTTTATTCCGAAGTAGGAGATTGTGAGGTGGATAAAATTATCAAGTATTTAAATGAGGTTCAGTGAAGCAATAATGTGGGGAGATAACCTTATAAGGGCTACTCTCAAACACAGAGAAGCTAGTTTAAAGGACTTTGTAAGGGTTGGTGGTAATCCCGAACTTTATAAAGCAATCCAAGATTCTAAAGTCGGATATATTAAGATTACTAAGGTATCTAGCAATGGAGGGTATTTATCTTCAGGAGAATCTGAAGAAGGTATTACTGCTGCATTTGGAGAAGGTCTTAGTCTTTATATAGCTGACGTGGAACAGTGGTATAGAACATCTGTTATCCAGAAGATTTATTGGGATAAAGGTGAATTTACCACTCTCAATTCAAGATATAAGTTCGAATTTGAAGAGATTGATTATCGTCCTATTCTTGAAGAACTAAAGAATGAAAGTACAAGTAATAAATAAATCTCAATGGGAACTTCCCAAGTATGAAACCCTATTCTCAGCTGGCATGGATGTCAGAGGAGATTTTAGTAGAATTAAGTTAGTGGATAATAAGCCAGAGAAATTCTTCTTTGATGCTGATGTTGTAGCTATTGGTTTAAAAGAAAATCCTGATGGATGCAATGTGGTAGATAAAGAGGGAAATGATTTGGGCTATAAGATTCCAACTATTCCAGTAGCTAAAACTATTGAAATTAAGCCTGGAGGTAGATGTCTAATCCCCACTGGTCTATTTGTAGCTATCCCACAAGGATATGAGCTGCAATGTAGAATGAGGAGTGGATTAGCATTAAAGATGGGACTTACTCTTACTAACGGAATTGGCACTATTGATGCTGATTACAGAGGTGAGATTGGAATCATCTTAACTAATACTTCTAATACTCCTGTTCGTATTAATGATGGTGAGAGACTAATGCAATTAGTTCTTGCTAAGCATGAAGTAGCTGAATGGGAAGAAGTAGAGGTACTTCCTGAAACAGATAGAGGTGAGGGGGGATTTGGACATACTGGTAAGTAATGACCACTAGGCAGGAAATATTGCTTCGTTTAGCTTGTGCTGCTCTACAGGGAGGAATGTCCATTAGTAAGGTATACCAAAGTATAGACGGTACTGATGATGAACATTACACCCTATGGGATATTGCTGATGTAATTCCAGATATAGAGTTTGATGCAGATACTCCTCCTGAAAAAGATACTAAGTCAACCACTAGTAAAAAGAAATTCTATTAATGGATATTCTAGTTAGCAAAGACAATAAGGGTAAAATCAGAGTTGTTGAGATTGACTATGAATGGGATGATTCGAGAAGGGGCTTCGTAATAAGAAGACGTACTTACCAATATGCTGGTAAAGTATCAGTTCAGCCAGAAATTTGGATATTTACTGGCAAAGCTAAAAGAACTGTTACTGAGCAAGTAAAACTGGAATATGCTTCCCATTTGAAGAAGTATCAAGATAAAGGTTATAAGTTATTACCTTCTAACATTAGTATTGATGATAGTAAGGCAGTAGCTGAATTCGTCCAAGAACAGATGGGCGAAGGTGTTTCTGATTCCAATGGATTTAAGAAACATATGTTGGCTAAACAAGCTGACAAAGTAGCAACCAGTGTATTTGACAAGATTAAATACTGGTGGGGAAGTAGGAAGATAGACGGAGTTAGGTGCTCTTTCTATTATAGGGATGGAGAAGTTAGAACTGCCTCTAGGGGTGGTGGTGACTACGATGCTTCTACTTCCTTCATGCGCCATAACCCTAAACTAATTCAATTCTTTGAAAACCATCCTGATATTGTTTTAGACGGTGAACTATATGAACATGGTAAGTCTCTACAACAAATCAGTGGTGCTGCAAGATTGGAGAAGGATACAGCTGGAATGGATTGGCTAGAATATTATATCTATGATGTAATGGATAGTTCTAAGACATTTGAAGAAAGGCTAGAGGTTCTTCACGATATTGCTAATGAGTTAGGCTTAGACTTTAATCCTGAGAGAACTTGGGCTGAAGGTGACTTAAAGTTCCAAATGGTTCCACAGGAAAAGGTAGTAGGTTGGGCTAATATACAGAAACTACATGATAAGTATGTAGGTGAAGGCTTTGAAGGTATAGTTATTCGTGACCCATCTAAAGTATATAACTTTGGTGGTAGAACTAATGCTATGATTAAAGTCAAAATGTATAAAGATGCTGAATTTAAAATTGTTGGTTATGAGGATGGTCTACGTCCAGAAGACATGGTATTCGTGTGTGAGACTGAATTAGGTATTAAGTTTGAAGCTAAACCTATGGGTCCACGTGAATTAAAGTGGGAATACCTTGATAGAATGGACGAAATCATTGGTAAGATGGCTACTGTAAAATATTTCTATCTTAGTGATGAAGGATGCCCTCTGCAGCCAGTTCTGAAGTGTATTAGGGATTATGAGTAATTATAAAATACCATATCGTTATGACGTTCATTGGGGTTATATTAATGATAACATTGAGCTTAATCCAAGTGATTATCTTGACTGTAATGATGAATGTGACTTGAATGATTCAGTTTATGACGAGATAAGGGATAGCTTTAGTGTTGGAGACTTAGAGATAGACCAGGCAGAGATGGATTTCAACTTGCCTAAAGAGTTTGTTGATGAGTGGAAAAGACTTAAAGGCTATGAATAAGTACGGGATTCCTAGTAAGTTTAGAATAGCTAATCATTATTACAATGTAGAGCTTTGTCAATTTATAGACAATGGGGATAGTTTTGGAATACACGATAACCTCAAGTTATTGATTCAAGTGGCAGAATGTATGAAGGAGGATGACGGAGAGGTAATACACCTCACCGAAGAACAAATCAAGAATTCATTCTGGCATGAAGTATTCCATGCTTTCCAATACTATTATTGTAATAAGCAAGATGAATCATTAGCACAAACATTCGCCAACTTTATGCGTGAATTTGAACTTACACAAGAATGAATTATATTGTAGTTTTTAGAAGAGGAGGGGCTTTAATGTCCCTTTTCTTTGCTCATAGGGATGAATCAGATATTGTTTATAAAGATGATACTCTGATTCGTGACGAAGATGATGTAATTAAAGTAATGGATAGGTATTTCTCTCCTGATAACGGTGAGTATGTAATAAGGGAAACCCTTTTAGATTCTACTGCATTTAGGGAGGATAACAAAGCTATTGCTGAACATTTAAGAAAGTTCTTGCATTGAAAAAAGTAACATTCCTTAAATTGTTAAACCTTATATCGAATGTAGGTAAGGATACAGAGAAGTTAGAAGAACTTGGCATTGATATAAGTGAGAGTACATTAGTGAATGGTATGTGTGAATTATTTGATGCTGTTATGGAAGATGCCTATGGCAAGGAGGGTCTTGAATGGACTCAATGGTGGGTATATGAAAAGTCCCGCAACCCAGAATTAAAGGCATTTGAAACTAACGAGCAGGGCGAAGACGTTGAGATAATACGCACTACTGATGAACTATATGACTATCTAGAAAAATATCATAGCTAACACCTAAGTTTTACCTTGTAAATATTTTTAAAAGATAATGGAAATTAAACAATTTGATTTCGGAGAGGCATTGTCCTTTCTGAAAAGTGGTCTCAAAGTGACTAACGGAAGAGGTAACATCTACTTCATGGAGAACAATAAAGTGTACTGTATCCCTAAAGCCCAGTACCCTAAGGGCAGAAGAGAAGAAGTAAAGCTCTATTGGGATGCTGTCCTCCGTGACGATTGGACTCTGTTCGAAGATTAGTCACAATCCTATCAGATTACCTAATACAAAGATTATCAGTATAGGTTTTCTAAATTTGCTTTAAATGCAATTAACTCAATCACCTAAATTTAACAGAAATTATGCTGCCAAGATTGTAGAGATTAAGGAGTTTATTAAACATCCTAATCCAAAGTGTGAGAGATTAAAATGCTGCACAATTGATGGTTATTCTATTGCAGTAAGTATTGATACCAACCCTGGTACATATATTTACTTTCCAATAGAATGTGCTATTGATGATAAATTCTTATCTGCTAATAACCTCTTTAGAGATAAGGAGAAGAATGCCGATAAGGGACAGGCTGGATTCTTTGAAGATAACTGTAGGGTAAAAATAATTAAACTACAAGGTTATCCTTCTGAAGGATTTATTACTCCTATTACATACCTGTACAACTGGCTTACCGCAATAGGTAAGAACAGTGAGATTGTACACAAGGTAGCTCCTGGAACAGAGTTTGACTCTGTAGACAATGAGATTGTATGTAGGAAATATGTTCCCAAACGTGCATATACTCCTGGTCAACCAAAGGTTGGAGGTAAGATAACAAGGAATTTAAAGAAGGTAAAGAAAGTAATTGATACCCAATTTAGGTTCCACTATGACACTACTCTTATTAAGAAGTGTCCATCCGTTATTCATCCTAATGACATTATTAGTATTACTGCTAAGGTTCACGGAACCTCTGGTATATCTGCTTATGTACTATGCGAACGACCTAAGAAATGGTATGAAAGAGTATTTGAGTTCCTAACTCGTAAAGAGATAGATGATACTCGATATGACTATCTATGGTCTTCTCGTTCTGTAGTTAAGAATCCATATTACAATGAAACTACTAATGGTGGTTTCTATGGAGTAGATGTATGGAAGTTTGCTGATGATGTTGTTAGACCTCATCTACAGAAAGGTATGACAGCTTACTATGAAATAGTGGGTTATCTTCCTAATGGTGGTGCAATCCAAAAGTTAGGTGGTAAAGCATTTGACTATGGGTTTGAACCTCCGAAGAGTGTTGAGGAGTATAAGTATGGAGAAAACTTTGGAGTACAAATCTATCGTTTGACCTATACTAATCCTGATGGACGTGTATATGAGTTTAGTGCTCGTCAAGTACAACAATGGTGTACTAAAGAAGGCTTGAAGCCTGTAGAAGAATATTACTATGGCTATGCTAAAGACTTATATCCAGAACTATCTCTGACAGAACACTGGAATGAGAACTTCATTCAGAAGTTAGCTAGTGATAAGAATTTCTTCATGGAGTGTGAATCTCCAACTTGTAACAACAAAGTTCCGCATGAGGGAGTTGTTATTAAGATTGAAAACTCTCTATCCGAAGCATATAAGCTAAAGTGTATTAAATTCTTAGAAGGAGAATCTAAATCACTGGATAAGGGTGAAGTTGATATTGAAACTGAATCATAAGGTGAAATTTAAACTTGAATATGTAATGGAAGTGGACGACTTGGAATTGCTTGAGACAGTTAATGACTATCAAAGGCGTTCTGATGAACCCACTTTCAATACATTAGACGACATTCCAGAGGCTTTAATGATTGAAGCCTTAGATGAAGCTAATTATATAGAAGATGAAATTAATGACTATATGATGATTGAAGACATTAAAATTTCTAAATTATGAAAAGGTTTCTAATTCACGTTGATACTAATTGGTGTGGTGAAGAAGACACATTCAGAGCAGTTGCTGAGTCAGAGATAGAGTTATGGGATATAGCTGAACAGTTAGCCTATGATAATTTCTATTCTTTTGGTCATGACCAGGACATAGCTGAGGAAGAAGGCTATGACCCAGATGAAATGACTGACGAGGATTGGGATGAAATGTGGAGTAGGATAGATGAAACTGCCTACTATAGTTTTTCCATAGAGGAATGCGAAGATGATGAGGAATGGAATGAGTACAGTGGAGAAATCTATGGGAAGGACAGTTGATATAACTACTCTTCCTAACCATATCAACAATGAACACGTCCATATCTTTAGATGGCTAGATGGTTGTGGCTGGACTATCAAATGTGGTAATATCCACATTGAATCTAGTAATATTGAGGATGCTATTATGGACTTCCTCAAATTTACTAGCGAGCTAGACATAGTACATGAGCATAGGGGATATGGATTAGTAGGAAAGGTGGGAGTATTTCACAAAACTATTGATAATCATGGGTATTTCTATTGAAATGTTTAAGTTTTATGAAGTAGGTGGTAAGATTAGAGATGAACTCTTAGGTCTTACTAATAAGGATGTTGATTACGTAGCTGTGCCCACTAAGGCGTGTTATAGTAGTATTCATCCTCGTGAGTCTCAACCCTCTCCTGTCAGACTAGTATTTCAAGCACTAAAGAGCTACTTAGAAGAACAGAAATTCGAAATCTTCTTAGTAACTCCAGACTGCTATACAATCCGAGCTAAATTCCCAGAGGGTTATAAGTATCAAGGAGTAGCTGATTTTGTAATGGCTAGAAAGGAAGTAGGATATATTCCTAATACCAGAACTCCAATAGTTGAGCCAGGGAATCTCTATGATGATTTATCACGTAGAGACTTTACTGTCAATGCTTTAGCTAAAGACCCTGATACTGGGGAAATAATTGACTATTTCGGTGGTAAGGAGGATATAACCAAAAGGCTACTAAGAACTCCTCTTGACCCTTATATCACGTTCGATGATGACCCATTACGAATATTAAGAGGTATAAGGTTTGCAATCACCAAAAGATTTGATATTTCCTATACCACTTGGTCAGCAATAAAGGCTTATGATTATGAGTCTAAAATGTCTGTGGTATCCGAAGAGAGGATTAGGGAGGAGTTAGTGAAGTGTTTTAAATGTGATACCCTCTTAACTCTAGAGTTCCTAAATCGCATTCCCCAGCTTAGAGATTACATTTTTAAGAACACTAATTTATGGCTTAAGCCAACTAGTGAGAAATAGTGGAAACTAAGAAACTAATTATCTGTAGAGGTATTCAAGGCTCAGGTAAGTCTACTTGGGCTAAACAATGGTGTCACGAAGACCCAGAGAATAGGATTAGATTCAACAACGATGATGTTCGTAATATGTTAGGTGACTATTGGGTTCCTAACAGAGAGAAGGTTGTTACTGCAACATATAACACTGTACTAGCTTATAGTATGGAGAAAGGTTATAACATTGTAGTAGACAATATGAATCTAAATCCAAAGACCTGTGCAGAATTGGAGAAAATGGTTAAAGATTTTAACGAGAATTATACTTATGATTGGAAGTATGAGGTTGAATATAAAGACTTCTTTATTCCAGTTGATGAGTGTATTCGTCGTGATGCAATGAGACCTAATCCCATTGGTGAGAAGGTTATCAAAGCAACTTGGAGAAGATACAGAGATTTTATTATCCGAGAAGACATTAACAATATGCTAAAGAGAGCACCTAAACACGTAGACGGAGGACGTCCTGTCATATTAGTTGATATGGATGCTACATTGTGTCTAAATACTACTGGCAGACCTTACTTTGGAGAAGGTGCAGCTGAGGGTATGTTAGATGATGTAGCTATTGAAGGTACTTGTATGCTTGTTAGACGTATGTATGAGAAGTGTAAAGTATTCATTGTTACTGGCAGAGAAGGCACTCCAGAAATCATAGCCGCTACTAAGAAGTGGTTAGCTAAACACGATATTATAGTAGATGACCTATTCTTCCGTCCAGTTAAGGATTACAGTCCTGGAGCTGATTGCAAGAAGAAAATCTATGAAGATAATATCAAAGGCAAGTATAATGTTCAATTCGTCCTTGAAGACAATTATAAGTGTGTCAAGATGTGGAGAGAACAAGGATTAGTGTGCTTACAACCTAATGAAGGAAAGTTCTAATGGCAATATTAGTAGGACAACTGATTGAAATCCTCAAGCAATTTGACCAAGATAGGGAAGTTATGATTCATACCCTAAGTGGTCAGAATGCTGAAGTTAAAGGATATTTCCCTAAAGATGATGAATACTTTTATCTAACTGACTTGGATGTAGTTCCAAGAGACTAGCTTATGGACGATGTTAAAAAGAGGTTTCTAACCAATACTGATGAAACTGGAAGATTCATTGTTAAATCCTTAACTACTGGTAAAACATACTATGTTGAACCAATAGGTAATGGGCATCCAGCAGATTGGGGAGATATTAATCCTGCAACTAAGAAGATTGAAGGGGACTATGGTCAGAAATATACTGGCTGTGTATCTGAGAAAGATTCCTTAATCACAGAGGAGAATGGATTTCATTTAATTGAGACTCTAGGTCCTGGAATAAGTCCTATCAGTGTGATATATCAGAGAGATTTGTCGTATGAACAATTAAATCGTATGGTACATGAAATTCACGGGTGATATTATCATAACAGACCCATGTTATATAATTAAAAGTCCAGAAGATTATGCAAAGGAATTAGGTATACCTTTCCCAGCATATCCTAAATACACTGAAGATATAAAAGCTTACGATAAAGCAATGAGCGAGTATCGCTCCTTTACAAATAAGTATGATGATTGGGGAAAGTGTGACTATGGTGATAATATGGAAGTACTAGGCTTTAGTAACTACATTTCTGAATCAACTATCTATGGTGATTGGAGTTGTACTACTTGGTCTACTCCTCGTAAAGATGTAGCTGCACAGTTAGAAGAGCTTTGCGAACTTCAAAGGAAACAATATGAATTAAGAAAACAGTATGGTGAGGACTCTGTTCAAAGTAAAATCTACGATGATAAGATGTTCAGTGCTACTGTCGATTTAAAGAATATTGGAGGATTTTGTGCAGATGCTGGTATGGTTGCCGTATTCTTATTGGATGAGGTATTAAAGTACAATCCGAACTTTGATTATCATATCAATAGACTATGGACAACTACACTGATTAAGGACTTTGATGGTGAAGTAGAATACTATATTGATGATGCTGAGGGAGAAGCTCACATCATTGGTACTGGTAATGTAAACTTCTTCACTACACAAACTGGATTCTGATTATGGAATTTCAATTGTATGAGGATGTAAAGGTAGCTACTTGGCGTAGATATACCTATGACGTAGAAGCTGAAACATTAGAGGAAGCTGTAGAGCTGGTTAAGGATGGAGACGTGGATTGTACTGATATGGAAGAGTTCTACGAGGACGATGATTATCTGAGTCCTCAGGAGAATGGAGGTCGTGCCACGCATGAAATCTACTCAGCTAAAGATGATGTATTACTATATTCAAATAAAGATAATGTATAAGTTTAATGGAGGAAATGGTGCTGTAGTCTGTGATGGCTGCAGCGTCATTATGGAGCAGAATATTCCATTCGATAGGTATCGTAAGGAACATAGCGGCTATGACTTCTGTGAACGATGCCTAAGTGGTCTTACAGTAGTTGATAACTTTGACCAGATAGAGAATATCTTGGAGTTTAATAACCAAGATGAGTTCTATTTCTTACAAATTATTCAACGTAAGAAGGATGGGAATATTACTCAAATAGGCAACAATGGTTATAGAACTGTTAAAACTTACTATATCTTTAGTAAGGAACAATTCTTAACCAAGAAAGAAAAGATTAAAGAGCTTTGTTTAAAGAACAATGCTAGAGCATATATCCATCTTAATAGGAGGAATGCAGAGGAGGTAGCTTTGGCTTCAATCCAGCAATATGCTAAACTAGTCTCAGAAGGTAACTCATATCAGGGTTATAGAGTATGGGATAGTGCTTGTGGTGGAACTAGAGCTAGAGGATACAAACCATTATGGGTAGTTGATGTGGACTCTAAAGACCCTGAATATCTAAAGACAGTCATTGAAATTATCAATGGTTGTAGAGGTGTTTCTGAGCAAAAGGTCATGCATACAATACCTACGCTACATGGTTATCATCTTATAACTATAGGATTTGATGTTCAACAATTCCAGCAACAGCTGGCGGTTAGGAATATGGATTCTATTGATATACAGAAAGATAATCCAACTCTGCTATATTATGCAACTGTTTAAGGCTTAGAAATAAGTACTGTATTAGATTACTCGTTAGGATTTATAAAAGCAAAACACAATGAGTAATTTACCGTTAGGGGCTGAGAATGACCCTTTTGCTCCTTACAATGTTAAGGAAGAAACGTTTAAATTTGATTTAGGTGTTAAGGGTATTGCATGGTATGAGTACTATGGTTTCCTGGACACAGATGAAGCTAGGGAAGACATCAAACAACGTCTTGTTGCAGCTTTATCACAGCTTGGAGATATTGATATTAAGGATGTAGACATATCTATATATTAATGATATATTTAGTAACCAAGCAGCAGTCTCTCTGGACATCTGACAGATATAAAGTCATTAGTGCAGAAGAGGCTTTAGAATTATTAGCACCTCTCAGCGTAGTAGAGCTGGATACTGAAACTATGGGTTTGGACCCGTATACTAAGGAACTGTTAACCGTTCAACTTGGTTGTGCAGAATTTCAAGTAGTTATTGACTGTACATCTGTGGATATACACCTGTTTAAGGAGTATATGGAAAATCCTCAAAGAATGTTCTTGGGCTGGAATATTAAGTTTGACTTGAAGTTCCTATACCATCAAAGAATTGTTCCATTAAGGGTTTATGATGGTTATCTAGCCGAGAAGCTATTATGGTTAGGCTATCCAGCAGGTATGCATGAGATGAGCTTGAAGGCTGCCAGTATCAATTATCTAGGAGTAGATATGGATAAGTCTGTACGAGGTAAGATTATACAGACTGGACTAACAGAAGATGTTATTGTGTATGCTGCAGGAGATGTCTCTTATCTGGGTAAGATTAGAGATAAACAACTTATTGAATTAGAGAAGAAAGGCTTATTAAAGGCTATTGACTTTGAGAATGAGTTTGTTAAATGTTTAGCATATATAGAGTACTGCGGAGCTAAATTAGACGTTGATAAGTGGAAAATTAAAATGGCTACCGACCTCAACAACCTTGAAAAATATGAAGCAGAATTGAACGAATGGGTAGAGGAATCTGAATATTCTAGTAAGTATTGTTCTGTAAATATACAAGGTGATTTGTTCAATGGATTTGACACTAAGCCAAGATGTCATATAAATTGGACTAGCTCCCAGCAAGTAATCCCGTTATTTGAGGAATTGGGATTAAACCTTAAAGTATTGGATAAGAAGACTAAGCACTACAAGAAGTCTGTGGATATTAAAGTGGTAGAACCACAGGCATCTAAAAGTCCTCTGATTCCAATATACATAAAGTATAAGAAAGCTGCAATCATTGTTAATACCTTTGGTCAGAAGTTCTTAAACTTGATTAATCCTGTAACTGGTAGAATCCATGCCAATTTCAACCAGTTAGGAACTGATACTGGAAGGTTAAGTTCAACAGAACCTAATCTACAGAATTTACCACATGATGCTCAAACTAGAGCTTGCTTCGTATCTGATAAGGGTAATAGATGGATTTCTGCTGACTATAGTGGTCAAGAATCCTATCTAATGGCATCTATGGCTAACGACGAAGCTATGTTGGATGAACTTATTAATGGTAGTGGCGACTTACATAGTCTAACCGCCAAGATGGTATTCCAACAAATCCCAAGAGATATGCCTCTAAAGGATATTAAGAAGAATTTTAAAGACCTAAGACAAGAAGCTAAAGGATATGAGTTCTGTTTCAATTATGGTGGACAGGATAGTACCTTAATAAGGAATTATGGTCTTGATGCTAAAAGGGCTAAGGAAATCTATGAGAACTATATGTCTGGTTTTGCTGGATTGAAGAGGTATCAAGATTTCAGAAGAGTAGATGTAATGCGCAAGGGTTATATCTTATTAAGTAAGATTACTGGACACAAGGCATATATCTATGATTATGACGAGCTTAAAATGCAGATGGAAAAACAAGATGACCCTGATTTCTGGGCATATTATAGAGAAATGAAGCAGGAAAATCCTGAGTGCGATACAGTACAAGGTGTCAGGCGGTTAGCCAGACGTAAAGCTGAGTCTGAGAAGCAATCTATTAATTATCCGATTCAGGCTGCTGGTGCATTGTGTTTTAAGTTAGCATCTATAAAGCTATTCAACTGGTTATTGAAGAATGGCTTGTTATTTAAGGTTAAATATTGTATTCCAGTACATGATGAAATTAACCTTGAAGCTCCAGATGAAATTTCAGAAGAAGTTGCAGATATATTAGTTAAGTGCATGGTAAGTGCAGGTAAACCATTCTGTACAAGAGCACATTTAGGTGCTGATGTGGAGATTGGAGACCATTGGATTCATTAATATGAGTAAGTATATAGACTTGTGTACAGTAATTGATGTAGAGCCTGAAGTGTCTCAGGTTCTAGGTCTTATTGAAGATGAAGACCTCTTAAGTGAGTTCTGGCAGAGAATGGATGAAGATTTCTTTAGAGTCTTCGTTGAAGATTACTGTAAGGATAGTGATATTCGTATCATAAAGAAGATAATTGATGAGGTGTGTCAAGAAGAATCTGAAGAGGATTGATGCACACTGAGATAGAAAGAAAATTCATAGTTACTGACAGTACTTTTAAACAGAGTGCTGTCAGAATTATGGATATTCGTCAGGGATATGTAGGAACTTCTAGCAATGGAGAAGCTAGAGTATCTATAAGAGATGAGAAAGCATGGGTTATCATAAAGTCCAACGGATGTTTAGCAAGATTAGAGTATGAAATTCCAATTCCTAAAAAGGATGCAGAGGAATTGCTCTCATTTACTTGCGACAGAGTAATCCATAAAACTCGTTATATTATTCCATGTGAGGATAGTATGCTTAAATGGGAAGTTGATGAGTTTCATGGTGAGGATGAAGGATTAATCATTGCTGAGATAGAGTTACCACGTAAGGATATGCCATTTGAAAAACCTCAATGGCTTGGTAAAGAAGTAACACAAGATACTACTTATTATAACTCTACACTCTCTAAAACATCTTGGAAAGCTATTCAGAAGTCTCGTGCTGAAGCTAAAGCTTGGGATGATTGGAGGGACTCATTAGTTAAGAAATGAAATATAGGAAGAAACCAGTAGTCATTGAAGCTATACAATTCATAGATAATGCCGACCGCATTATAGAAATTCAAGAGTTTCTAGGAGGAGATACCATAGTGATAAGCTATGAGGATGCAGACAATCCTTATATGTATATTGAAACTCTTGAAGGTACTATGAAAGCCTCTGTAGGAGATTATATCATTAAGGGAGTGAATGGAGAGTTCTATCCTTGTAAGCCAGATATATTTGAGAAAACTTACGAAGAGGTAGCTGAATGAGACTGATAAAACCATCATTTGAAATACTAGAACAAAAGCCTGGATTAGATGGGCTGTTACAACATATAGAAAGATGTGGTAGGACTTGTTATAAGTCAGAAGACAAGATTACTGAAGAGAGTGCTCCTAAGTTTGTAGATATGCTTGTCAAACGTGGTCATACTGCAATGGTTGAGCATGGTACTGTATACCTAAAGTATAGTATAACATTGGAAGGCTCCATGAATATGGCTAACAAATACTATTTCAATAAGTACTCTACAGTAACTATAGGTAATGAACCTTTGTGTGGTGGTGAGCCACAGGAATATAAGGATAAGTTCGATGGGCATACATGTGCATATATTACTACTAATTACAGGGTACTATTGCAAAATGATTGGCTTGATGACCTTAAATACCAATGTGAGCCAACAGAGCACCACGTTAAACGTATAACTGTTAAGTTTACTTGTGATAGGGGAGTTAGTCATGAGTTTGTAAGGCATAGAGTATTTAGTTTTGCTCAGGAAAGCACTAGGTATTGTAACTATAATAAGGATAAGTTCGGAAATGAATGTACGTTCATCATACCTAGTTGGCTAGACTACGAGGAACAGCAATTCACTGATAAGAATGATTCTTCTTGCAGTATTAGAACTGACCTATCTGAGCATGAGTATTTTATAGACTTATTACTAGAAGCTGAAAGAACTTACAATTTCTTGGTTCAATACTGTGGGTGGAAACCTCAACAGGCTAGAGCAGTTCTTCCCAACAGTTTAAAGACCGAGTTAGTTATGACTGGTACTATTGAACAGTGGGAAGGGTTCTTTAAGCTAAGAGATGCTAATGATGCACATCCTCAAGCAAGAGAGTTAGCTGCACCATTACATGAGGAATTTATCAGAAGAGGTTTATTGCAATGAAAGCAGAGGAGTACTTTGGAGACTGGATTGATGTTATTGATAAGCAAGAACTACGTAAAGTAGTAACTTGGATTAATAAGACTAATTCAGCTACTCTATGTCCTTCTCCTAAAAACATATTCAGAGCATTTAGGGCTTGTCCATATGAAGACTGTAAGGTAGTTTTCTTAGGGCAAGACCCTTACCCACAAAAGGGAGTAGCTACTGGAATATTATTCGGTAACTCTGAAGATACTCCAGAGGATAGGTTATCTCCTTCGCTTCAAGTAGTTAAAGAGGCAGCTATTAATTATAAAATTCCCCATAACAGAATAGAGTTTGACAATACGTTGGAATCTTGGGCTAAACAGGGAATATTAATGATTAATACCGCCCTTACTTGTGAAGTAGGAAGAGTTGGGTCACACTTTGAGTTATGGAAGCCATTTGTATCTAAACTAATTCACAATCTTAGTTATAAGAACAATGGCATAGTTTATGTCTTATTTGGTAGTCAAGCACAGCTATTTAAGAGTGATATAGCAAATAGTTTAAAGACTATTGAAGTATATCACCCTGCGTACTTCTCTAGAAAGGGTACTAAGATGCCCTCTAGTGTATTTACTGATATTAATGAGGTATTAAAGAAGCAGTATAACTATCAAATAGAGTTTTATAAGGAGACAGAGTATGGAATTTGCTGAAAGAAAGTCAGTCAATGACAAGTTAAGGAAATATGACCATCTAGCTAAGGATGGTGACTTCATAGAGATTACTGAGTGGACTAATGGTGAAGGTTGGGATGTTACTATTAACGAGAAGCAACTACTCCTAACCAGAGGAGAATTGGAGGCTATCGAATACCTAACTAGGAGTCTAGACCATAAAAGCTAACTTTATGTACCTAAACATTAAGATAAAGGAAGATTTCAGAACCTTGAAGAAGGATACTGAATATAAGTTTGACTTTACTAATCAAGATAGGTATCTGATAGTTGGTCCGAATGGTTGTGGTAAGTCTACACTTATTAATATCATACGTAGCTTTCAGTGCGACAATGCTAATGATAGCCATCACGATAAGCTTGGATATGCAGGGATTAGTGGTATGAAAGATAAGGCAGAAATTGATACTGACTTTGAGAAGTTTTACTTTATTAGTTCTGAATTTGATGACCCATTATCATTGGACAACATGGCAACAGCAGAAGCAGCTGTTACAAATGGTGGATTCTATTGGAAACGTAAGTCTAATGGTGAACGTCAATTACAGAATCTAGGTAAGTGGGTTCAAGAGAACCAAGACAACTGGAATGAGAAGTGCTTATTGATTCTTGATGAGGCTGATAAGGGCTTTGATTTAGGGTATCAAGTGGGATTACACAATATGCTTATTAACATTCCAGCTAAGAATAATGTGAAATTTCTAGTTGTATCTCATACTTTAATTCCAATATTGTTAGAGGACAAAGTTTATGCCTTCCAATATAGAAGGATGCTCAGTCCGTCTACATATATATTTGTAGAAACTGGTTACGATATAAAAATTGATAAAGATGAAAGAACAGAAGTTTGAATTTAATCCTGAAAAGACTTTCTTCACATCTGATACACATTTTGGTCACGCTAACATAATTAGATTATGTAATAGACCATTTAGAGATGTAGAGGAGATGAATGAAAAGTTGATTGAGAACTGGAATAAAGTGGTTCCAGAGGACGGTACAGTCTTCCATTTGGGAGATTTTGCCTTCGGTGGTAGTGCACTATGGAATAGTGTTATCCCTCGTCTAAACGGACAAATCTACTTGATTATTGGTAATCACGATAGGAAGAATCTAAGACAAGGTTACATGGATAAATTTGTGGCTGTAATACCTCAAATGCAAATTCAGATAGAGAAAAGAAGTATCTATTTGAATCATTATCCATTCTTGTGCTATGGTGGTTCTTATCGCAATGAAGCTGATGCTGTATGGCAGTTATTTGGTCACGTTCATTCTGGACCTACTAGTTCTGGTTTGGATTGTGATAGGTTGTGTAATCTATTCCCATATCAATATGATGTTGGCGTAGACAACAATAACTACACTCCAATCTCTTGGGAAGAGGTGAAGAAAAAGATTCAAAACCAAATAGATAATGGAGTGGAGAAATCAGTCAAGGAGCATACAATTCCTGACGAAATATACAAACTATAATGACTAAATTGACTTTAGAAATCGACGGAACTATCTGTTCTATGGAGATACCTTATAATGATGTAAGTGCTGCTGAACTAATTAAGGGATTTGGCTCTCTAATGATTGGTCAGACATTTCTTGCTTGCACTGTTAAGGATGCTTTAGAAGAGGTAGCCGAAGATTATGAAGAGGATTTAAAAATAGGTTATGAATCCCAACACACTGAGGAAGATTAAAAGGTTAGAAGCTGGTGAATCATTTATCACTAGTGAGCCTGGAAACTCTATGCTTCCATTATATAAGAGTAATGAGAAGCATAGGGTTACTCCAATAAAATGGGAAGATTGTAAGGTGGGCGATGTAGTATTCTGTAAGGTTAGAGGTTCATGTGTAACTCATAAAGTCTATGCAGTAGATAGTGAGAAAGGTTGTCTAATAGGCAACAATAAAGGACACATGAATGGATGGACTAAGAATGTGTATGGCAAAGCCCACAAAATTGACCAATCGTTAAAAACTAAGAAGCCTTGAGAATTTGTGTAACATCTGATTTACATGGCATTCTTCCTAAAATAGAAGAACCGTGTACAGCAGTATTGATATGCGGAGATATTATGCCATTACGTATGCAGAGAAACATTCCTCAGAGTGAGAAATGGTTAAAGACTGAATTTGCTGAATGGGTTAATAATCTTCCGTGTGAGTCTGTTATTATGGTAGGAGGCAATCATGATTTTGCTTTAGCTAATATGTACAGGCAACCTTTAAAGATTAACTCAATCTTAACGCAGCCAACTAATGGTAAACTTGAGTTGTTAGATAATGAAGAGACTTGTATTATTGATGAGAGTGGAAAATGCTATTTAGTATGGGGAACTCCATATTGTAAAATCTTTGGCAATTGGGCTTATATGTATGAGCCTGAAACTCTAATCAAGGCATATAAATCTATGCCAGCAGAGTGTGATATTGTTATATCCCACGATGCTCCTAAATTATGTGGTCTTGGTGTTATCCACCAGAGATTTAACCAAGAGGATGCTGGTAATCCTTGGTTGGCTGACGAGATGCTTCGTAAACATCCTAAATATACATTCTGCGGACATATCCATAGTGGAGAGCACAATCTGCAAACCCTTGACGATATGAAGATGGCTAATGTGTCTTTAGTAGATGAAACGTATACAGAAACGTTTAAACCTTTATATCTCGATGTCTAAAGTTGCAACAAGGGGAGGTATAGGCTTCTTCCCTCTATTGTTTATAGTACTACTAGCCTGTAAGTTATTCGGAGCTAATATAACTTGGTTCTGGGTTATTGCTCCTTTATGGATGCCTCTTGTAGTAGTGCTAGTAATTGCGGTATTATTACTTATTATAAGTTCAATAAGATGAAAGAAAAAGTAACCCTAGTAGTTGTGGACTTCCAGTATGACTTCTGTCTGCTGGGAGCACCACTCTATGTTCCAGGGTCTGATAAGGCTCTGTGGAACATCTCTCATTTAATTGAGAATAACAAAGTTGGTCGGGTGATATTTACTGCCGATTGGCATCCATCTAACCATTGTTCCTTTAAGAAGAATGGTGGTCAGTGGAATGAGCATTGTGTGCAGTTCTCTAAGGGTGCGGCTATACATGATTTATTACTGTATGGTTGTATTGGTGCTGGAATACCTTATGAAGTAATTACTAAAGGTACTCTATCACTTTCAGAAGAATATGGAATAAAAGTTGCTCCAGCTAATGCTAAAGTCCAGTACCATACTATCTATAGTTCATCGGTAGGAGTTGACGTTCAGCCAGATGAGCAAGTAGTAATTTGTGGTTTGGCAGGAGACTTCTGCGTACTTGAAACTTTGAAGAACCTAGCCCCTGTTAACCCTATGATATTCCTTGATGGTGTAGCTTCCCTAGATGGAGGAGTTAAACTCAATGAATATGTAGAAAGTAATGGAGTTAGGGTATGGTCATAAAAATTATCATACTAGTACTAGTTCACTTATCAATATCAGCAATAGCTATTCTTATGGGTAAGTACTTACCTAACATGGTACACAAGGAGAATGAACGTGAGGTATTCTCATTCATTTATTGTTGTCTTCTTCCCATAATGAATATAATTGTTGTTTGCATTGGTTTATGTGAGTTAGTTGATGTAGTAATGCATAAAATTATAAAATATATAAAGAGATGGTTGTAAAATCTATTTTAGATACGGACTTGTATAAATTTACAACTTCGTATGCCTATATGAAACTATTCCCTTATTCTATTGGAACATTTGAGTTCTTCGATAGGGATAGTACAGAATATTCCGATGAATTTCTGGAAAACCTGAGAATTGAGTTGTGTAACTTAGGCTCTCTTAAACTTACTAAGGATGAACAGGAGTTTATGACTAATAACTGTAGGTTCATTCCTCCTATGTATTGGGAATGGTTGTCTGGGACAAGACTTGATGCTGGAAAAGTAAGAGTGTGGCTGGATGAAGAAAAGCATCTGCACATCACAGTTACAGATTATCTGTATAGAGTAACTCTGTATGAAGTACCTATCCTAGCTATTGTGTCTCAGTTGAGAAACCATATGCTAAACCATTGTATTGATATGCAGCTAGTTATTGGGAAGTTAGCTCCCAAGATTAGTCTGTCTAATAAGAGTGGTATTCCATTCTCTGAGTTCGGCACTCGTAGAAGATATTCATTCAATGTTCAGGATGAAGTTATTAAATACATCAAAGAGCATTCTATTTACTGTACAGGAACATCAAATTGTTACTTTGCAATGAAATATGATATGAAGATGATGGGAACTCATCCACATGAATGGTTTATGTTTCATGGTGCTATGTATGGCTATAAGCAAGCTAACTACATGGCTTTAGAGAATTGGACTAATGTATATGATGGTGATTTGGGTATTGCATTAACTGATACCTATACTACAGATGTATTCTTTAAGAATCTATCTCGTAAGCAGGCTAAGTTATTTGATGGTATTAGACAGGATAGTGGAGATGAGTTCCAATTTGTAATGAAGGCTATTGCCAGATATAAAGAACTTGGAATTGACCCATCTACTAAGACTATTATCTTCAGCAATGCACTGACATTCGATAAGGCGGAAGAAATTCAGGAATATTGTAGAGGTAGAATCCGATGTGCGTTCGGTATAGGTACTAACCTTACTAATGACACTGGATTTAAACCATCTAATATCGTTATGAAGCTGACTTCTTGCCGTATGAATAAGAACCAACCAGTATTCAACTGTGTGAAACTATCTGATGATTTAGGTAAACATACTGGTGATACTGAAGAGGTTAAGCACTGTATTCAAACTATTAGTAAGTTTTAAGTAAATGCCAACCTGGCGATATGCACTAAAATCTAGTATTTCCAAACTTACCCCCAAAGAGCTAAATGCTTATGGGGATAAGGGTTGGGAATTAGTATCTGTGGTATATGTTGAACTAGTGGGATTCATATATTACTTTAAAAAAGAATTAAAAGTATGAATAGATTAAATTATGAAAAGGTTTTCAAAACCCTCGTTGAGGAGACTGGAAATTATCTTGTTAATCATAGTCTTCGCGCTATGGTTCTTGGGGTTAGTGGCGGCATTGACTCCACTGTTGTAGCCGCTATTTGTTGTGAGGTAAACAAACAAACTAATATTCCTTTAATTGGACGGAGTTTACCAATTAAGAATAAGAAGGATGAGTTTGATGTATCCAAGCTAGTAGGAGAGGCATTCTGTAATAACTTTGATGTTGCTAATCTATATGATGAGTATAAATGCTTTCTAAGTGGGTTAGTATGGAGGGAAGAGAGAATTGATTTATTGGATGACACTGAAACCATGCACCCAGAGAAGTCCAAACAACAAACTCTTATAGCTAATGGTAATATCCAAGCTAGGCTCAGAATGATATATCTCTACAATCTTGCTTCCATTCATAATGGTTTAGTAATGTCTACTGATAATCAGACTGAATATCAGTTAGGGTTCTGGACTATTCATGGTGATGTGGGTGACTTCGACCCAATTCAGGACTTGTGGAAGACAGAAGTTTATGGGCTGGCTGGATATCTATTTCATAAATATGATATGAAGGCTAAAGCTACTAGCCTGTTTTACGGAAAGGAATCTAAAGAATGTAAAGATGCTATAGCTAAGGCTACAGCTATACATAGGTCTATAGCCTTAACTCCTACCGATGGTCTTGGCATTAGTAATAGTGACCTAGACCAGATTGGTGCAAAGAGCTATAATGATGTTGATAGGGTGTTACAAACTTTAGTCTGTCCTGCTTCTCCTGAGAATGATAGAGTGCAAGATGCTTTAACTGTTGAAATAGGTCCAGAGATTATAGATAAGATTATCAAAAGACGTCGTAACTCTAGGTTTAAGCGTGAAAAGTCTCCTATCTATATATCTAGGGAAAGGTATGAATAAAATTGTTTGAAATGAAGTTATATTATTTATTTTTATTAGTAATGTTCCTATTGATGGGTTGTACTAACTCATCTAACATTAGTGGTCCTAATACTATAGGAACATCTAAGGTACATGGAGATGTGTACAGCTATGTTATTGATGGACACGAATACATAAAGTTAGGTAATGGCTTTGCACATTCTGGCACTTGCAAGAAATGTAAGGCAGATTTGGAAAGTATTATCCGTAAAGTAGTTAAGGAGGAACGTTCACAATGGTAGGGATATTCTTTGGGTCTTTTGACCCTCCACACATAGGTCACGTTAATGTAGTCACAGCTGCTCTAAACTCTGGTAAAGTTGATAAAGTAATTGTAGTTCCTGCATATAAGAGTGTATGGAAGAATACTGAAACCAAATGGGAGTATAGACTTGCTATGGCTAAGGAAACATTTGACAATATTCCTGGAGTAGTTGTAGATGGTATAGAATACCGCATATCTAATGGTGAACCTTTACCCACTTATAAGACTATAGAAGCATTAAAGGAGATATATGGAGAGTTTACTATTGTTACATCTGCAGAAACCTATAAGGAAATTCCTAGATGGCAGCATGGTGAAGAAATACTAAAGAATAATAAATTCTTAGTAGTTGATGTAGCTCACTTTGACAGTGAAGATATATCTTCGGATGATGTTGATATTGTATATGCTCCAGATATTACTATATGTTCTACAGCTATCCGAATGTGGGTTGATAACGGGGAGATTATATTACCATTTGTAACAGATGCAGTTAATTCAATAATCAGAAAACTTGGGCTATATAAATGAACCAAATCTATGTTTCAGGTCCTTGGTCTTTTTCCTCTGGAGTACTTCAAGTAGTTAAGAGTATAAAGACTAAATCAAAAGATAAGGTAGTTTATAGTGAGAAGGGAGAAGATTATCAATTCTCTAAACTTGAACAATCTAACTATGTCGTATTTGTATTAGATGGATTTGCATGGCAACAAAAACTTGAGAATATATCAAGAGGTATGCTCTCAGAGTTACTGTGGTGCATAAATCATAGGATTCCCATGTTTTTAGCTTATAAATCTGCTAATGGATTGGGCATATATGGAACGGAAATAGATGACAATTTGAACTTTAAGGGAGTTGCTGGGACTGCAGATAACTTCTACCAGATTATAAGTGAACAATTTGGAAACATTGTTGCTGATGATTCTGTGTTCCTAAAGGGATTTAGAATATCAGACGTAGGAAATGTATATCTAAAAGGAGAAATGCTCGCAGACCCATTGGACTATCTTAATGTTGAACAACCTAAGAGTTATTTTTATTAACATGAAGAACTTTCCAATATTAGACGAAAATGGCAAGGAATGGTGGATAAGCCGTTCTATTGCAGTAACTGGATGTATATTTACATTTCTGAATGGTAAGTGGTGCGTATTAGCCAATAAAAGAGGTGAGGGCACACCTGACTTTCAGGGAATGTGGAATATGCCCTGTGGTTATTTGGACTTCAATGAAACTACGGCTGAGGCAGTAATAAGAGAAGTCTATGAAGAAACTGGAGTTAAGGTCAATCCTGATTATCTCCATTTCTGGTGTTTCAATGATTCTCCAACTCAAAACAGGCAGAATGTATCATTTAGGTATTATGCCTTAGTCGATGCACAGCCTGGAAATATTAGTGTTGGAACTGGTAATGATAGAGGTGGAGAAGAGGATGAAGTAGAAGCTATAGGATGGATTCCAGTAGATACCGTTGATAATTATAAGTGGGCATTTGGTCACGATGAAATTATCAAGGACTTTGTGAAATGGATGCACTTAGAAGATAATGATTGGGATGATATTGACTTAGACCCAGTATGATTTACTTTATAAGTGGACATAGAGACCTAACATGGGAGGAGTTTGCCAAATGGTATGCTCCTGCCATTAGTAGGACACTCAGTACGGATAACGGAGCAATGTTTGTAGTAGCTGAATGTGACGGTGCTGATAGAATGGCTCAAGACTATTTGTTAGCTTGTGGTGTTCCTCCAAAGAATATCAATGTATACCATATGCTAAAAGCACCTAGGTATTTAGCTAATCACAATATACCCACTATAGGTGGTTACACATCTGATTTGCAGAGAGACGAGGCTATGACTAAGAACTCTGACTATGATATTGCTTTTATCCGTAAGGGTAGAGAAACCTCTGGAACTGCTCAAAACATTCTAAGGAGATGGACAAAGTAAAAGAAACTGAAAAGGAGAAGTTTGAGAGATTAAGACTACACTTTACTAGTTTATTTTTACAGCATCCCAAAATGTTAGAGATTCTTACTTATAAGGATATTGTAGTTAAAGCTAAGGAGTTTACTAAAGAATATCTGAAGCATGAATAAGTTTATATTCCTAGATATAGATGGGGTTATGAACAGTAACCTTTTCTATTCTGAAAGAACCCAAGATAAGAGATATGATGAATGGATTAAAGACCATCCTCAGCACATAGCTTGGGGTGCTTGCAACATTGACCCAAGAGCAGTAGAGAGGTTAAATAGAATAACGGATGCTACTAAGGCTAAGATTGTAGTTTCCTCTACTTGGAGAAGTGATAGTAATCTCCAAGAGGTATTTACTTTAGTTGGCATTAAAGAGCCTATATATGATGTTACACCTTATATGAGGAGTAGACATAGAGGTTCCGAAATACAGGAGTGGTTGGATAAGCAAACTGAGCCTTATAGGTATGTTATTCTTGACGATGATAGTGATATGTTAGACTGTCAGCTACCTTACTTTATCCAAACTGACTGGTTGAAATGGGGTTTAAGTGATGAAGATGTCGAACAAGCAATACATATTCTAAATGATACAGCCGCTTAGACATATCTATAATGACCCAACCCTAGATAGAGAGTTGCTTCTTCGTAAGTTAACCTCTCTAAGGATTAAGGGTGTAATTAGTATTGAAGAATACGAGTATTTAAAACATTTAATAAGAAAGGAGAACGAAAATGCTCAGAGAGCAAATGGATGCACTTATTAAGCAATCAATGCTTGATAAGAACACAAAGAGAACTGATGTACTAAGAGCTATTAAGAATGAGTTCTTAGTGTTTCAAACAGCTAAAAATGCTAAGCCTTTAGATGATGCAGCTGAGTTTACTATTCTTCGTAAGATGGTTAAGCAAAGACTTGATAGTAGAGACCAATATATTGCAGCAGGAAGGAAAGACCTAGCCGATAATGAATCTAAGGAGATTCTAGTGCTGGAGTCTTTCCTTCCGCGAGAAGCCACGATTGAGGACATCAATAAGGCAATCTATGAAATCTGTACGGAGAAGGGATGGTACATACCGCAGAGTGAAGACACAATCTGTCCAGAAATCCCGAAAAAGTCTATGGGAGAAGCTATTAAGGTGGTCAAGGGAAAGCTTGATAATGTAGATGGTAAATTACTTGCTGATACTATTAAATCATTCCTTGTATGACACTGAAGGAAATAGTAACTCTTCCGAGCGAAGCAAAGTTTGTTCATGCAATAGCTGGAACTCTATATTATAGAATCATAACAGATGATGTGATTGTAGAGTTTCCTATTGACATGAATGATAAGGATGATGTTGGTACTACCACATTTGTAGCTTCCTATAAGCCTATTACATTAATGAGGTATATTAGGAAGGCTATTGATAATGAGAGTATAATAATCATCCACAGATAAGATATGAGTGGTTGTACTATGTGATATTTGACTTTTAAATCAAACTCTAATCTATTTTCATGAAATTCATAAATTGATTTGGTGATGCAGCTTATAATGCTTATATTTGCAGAAATTAAGTGGTTAAACTGTTTAAACGTATTAATTTATGAAAATCGAAGAGAAATTTAGAAAATTCCAGCAAGGTGGTGCTGCACCTCAACCTGGTGCTGAACCAGCAGGCGGAGCACCAGCAGAAGGAGCACCTGCTGAGGGTGGTGCACCTGCTGAAGGGGGACAAGACCCAATGGCACAGATTCTACAAGTAGCTGCACAAGCAGTTCAGACTCAGAATTGTGAGGCTGCAATGGCTGTATGTCAAGCTCTAATGCAAATCGCTCAAGGTGGTGCTGCTCAAGAACAAGCTCCTCAAGAGGAACCAACTTTTGCAAGAAAAGGTGCTAGACTAGTAAGAGTAAGATAATTAGTCAACAAGGTAAGAAGGGGCGTATATTAATTATATGCTCCTTTTTTATTATACATAGTATATGTCACAAGTAATAAGAAAGTACAACTCTGGAGGTCAAACTGACAAACCTAAGCTTCTAAGTATAAAAGGGCTAGGTGACTTTAACCAAGATGACCTAATAAAGAGAGGTTATAGAGATGTGGATGAATATACCTCATCTAAGGGGTTAAAGAATGCTGCTGCAGCTGATTTTAGGAATGCTGTGCAATATATGCTTGAGGGAATGAACAATGGCACTATAACTATGGATGCTATGGGCAACTTTCAAGATGCAACGGGTCAAAAATCAAGTACTGGTGAGTTAGATAGAAAGAAATTCTTGGGTATAAAAACAGGGGTTAAGAATACTGAGAATAATGCCTATGGATTAGCTGCTGATTATCTATACAACATCATTAAGGGAGCACCGCAGTATAAGCAGCCTGAGGTAAAGGCTGAGAAATTTAACACCAATGACTATCTAACTAAGGAGATTTCAAAAAGATGGTATGGAGGAAACAATATAGATTTTGGCAACTGGTTTAAAAATAGGTCAGAGAAAGACCGTAATGCACTCATAGCTGACATCTTTAATAGTGCAGATTATAATAAATTATATCAAGAGCACGATTGGACTGATACTGGTATCAATAGCGTAGAAGACTTAATAGCTCGTGGAAGGGCATTTGGCTCTGCTATTTCTAATAATAAACTAGACAACGATGATTACAACACATTTGCCACACTAGGTGGTAGTGATTTAGATAAATTTATGAAAGCTGCAGTTGAAGCACAGCCAGCACAAGCTCCTGCGGTAGAAGGTCAACAGGGAAGAACTGACAGAGGTTGGTCTAACTCCGAGTATGACAGAACAATTGATGAGAAAGGTCAATATCATATATATAAAAAGGGAACTAACCAGGAAGTTAGTGGGATACTTCCAGGTAACGTGTTTGAGGGGGTAGGTAATAAGTATGCTTTTAATGGAAATATCTATGATGATTCAAACTTACCTGAGCAATATAGACAAGACATTACTAGAGCAAGACAAGCCCAATTAAATGAGTATACTAGACTTACTGACAATAACCCATTTACCAAGATGCTGAGAGGTAGAGGTTATAACTATATTACTAACTTATCTCAATTTGCATCTGGGGCTGGTGATAATATTCTGTACGGGGCATATTCAGACCCATCAGATGTAAGTGGAAAATCAGAGTTTTACTTAAAAAATCCTACTACTGGAGAAGTGCGCAACGGTTCAGTAGAATTTAATAAATCCTTAGGACAATACCAATTTGTTGGTAGCGATGGTAACATTGTGAACCTAGGAACATATAATCCTGCAGGAGCTAGGAGTAACCAAGGGACTAGCTTTATAGACTACAGTGATGTTTCAGAAAGCAATAGAGATAATTTATTCAGTGCATGGATGAATGACTCTGGATTAAACAACCCAGCCAGCGATGCTTATAAAATGGTTCAAAGTACCTTATCTAAGTGGATTTCATCTGGTCAATCTCCTTTTGTGAGTTATAAGGGTCAGTACCAGTGGAAAAGTGGCGATGATGTTATGAATGTTAGAAAGGGACCAGATGGACAGTGGCAATGGAGTTTCAATAAGGGATTTGATAATTCCCAAACCCAAAAGAATGAACGTCTCGAAGCCTTACTTCGCATTCCAATTAACCAAAGAACTAGGGAAATAAATGATGAGATATTAAGACTTCGTGGATACAGAAAAGAAGGTGGAGTAATAACTGCTCAGTTAGGTACTAAATTCACTAAGGTAGAGGATACCCCAAGTGTGACAAGACCTAAAATTAGCGAAGAGCAGGCTAAGAAGAATCAGGCTGCACATCAATCATTCACTGGTAGGTCTAATGCCTCACTAGGTAATGACAAAGATATAACCGATGCTGGTGGAGTTATTAAGACTTCTGATAAAGTTAGATTGGGGGCAGCTATGGCTGACTTAGCTAGTGTTGGACTTGGGTTTGTTCCTGGAGCTAACCTCGCTTCTACAGGCATAGGTGTGGGTTCATCTCTAGCAGAGTTCGGCGCAGATTGGGCTAGTGATGGTTTAGATTTGGGAGACGCTGGTAGACTCGCAATGAACTTGGGAATGGATGCCTTATCTTTAATCCCAGTTGGAAAAACACTGAAAGCTACTAGAGCATTAGGAAAAATAAGAAAGAGTATACCTCTCATTATGACAGCTGTTAACGCTGCTAATTTCCTAGACCCAACACTAAGGGCAGAATATAGTAAAACTCTATCAAAACTTACTAAGGGTGATATAAAGAGTCTTAATACTGGGGACTTCAAGAACCTTTCTGCTATTGCTAGTACAGTATTGATGGGAAAGAACTATGCTCAATCTAAGAAGGGTTGGTGGAACTCCTCAACTACACCTTCTGGTAAAAGGAAAGTTACTGCCATGATTGACGGTAAGCAACAAACACTAGAAGTTGATGATGCTTTCTTCCAGAATACAAAGGGTAAAAACCAGGTAAGTGAACTCAAAGCTAAATTTGCACAACAATATAATAAGGCTAACAATCTTGAGGGGGACAATGCAATAAAACCTGAAAGTGTGTCTATAGATACTAAATATTTCGGACTAAGACCTCAATCTGAGAAGGTTGAAGGAACTAAGAATGCTGGAAATTGGGCAGCTGACACAAAAATAGGCAACTACTGGTTAGGTTATAGAGATGCTTCCCAGCCTAGAGGTAATGCTAATATACCATTCTCAGACGCATGGTTTTACAAGAATGGAATAGTTGGAGGACGAACAAGGGCAGAGAAGAACGATATTAGGAATAGATGGGCTGAAAGTAGAAAAAGAGCTGGAGAAATAAAGAACAAGAGGGACTCTGAAATAGCTCAGAAGGGTGTGGAAGGAGTATCTAATCTAGTTCAAGCTCTTAACTATGCTTCTAAATACAGAACCGCCCCACTCGCACTTCCTGCACCTGGTCAGGCAACTCCATCTAATAGGGTGTTTGTTATGGGGGATGGTAGGCAAAGACAACCTTTAGATAAAACTGACCCCTCTAAACTAAGTAAGCCAGGAACATATCAGGATAGGGCTGTTCACACAGGAGGTACTCCAGTTGAGTCTCCAAATGCTAACGCAGTAAGGACAGTTAGGACTATAAATTCTATTTTAGAACCATTTGTTCCTAAGACTACAAACTTACCAGCTGTTATCCCTGCATCTAGAAATGCTAATAAAGTAGTTGCTTCACAAACTATACAACCTTCACAGAGGTTAGACCAGTTTATTGAAGGACAAATACCAGGGGGAAGGCAGTTTGGTAAACAAAGGGCTAAAACTGAGAGGGAATATAGAGATGTATTCCATCCTGCAGCAGAACGTGAGTATAATGCAGTTTGGGACGAAGCAGTTAGAAATAGGAAGGACTTTGGATATGAAGAAGTTTTCCCTAAGAGAAGTCCTTATGCTCCTCCTACTCCTACAGAGGTGTATGTAGTACCAGAAGGTGCTATGAAAGACCCTAATGCAAGGTATCTTTGGGAACTTATAAACAAGAAACCTAATACTAACCATACTAAGAGGGCAGACTTACCTCATAAGAAGTCAAATAAAAAGAAGAAAACTTCTAAGGATGATAGAGTCACTAAGAAAGCAGAGGGTGGATTAATTCAGTTCCTGCAAGGTGGTGATACAGTAGGAAGAATCAAGGCTAAAGATATGTCTAACTGGAATAGGGCATCTGCTCTGGCTAATTATGACTGGGTAGCTGATATTGATAGGTGGAAAGCTTCACATACTGGACCAGATGATTGGCAATCTTCTTATATACTCTCTTTTAATGGCGGAGAAGATATATATGACCAATTAACTAATAAGACTGGAGATTACTTCGGTGGTAAGTATAATTACTCAGTACAAGACCCGCTAGCTAAACAAAGACAAATTACCTTTAGAGGAACTAATCAAGGCTTTGATGACCTAATTAGAAATGGTATCGTAGGCTATGGTACTACAGAAGGTACAACTGGATTTGACGTATATGCTGGTGATAGAACTGGTAACAGAACACTTGCCCGTGGAATGACTCCCGAAGACGTTGCTCGCTTTAATAAGCAATTAGCAACCAGAGGAATGGAATTATATGACAAAGGTAATGGAACCTATCGACTAAGGGCACTTCAGGAACCGACTCAACACCTAGACGAGGTTGTAGTTACAGCTCCTAAAGTAGCAGCTAGTGATACAACTAACCCATCTGGTATAAAGCGTGTAACAAGTACTCCTAAGAAGAAGCTTAAACTTAATGTAGCTCCAGAGGAAGTATTAGCTTTAGGTAGGATGGTTGGAGGTTTGGCAGCTAACAACAGGGCAGCTAAAGTATATAAGGAAGGACTAAAGCCAACCTTATTAGATACATTTGAAAATACTGTCCCACTTCAAGGTAACTTCCAAGCTAAGACTAATGCAGAGCAACAAGCAGGTAATTTAGAATCTGTAGCCGCAAGACCTAGAACTTCTGATGCTTCACTGCAGTTAGCTGGAGAGTTAGAGGCTAGTGATAGAGCAGGACAAGCTAGATTCCAAGGTGGTCTCCAAGATGCTGAAATGTTCTATAAAACTAGGATGTTAGGACAACAAGAATCTGATGCTGCTAAGGCAAGAAGAGTAGAGGTTGCTAACAGGAATAGAGCTTCAATGAATGCTATAGATGCAGCTAAGAAGCAGATTAATGCTGGAAGGATAACTGCTAATTATCAGCAAGTTATTGCTCCTTATTTAGCTGGTGTAGAGAATAGATTCAGACAAGCTAGAGGTATGAAGAATCAGTTAGCTTTAGAGTCCTATCTAAACAGAGTTGGTTCGGAATACGATACTGAATTAGCTAAGATTGGAGAGACTTACAAGAATGACCCAGTGGGGGCACAAAGAGAAATATCTAAATTACGCTCCAAGTATCAGTCAGATGCACTGAAGGAAAGAACATCACTGATAGATACTCCCTGGTTAGTTAGATTTAGTGGAAAGGGTTCTAAGCTGTCCTATGCTGAAAAAGCTATGCTTCAAAGGGCTAAGGATTTCAATAAGAGACTATCAGATGATAATAAACAATTTCATAAAGATATAATGGAATCTAAGAGGGAGCATAACAAGATGATTGCAAATATGTCTGCTCTCACTGCTGCACTTATAAAGAAAGGAATGCAACTATGAAATTAATTGATAAGCTACAACAAGGCGGGGGTATGCCCGCCTTTGTTAGCTACACTAATGTACCCCAACCTCAAGTAGCTGCTCCCTATTCACCTGCAACAACTAGTAAGGAGGAATCAGACGGTTCTGTTGGGCTACTAGACAAGAATATGGTAAAATTTTTATATGAGAATGGTATACCTAGTGATGTTGAAGCATTTATAGAAACTTCAGGTATATTCTCGGATAATATATATAAAAACCCCTTTAAGAAGGAAGATGCCACCGTCCAATATAAGACAATATTGAAAATGCTTCCTAGAATAAAGGCAGAAAATGAAAGATTTAAAAGTGCTATGACACAGGCGGACAAAAATGGTGGACTTGGAGAAATTGCAGTGACCGACGGTGGTCATGTAATTACGGTTAATGCCGAAGGTAAGTTACAGAAGAAGTCATTAAATGATGTAGACCTCAATTCTGAACAAATATTAACTAATTCTGAGTTAGCTAACTATCGTGCCAACAGTATTAGTGCAGCCTTTAATACTGACCTAACAAGTATTATAAATAATGCTATAGGTGTCCCTAAAATCACCGAGTATATACAGTCAGTAATTAATAAGCTGGGAACTACCTCTATGTCCAGAGAGGGGTATGTAGGTCAGCAATCTGGAAAAATATTGAAAGGTATAGAGTACCTAACTGCTTTGCAGCCAAGTAGGGAAGACCTATCTGGAATGTCAGTAGATGGTCTTTATAAGATGTCTAGCTTAGACAAGTCCCAGCAGGCTCAAGCCAATCAAGCATTAGGCTACTTGTTAGCTTCCTTGCCAAGAAATATGAGGACGGTTTTACAAGCTAAGGCAGCTATGTACTTAGGAGATAATTCTGGAGAAGGGGTTAAGAAGTTGTTGATGTCCTTAACTCAATCAGCATTGAGTGGGGAACATACTATAAAACTAGACCTACAAGAGAAAATGGATGCTAAGGGGAATACCAAATCATCTGGTAGTAAGGATAACAATATTACAGACCCTGCTAAAGCATTCCTACTAGGATTGGGTGAGATTAAGAACCATAAGATTAACAATGGAAATTCTTATAGTTTGAATCTTCCTGGTAATAGTGCCCCAATGGTCGACACATCTGGTAAGACTATAGGAAGTGCTACGTTAGAGGATGCTGCAAGGAGTACATTCTCTGGAGTATTAGATTTTAAGAATGCTACAATGGGAGGACAGTTATTAAACTCTTCACAAAGGAGTAGAGTAGCTATAGATGGCTCAAATGTGGTGGCTGTAGACCTACCTATTGACGTAGAGGCATTACAGTCTGGGGTTCTTAAACCTGATATAGATTCTTTAAAGAGATTAGAATTAGCTGAAAATGAGATTAGAGAGGGAGATATAAAGGACGAAGCTCAGAAAAATGAGATTTATGCTAAGTATAAATTGCCTTACAAATATGTAAATGGTCAAATTAATACTTCTGCTTACGGAAGATTTGCTATATTAGACGCATCAGCTGATGAATCTGCATTTGCAGAAGACCCAACAATGGACGATACACTTAGTGAGGTTACTGACATTAATGAAAGAGAAAGTATAGAAAGAATACTAAAAGCTGCTGATGCATCATTTAAGATGAGTCAGCCAGGTCTATTCTCTAGTGGTAACAATGTATATTCTGGTTCAGTTTATATTCCTGTAAGACAGAATCTTATTAATGCCTCTCTTGGCTCTGGTCATTATCCAACAATGCAGGGTAATGATGCTATGGATATAGAAGCTAAGGAGCAGCAAAAGCAAAAGTTACAAACCTATGTGCCAAGTCCTTCTCTATCTACACTATAAAATCTAGTAATATGACAAATTCAAAGGAAAATGATTGGCTGTTGAATAGAGTATCTAATCCTACCTTTTCTATCTCTGATTTTAAGGCAGTAGGATTAGATGCCACAAACACTTCATTAGAAGATGCAAGTGTTTATAAGAACATTCCACAAATTCAAGATAATCCTGCATTTCAAACTGATGGCAAATTTGATGAAGCCAAGTTTGATAATATATATAAATACATGGCTGAGACTTACAACCAGTTGGCTGATGAGTCATATCAGGAGGATATTGTAAGCCAAGCTACGTTCCATAGAGATAATATCTTTGCAGAACCTGAACAAAGAAGGAAAGGTCCAGATATTTATCTGTCTAGGGAGGCTAACCCTCTTAGACAAAAGAGGGGAGTTAGAAGGTTGAACTTGTTGGACGCTCCAACTATGTCAGCGGATGAAGTTGCCCAGACCCAAAAAGTATTGGCTAATCCTATAGGAGCATCCAACGGTGCTAGCCCAGTGTGGCATGATTCTCCGAACGATTCATTCTGGACTGATTTCTGGGATACTAGGGTCATGGCACAATGGGATGAAGATGGAGAACACGTAGACCCAATATCTAAAGAGCTAGTTAAACACAAGAAGGGCGAATTAAAGCTAAATGAAAATGGAACCTATTATTATGAGAATTTAGACGGACGTGATGTTTATGGAAGAAGAGTTTTATCTAAGCTAAATACCCTAACTACTGACGGGTCTGCAATTAATAAATATGACTTCTTTGATTCAGACGGAATTGATAAAAGTGTTGCTGGCTCTCTAGCTAGGAATGCAATTTCAATCCTTCCTATGTTTATTCCTGGCATTAGTCCCTGGTATATAGGTGCAGGAATTGCCTTAGAAACAACTAAGGTTCTAGCTACTCTAGGTAAAGTGTTTTCTGGAAGTGACAATAAGTTCCTTTCATCTGTAGAGGGATTTACTAAGTCCTTAGAGCCTACAACCTCTGAATATGGTCAAAGTAATGCCTGGTCTATGGAGAACTTTATTAACCTGGCTGGAGATGTATTTAAGCAGCTATATGAACAGAGGTGGATATTTAAATATGCCCCAGCTATAGTAAAAGGTAATCTAATGGATGAAGCTGGAATAGCTAAGAAAGAATTAGAGTTCCAGAAAAAATGGGCTACATTGCAGGATTACACTAAACTGTCTCAAAAGGATATAGCTAAACTAGGTCGACAATTAGAAGAGCTTAAAGCTGTTACAGCATTAAAGGCTCAGAATGATTTAGAGAACTATATGAAGGGCTATAACAAGATAGGAGAAATTCTATCTAAGGCATATATGACCAGCATTACAGTTCAAGATGCCTATGGTGAAGCTAAGGAGCAGGGTGCTACTGACATGGAAGCAGCACTACTTACACTAGGATACGCTGCGGGTGAATATGCTATTATTAATAGTAAGCTAGGAGAATGGATACTTCCAGAACTTAGGATGGATAAAGAGCAGATGAAGCAGGTGGTTAAAACTTTAACAGAAGGTTCTAGAAAAACTATTGATAATGCTTCTAAGGTTCAGAAAACTGAATGGATGAAGAAAATATTTAAGCTAGGTAAGGATGTTGCCCAAGCTAATTATTCAATAGGAAAGAGTGGACTAAAGGCTACTGCTGCAAATGCTCTTGGTGAAGGTATAGAAGAAGTATCTGAGGAAGTATTGTATGATTTTGCTAAATCTGTTACCAATCTCGGTATGTGGTTAGCTGGTAGTGATACTCCTCCTTTACAAGCATGGGATAATATGCTAGACAGATATGGTATGTCCTTTGTCGGAGGTATGCTAGGTGGTGCTATGTTTGATGCCTTACCTAATCTTAGGGCAGCTAGGCAGCTTGGAAGTATGGATAGCAAACAAGCTATGCAACAACTTGTTTATATGGCTAGAAATGGTAAAATGAATGATTTCTTAAAGCTGGTAAACAAGATGGAGCTTGGAAACAAGTACTTATCTGCCACTAAACTTGTAGATGGCGTAGATGGTAAGAAAATATGGGCACAGGGCACAGACTCTGACAATCAAGACCTTGCTGCTAAATCTGAGGTTAGGAGAATAGCTAAATTTGTTACTGATACATTAGCTGCACAAGGCGCTACTATTAGTGATGATGCCTTCTTCGACACACAAACACTTAATGACCTTAGGTTTTCTGCACTAAGAAATAGTAGTGTAGCTGCTAGTTACCTACAGGATTATAATAGCGTTTGTGAGAAGATTGTAACCTTGACCAATCAGCTTAACTCTCTTGGGGGAACTCAGGAAAGAATGGAAAATGGAGGTCCCACAGATGCACAAGTAAAAGAAAATGGTGATGAAGCAACTAAGGCTGAGAGAAGCAGACTAGAAGGGGAACTTAAGGCAGCTATTGAGAGAAAAGAAGCATATATGAAAGGAGAACTAGCTCCTCAGCTTATATATGAGTCTTTATTCGAGATGTCTACCGCTGTTAGTAGTGCGTATCTATCTCCAACTCTTATACAGTATGCTGAAAATAAAACTGGTAAGAAGGTAACAGATATTCCGAAAAACGAGTTAGAGGAAATATCTAAGGAGTACGAGGGATGGAAGAACTCTGGATTTAAAGATGCAGTACGTACTGCAGCTTCTATCCATAAGTCTATAGCTAAAGTGGTTGCCCCACTGTTTCAAAATCATAGCTTAAAATACTATGAAAGTTTTGATGAAAATCTGCACTCTACATTAAGTGTCTTACAATCAGGATTGAATGAGTATGTTAATAGGCTTAACGAGACTAAAGACTCAGAGTCATTCTCAGAAGAGATGTCTCAGTTCAATGTACATTCATCAATGGGTATTATAAGCCCATTATTAGCTACTTTTGGAACTGAATCTGAGAAGTCTACGTTCACCGATATTATAAATACTCCAATAACTGAGGATTATACAGCAGAGGTACAAGCGGAGCAGTATAACAAGTTGGTAGGTAAGTTCTTAGTGTCTCACATAGAGGCTATTACTAAGCCTATTATAAATCAAGGTTACATTAACCCAGAACTGAAGAGAGTACTGAGCAGCACCCTAAATTCAGCATATTGGTACTTTATTAATCAGGCTGAATACTATGGGGATGAGAACAGTTATATAGATGCAACCAAGATGGAAGCAGCTAAAGCTCAAATTGATAAGTTGAAGCATTCAAATATCATTGAACTTTTAGACCAATTCTCTTTAAGTACTACCGACTCAGATGTTAAGGTGTCAAGTATTCTTGAAGAAACAGATGCTTCTTTAAAGGAGCATATGGAAGACCTATCTAACTTTAACTTAAATAATGAGAGGTTAGACCAAATTGCTGAAGCTCTCTCAGTGATTAACATATTTAAAGCTCAGCTACTTAGTGCTAGAGTTGACAATGCTGATTTATCTAATCTTTATGGTATGAATGTTACTATAAATGAGTTAGATTCTGAGGCTAACCTTGCTGAACTGCAATCAAATGTAGCTGACGCAATGATGCAAGATTTGGAAGGTATTGAACTACGTCTTAAAACATTCCAAAAAATTATTGCTGCTAACAACGCTCAGAAATTAGGGGAACAAACTAGAACTGCTAACAATAAGAATATACTTATCTATGATAGGATAAAAAGATTTATTCTTAGCATCCCCAATGACTGGTCTGGAAGGGCTGAGTTTGAGAGTGTAGTGAGTAGTCTAAGTAAATTAGAGGAAATATCTGCTGCTAAGAAGGTTAATCTTAATAAGGAGGAGAGGTTCCAAGTTGAATCAGAAATAGTTAAGTTAGATGATGCCATATATGATTTCTTTAAAGCTAATAGCGATAAAGTAAAAAATCCAGAAGCTCTGTCTAAGCTTATTAGTGTTGACAACTTTGGACTTATAACCCTAAATGATAGTATAGAATCTCTAAACTCTAAGTCTACTAGTATAGATGATAATGCTATAGTTTGGTACATCGCCTCTAGAGCTGCAGTTCGAGCTTCTGATTTCTATGAAGAATACAGGTCTATTATCAGTGATAAGATTGCACCTATTCCAACTCAGGAATTGGCTACTTATTTGGGATATGCATCTATACTTAATGGAGGTGTGATAGAGAACTTCTGTGATGCTGTAAATACCTCCCTAAAGAACCACGCGGATTCTATGACTAATTCTGAGTGGGAGTCTAAGTATGGTAGAGGTATACCAAGAGAAGGTATATTAGATTCTTTAGTATCTCCAAGATTTGCTAGGGTTGCATTCATTGAGGGTATTCCTGGCAGTGGAAAGACTACTGGAGTATTTAATAATCTTATAGTATTATTAAAGAAATATCATCCAGAAGTTCTTAAGAATGTTTGGATAGTTCATGCTACTGAAGATAGTGCTAAAGACCTTGCGAAGAACCTAGGTCTTGATACAGCAACAACTTTGGACAGGGAGCATTATATGAGAAAAATATCTCAAGAGTGGAAGGATTTCAAAGATTATCCGCAAAAGTCATCTAAAGAGGTAGACCCAACTTGGGAAGAAGACATTATGGTATCTATAGTTGACGATGATATATACTTCGATGATAACAATATCACAAGGTCAAACTTCAAAATTAATGAGATTTCTGAAGCACCTTCCCTAATCCTTATTGATGAAGTATCAAGACATACAGTTGTCGATATGGACTTAACCAATAGGTTCTCACAGAAGTATGGTACTCCAGTGGTTGCAGCGGGAGACTTTGACCAAAGTAAAGCTATTGGTAGACACCTGATTAACTTCAAGGGAACAAATGTTAAGAATACCATACAACTAGCGCGTCGAAACTTTGTGAGATGTCCTAAGCTGGGAGTATCAATGAGAGCCAACAATCAGCAAGTAACAGTCAATCTTAACAATCTTAAGAGTATTCTGTCAGACCTAAGAAGCAATAATTATGGCTCTGACATAACGATGCATTACTACCAAGACAATTCTGGACTATTTGGAACCAAAGTCTATAATAGTAAAGACGTAAATGGTTCTGTACCATATAGCATAGAATTAGTTAAGGCTGATATTGACCTTATGATTAGTAGTATGAATCCTGACGAAAAGATAGGGTTTATCTATTATGATACTGATACTGAAATATATAAGTTACTTTCAAGTGCTACTTATAAGGATAGAATAGACTTTAAGCAAGGTAACTCTTCGCAGGGTCTTGAAGGTAAGTATTATATAATTGATGATTCTGCTGGTTTGGAAAACGAAGAGTACTGGGACGACCTTTATACTGGTATCTCTAGAGCTATACAGGGAAGTATCGTTCTACATACTAAGGACAACTATAGAACC